GTGTTGGCGCAGGCTGAGGGGTATGGGTTGAGTATCCGAGAGTATGTTGAGATGCTGGTGTTGAGAGATGTCGGTAAGTGAGGTGGGCGCAGGCCTACAGATCATCAATTTTAAATGTGACAAGGACTCTCCATCTATTGAAGAGTTGATGCACGATATTAAAACACCGACGTCACTCAAGTATGGTACAAAATTTTGGGATTCGGATATTCTTCGTTTAATTGATTCTTCGTTGATTAGGTTTTGTGAAGCATGGGGCAAGCCGTACGGTTTTATTCAGGAGCAGGATGGGGCAATCGTCCAGAATCTTTTTCCGATAAAGAAAAATGAGAGTGAACAAATTTCTTCGTCATCTTTAGCCACACTAGAGATGCATACGGAGACCGCTTTTCATCCTTGGCGCCCACAGTACGTAGTTCTTCTTTGTGTCCGTGGAGATAAGCGCGCTGAAACAACTTATGCAATTCTTGATGAAATTTTACATGATTTAAATCAGGAAACTATTGATATTTTGCATCAACCAATATTCACAACGACATTGGATAAGAGTTTTCAAAATTCAAACCAAAAAGACTCCATAATGAAAACTGCAATATTTTACAACAATGGCACATCGATTTCTTATGATCGCGTTCTTATGAATGGGCTAAATAAAGATGCTGATCATGCGCTAAAAGTTCTTTCTTCCGCAATAGAAAGTTGTAAGCAGACTTTCGTGCTATCTACTGGTGATGTTGCCATCATTGAAAATTGGAAAGTCGTTCATGGGAGAACGCCATTTGTTCCGAATTATGACGGCAATGATAGATGGGTAAAAAGAGTAATGGTCAGGCGATCCATGCCCCATCAACATGATATTTATCAGATTCCCGACAAGGAACATTATATTGTTAAGACAACTTTTTAGTTTTTTACCAAAAACCCGTTTGGATTTTCTATAAAGTTCTCGCCAAACATATCGCAAGCATATGTGTTTATAGAATAACTATCACCTATGTGATTTAAAATTCCATCATGTGTATCTTTATTCAGGGTATGGCAACAGATGAAGTGATCTCCCTTTTTCAAATATGGGTCAATCGCTTCCAGCAACTCAATTGTGTTAATTCCGACATCGTCAATAATGAATTTTGGTCCTTCAAGATTTGCGATCATGTCGTGATTGACTTTTAAGTAATTTTTGATGTCAAAAATATCAAGTTGAACCAACTCAACATCATCAATTGGTTCCTGAATAACATTTCTCGAAAAATCAATGTCGTATGAAATGATTTTTATGTCATGTTTAATAATTTTGGCGATGTCACTCATGTACTCAGATAAACCACCATCAAAAGTACCAAATTCCATTACGTATAAAGGACGTTCGTGATCAATCAACACACGCATTGCATTTAAAAACATTGGTTCGTGCATGATCTGTCTATTTTTATATTTATTACCACCAACGCGTCCGTAGTTCATTAACACGGCAGTATCAGAATCTGTGTAGACGCCAGAAAACTTGCGTTCACTTGATGGTTTTAAGTGTTTTTCCAACATCATTCAATTATACTTCGTCTACATTGCTGTCACATTACAAAAGGGATTTACATATGACGATTATTACTCTTGAACCATGGGAATACGTACATGCATGCAATGTTGGCATAGCCAGGTTTGCGGCAAATTGGGGAAAACAGGATGCCCCTCATTATAAAAAGGAATTAATGGAAGATGATAGGACCGCAACGGTTGCGGCTGCAATTTGTGAACTTGCGGTAGCCAAAGCAACTAACCGTTTTTGGAGTGCGCATGTGTGGCCAGAAAAAGACCACAATAAATATCGTAACGTTCCTGATGTCGGCAGAAACATAGAAGTGAGGCGTGTTCGCAAAGGGAATACTGTCGCCGTACGGAAACACCAACTTGGTAAAGGCTTAATCCTTTTCGCTGCTCAACCAGAAGCACCAGAATTTATTAATGTCGACATCTGGGGATGGCTGGACCACGACTTCGCGTGGGAACTAGCAGAACCAGCACATTACGCTCCAGAAACAACTAGACTCCTCAACAGGGAGTACTTAAAAACGGAACTTCCATAGGAGGCAACATGGAACTTACAGAAGAACAATCAAGACGGTTTTGGGCAAAAGTAAATAAAGAAACGGATAACGGATGCTGGGAATGGACGGCGGCCATCAGAAAGGGTGGGTACGGTATCTTTCGCCCAACAGGGAAAACATTTATTTCCGCACATAGAATGAGTTACATTATTTCAAATGGAGAAATACCTAGTGGTTCATTAATTTGTCACTCATGTAATAATCCTTCATGTGTTAATCCATTACATCTTTATTCTGGAACGCAATTTAACAATATGAGACAAGCATTTAATGAAGGACGATTAAGGGTAAATAAACTTATGAATAAAAACAGTATAAATACTGAATTTAATCAGGACGAAGCATGAAACTTGCAGAAGAACAACTAAAAAAGTTTTGGACCAAGGTAGATAAAAAAGGGGATAATGAATGTTGGGAATGGGTGGCGGCAAAAAACAGCAAGGGCTATGGGCAGTTCGGTATAAGTGGAGTTTCTAAATCAACACACCGAATCAGTTACACGATCCATAATGGACATATCCCAGACGGACTGTTTGTTTGCCATACATGCAATAACCCACCTTGCGTGAATCCGAATCATCTTTATGCTGGTAGTAATAAAGAAAATATGCAACAAGCATCAAATGAGAAACGACTTGCCCAACAGCAAAAAACACATTGTAAATCAGGACACGAATTTACTACAGAAAACACGGCTCTTTATAAACAAAGGAAACGTGGAGATGCTCTAACTAGGGTGTGTAAAACATGCAAAAAAATAAACGATAAAAGAAGAGTCAATACACCCAAAAAACAAAAATATAATGCTGAGTATTGGAAACAACACAAAGGCATACCAGTAAGTGAAAGAAAAGAATGACTAAGGCTCTATGAAAATACATTCCCCAGGACACTCTTCGGCAGACTCAATCACGTCATCTATTCTGTCGTCTGAGAAAGAAGCCAGGCCAGCGGAACCCCCTAAATTGCCCGCTGCTGCCGCATAAATCTTTCCGCTCTCTTGCACATAGGCAAGACCATCCGACATCATTACGAATACATCTGGGGCTATCTCCGCGCATAAACCGTCCCCGGTACATAAATCTTGGTCAATCCAAACTTTCATTTACAGGCTCCGTATTCTGCATTACGCATTAAACGCTTTAGTAAATCCTTCAGGACAAGTTTTTTTGCATATCAAATCTGCAATAACAGGTGCAAATGCCGCTCCGATTGCAATACCAACACCCGCTGGCGTTGCCCAGAGCGCTGCTGAATCCAAACTTTTAGCCAAACAATTTGAAATTATGTTGTTCAGTAGTGTGTGGTCAATGCTTTCACCAACATATGGGATTAGCAAGAATGTCTCTGTTATAATCTTGCTCATTCCTGCTACGACTGTCGCTTTGAGTGCCATGTCCGTAACATAAAGAACTGGCTGTGCCATTATCGACAAAGCGGATGACGTTGCCGCACCTTCAGGTTGTGCTGGCGTAAAGAAGGCAACAACCCCGGCTGAGACTGCTGCAGTCACCGCTATGTTACAAGCGTTTTCATCTACCCAATTGTATGCGTCTACTACACCATCTTTTACTACTTCATAACCTTCTTTTATGTTAGAGCCTATTAAATCTATTATGGGTGTAAGTACTGGTACTACTTCTTCATCCCACTCCTTAGAAATCATATCTTCCCACGTATGATTCTCTTCAGGATGAGCGTGGATGTACTTTCTGGCATTTTCGGTAAGTAGGTGATAGCCACAGTCCGAACCTGGCCATTCACCGCCCCAACCGTAAGACCGTACTTCATAGGGGTCACAGTCTGAGCAATGAAAAACAACTCCGATACCTTTTTGTGCTGCCATTTTATTTTCCTTCAGTAAGTAAGTCTTGGTCAACCCAAACTTTTATTTGGTTTTGAATTCAGTCCATGTCTTATCGCCAACACCGAAGTATTCGCGTGCATATCCTGCGCCAACGATGTCTTTGTTGAGGCATGCGGTTGTTGGTGATTCGATGTCGCCCGATGAGTAAAGTTCGGCAAGTACACGACCGTACTTTTCGTTCTTATCAACGATGGTTTTGATGAAAACCGTCTCGTGGTTGTGTAGCCAATCTTTCGTGAATTCTTTGGCTTTGAGACCCATTTGTTTTTCGGCTGCGTCTTTTGTGCGTGATTCAGGTGTGTTAATTCCGTATAGGCGTACACGGATTTTGTGGTGGACGCTAAAACCAAGGTCGACCATCAGGTCAACGGTGTCACCGTCTACGACTCCTAGAACTTTTCCTGTGTACCAGTATGGATTGATCATGTTATCTATTGGGCCTTGGTCGTCGGGCTGGTGCCATTGGTCCCGTCGTAATCCGCCCCATCCGAGGTCGTGGGGATGGTGCTTTTGGTCTTCCTGGGTTCCCTGGACTACGAATAGGGCGGGTGAGATTACTATTTACGTCTCGTCCTTCTGCCTCACTCGCTCGCTCACGACTATCCATTGTTCCACTGGTTGTGTTGTATGCCTTACGCGGTTTATTGATGCGGATTGCTTCAATCTCATGAAGTCTTTGCGCAGCCGTATTCGACGCTGGTATTGAATTGAACTTACCTAGATGTTGTCCAGTTCTTTTATAGTGATCCCGAGCACTTTGTTCACCCTTGGGGCCGCTCCAATTTTCTCCACGAGGACCAATTGTTGGAATGAGGACTTCTTTTCCGTTGTCAGTAATTCCCATGCTTCGAACAGTGCCATAATCTCCACCTGGGAGTTTTACAGCACGGCGCTTTGATGTGTCAATGTTGCCAGGTTCGATCATTCCGTCATCTGAATTGCCGGCTTTTCCATCATATGGATGATTACCACTTTCATTAACTAGAAAGTACTTATCTCTTGAATATGAGGAAGGGCTTGGTCCACCTGGCATTAGGGAGCGTGAATGTTTACGCCCACCAGAATAAACGCGCTGCGTTGTTCTCCCACTGGCCGTCATCGTTCCTGTTTCTCCGACACGACCGCGATTTGTTCCACCCGGCGAACCAGTAAACGAACCATTTGGCATCGGGGGTCTAATTCCACCGTGCGAGCGACCTGGCATATCTGCTGACTTCATAGATAATTCAAATTGCTCAAAAGATTTCTGACCCTTGGATTCTTCTTTACTGTTTCTATATCGATCTAGGAGTCGGCGTCCTTTTGCTGCAAGTTTTGCTGCGTCTTCCAAGTTTCGTGGTACGGGTTCGCCCCACGCCCGCGCTGATAACGCGAGACGAGTCGGTCTTCCTTTCGGATCAACCATTGGTCCAGTCGGATTCGTAAAGAACCTGACCAAGAAAGAACCCTTGCGACGCATTTTGGTTGGCGTATCTGCCGCACCTTTAACACCTGGTTTAAGATTCGCACCTTCTGTCTCCTTGAAATGTTTACGACCAGCAGCGGTTAACCCGCCGTCGGGGTCACGTAATGATTGTTCTGCACCTTTGATTAATAGATGTCCATCTAGTTCTTTTTTCTTTTTTTTCTTCCTACGACGACCAGTGACGGCTCTAAGGATGAAGCCACCAGTGGTATCAAATAGCCATTTAGTGTCGTTGATTATCTCATTAGAAACTGCTCTACGCTCGCGCGTATCTGCCGAACCAGAAAAAGCAGCCTTCTCTTCTTCGTCAGATGAATCTTCTTCATCCTCATCAGACCCGTCGTCATACAACTCTTCAGTTGGCATGACAACCATTTTCCCATCTTCGTCGATAATGTAATCGTCAGGAAGATCGTCGTATTCTACGGTACGAAGTTTTTTTACTTCCCAATTATCAACGTAATCATTAGACATGATCCGTCATCACCAGAGGCGTCGACCAAAAAACTTAGGTCCTGTTTGGTTGTTGTCTTGGCGTCCTGATAAAGAGCCCGCCAACGAGTTCGGACGAGACATTGAATCTGCGCTTCCAGTTCTACCAGGAGCGACTGTACGTGGCTTATTATTATTCATGTTTGGTGAAGCCCCACCGGGTGCTCGATTGCCTGGTCTATTTGGCATTGTCGTGTTGGGTCTTTTGTTCGGGCCAGGGTTTCCTGGATTGAGTCCTCTACCGCCGCCTACTGGAGTATTGGGACGGGCACCTGGGCCACGAATCGGTCGCGGCTTACTGATTCCATTACCACCATACAAATCAGCGGTAGCCTTTCCCATTGATTGAGTATCAGAATAAAATTTTTGGATACGTCCCTTGCCTTTATCTTTATCACCAAAATATTGTCCTGCTGCACGTAAACCAGCAGCCTGCTCATCAGTCATACCCTTGGAATCTTCATCGGGCGGAATCGCCATCTCATCCTCATCATCCCAATACATTTCTTCATCAGAAGCCTTGCCGTAGGTGAATCTGGAACCACTCGTAAATCCACCAATACGTGCGGCAGCCGTATCGGCACTACCTGTTCTGCTCTGAGTATTTGGCTTATTCATCATTGCTGGTCTACTAGCGCCACGCTTTGGCCCTTCGCTTCCAAATTTCTGAAGTGCTGCTGATCGACGCACTGCTCCACGTGATGCCATAGTATCCGCAGAGCCAAATGTGCTACCGCCGACATTGCGGCCACTGAAGTAGTTGCCTGCTTCACGTAAACCAGCAGCCTGCGCATCAGTCATACCCTTGAAATCGATGTACTCGTCGTACTCGTCGTAGCCTTGATCGTAGGACTTTTGATACAAGTAATTTTCGTACTCGTCGTACTCGTCGTACTCGTCGTAGCCTTGATCGTAGGACTTTCCTGCAAATGAACGTACACTAGGATTGATTCTTTCGCGAGGACCACCAGCACCAGGCGAACCACTAAATGTCTTCGGCTTACCAAACTTTCCAAAACCTTGTGATGGCTTCTTTTGACTAGGTACTGCCTGAAATAATGCTAATGGTCTTTGTCGTGGTGGGTCACTGCGATCAATGCGTGGGTTAACGCTATTTAATTTCCCAGGCTTTGGCTGAGGACCTTTTCTATCAGCACCTGGCAAGGAACTACCATCACCAATGACGTCTCTGCCGAACTTACTGACGCGCCCACGACCGCGAGCGGCCTGCTGTTGAGCGTTTGCGCGAGGGTCGCCAGAGCGGCCACTAAAGTAATCTCCCGCAGTAGCCAAACTTCTTTGTTGATTTACTTTTGGTCCAGGATTACCCGATCCACGAGTTGGTCTTGGTTTTGGCGCCCCTGGGTTCCCTGGACCACGAGTAGGACGAGGCTGTGCTCCGCCAGTAGGACCATACGTTGTTGAACGCTTCTGACGCTCAGCAGCAGCAGTAGGTGAACCTGCAGCACGCGAACGTGTTTGACGCTCAGCAGCAGCAGTAGGTGAACCAGTGTTCTTGGTTACGCGCGCAGCATACTGTGGCTTATTGGTGCTCCTATTATCTCCTATAGGTGCACCAGATGCCGGACCAGCAGCGTTAATGACAACTTTGCCAACATATTTTTTCAAACCTGCTTGACGACGTTCGGCAGTGCCGGCCTGTCCTGGGCCACTCACATCTCTGGCATTGAGATGATCACCGAACTGTCTAAAACTGCGATTTTTGGAAGCATTGGAAGCACCAGAACGAGCATCAGGAGAAGGACCAGAAGACCTGGTTGTGGGTTTTGGTGCTCCTGGATTCCCGGTTCCGCGAACAGGCCTTCTTGAGGGTGAAGGGTCATCAATTGGCAACTTCTTCATATCGAAGTCGTACTCGTACTCGTAATATGCTTCTTCATCCCATGCGGACTTGGCGCCGTCGTTAAATCCAGAAGTTGCTCCAGAGATTAGTTGAGCGTTATTGTCGCTACCCCAGTCCCTTGGCTTCTTTTTCTTAGGGCTGTAGCCCTGCGTGGGTAGTGGGGCCTGTGCAATATTTTTTGGTCTTGCCGGTGGTCCGGTATTTATGGCAGTCGCTCTCGAACCGACGCCTGTGCGAGGACTGGGATTAGTCCAGGACCTATTTCTCATAAGATCAGTCATTCTGCTATTAGCAACGTTTCTTCGTCCAGAATCACCGATATCCATATTTCCAACAGAGGTCGGATGAACATTCGTACCACTAGGCGACCTACCGCTGGCCCAATTCATGAACTGCTGACCGCGTTGACGATCCGAAGCATCACGAGGACTACCAGCACCGCTAGGCCTCATCATGGCCTTATCATCTTCATCGTCGCCTACATACTCTTCGTCATAAAGCATGTCCTCTTCAGGCTCGTCGTCTTCTTCACCTTCGTCATAAACGGGCATGCGACTACGCTTGGATGGATTAAGACTCGACCCACGACGATTGGGAACAACTATAGAAGAGGTTTTTTCTTCAATTGCTAAGAGTTCTAAATAAGTATCCTCCATGGACTTCTCTTCAATTGCTAAGAGTTCCGAATACATATCCTCAAGAGACTTCTCTTCCATATTATTTTCCTTTTCTTCAGTAATTGGACCACCGACGATCCAAGCATCACAAGTACGAGATGAAGCACACTTAAAATCAAAAGACTCACAGTAACCAAGATCACCAGCATTGATGACATCCCAAGCAGCATTGCCTGACTCGTTACCTAGACCTTCATCAATACAACCAAGCATTTTCTTTGTTTTAATAAAAGCAGCGCAGTTGCCACATTTTTGACCACGTGCATCATCTGCGGTAACATTCCAACGTTCTGCCTTGGCATCCCAAAATTCATTATTTGGTTTCGTTGGATTGAGTGGACCGTATCCAGCAGTATCAATCGCATTTTGGCGGTTCTTTAAGTTGACACCGATATCCCTAGTAGCAATAGGGCAAGAATCATCAACCTTGACGCTGATGTCATCCCAATGTGAATTGCTCATGGATCACCTTATTCCTGATCAAACTTAGTTCTAAGAATTTGTTGTTTTTTCTTTTTCTTAGGCTGTACTTCATTGAAGATAATTTCTTCAATGTCGTCCGCTGAACCTTTAAAATTTTTAGTAATTCTTTCGATGTCTTCCCAATCGAATTCATCGTCATCATCAAAATAATTTTGCTTTCCCATAACACTTCTTATTATCTCACATGTCTTATAGTTATAAATGAATAACCCCCCAGCAACAACGTGTCACTGAGGGGCTATTTCATTTTGAGCACCAAGGAGTGCTAGTAGTTATCAGGCAGGAGCGGTGTCGAAGTTGATCTTGACGAATGCTTCTGGACGCTTAACTGCGAGAGCCAAACGCTGTTCGGCCAACACCACAATGGCGTTACGGACGAAGAAGTCGCTGTGCTGTTCGCTGATGCGGATGCTGGCCTGCTCACGGTCGTACAACTGTGCGCCGGTACCGAATGCACCGACAAGAGCGGTACCTTCTGCAATGGCTGGAGTTTCGACGACAGGAATGCGCCACAACTTAGGCTCGCCACCAAGGGCGACTGACACAGCAACGAGGTACTGGCCATTCTGATCCTTGGCGAGTTCGATGTCTTCCCAGTCGTTCGGGTGGAGAACCACGCCGGTCGGCTCGTAGTAGGCAAGGAATGCGAGTGTTGCGGCACGGCGGATTGCATCTGCCTTGCTGTCAGCCACAGGAGCGGTAGCACCAGATGACCAATCATATTCCTGGATGCCTGCAGTGGTAAGAACACCCTGAAGGTTTTCACCAGTTCCGTCACCAGCAAGAATTTGTGCATCTTCCTGCAAACGGAGACCGTACATCAATTCGTTGTCGATGATCGAGCGCAATTGCGGTTCGTCAGCGAGAACGTTGCGGTGTGCGGCTTCCCAGTGAGCGATTGTGCGGACCGGAGCCTGCTCGCCTACGAAGGTGAATGACGATTGCGGCTTAACACCAAAGTTGGTGTTGTCGTTATTACGCTGTGCAACTGTAGCAGCGTTGTTGGCGAAGCCGGTCATACGGAAGTATTCAATAACTTGAGCGGTTGTAGTACGAACCGGGAATAGGTCACGAACACGCTTGGTGCGCATCGGAGGGACAACGATAGGGTCACGTTGAACTGCACCAAAGGTACCGGGGGTGCCGGATGGGAGGGCAGAGTACATGTCCTTCTGGTTGTATGAACCGGTGAGAACTGCATTGGTTGTGAATGCCGAGGACATGTTGGCGCCATTACGGCCACCATCAAGTGCCTTGAATTCCATGGACTTAATGAACTCATCGCCGATTGACTTGAATGAGGTACGACCATTGTAGGAAGAACCTGCATCAGCCGAGCCACCAACGGAAGAGTATCCCGAGCGGTTCCACTGATCAGCAGCATTCATACTCTCAAGGCCATCGATGAGGCTCTTGATTTCCTTGATGTCCTTCATGTTGACGTCAAATGCTGACTTTTGGGCGGTTGAAACAACGACAGTGCCGTTTTCAATTTTGAATGAGTCTGCGATGGCCTTATTGTCGGTCATCTTCTGACGAAGTGCGGTCTGCAGTTCGTTCAGGCGAGCGGTGTCTTCTGACATAATTACTCCTAGTTGAGGGTTGTTGGGTTATTGTTTGCTTGGCTTAGGTAAGCACCCAGCCCTGTCTTACTAAACTACATTATTATGCTGGTACTTTAGTGCAACAATAGCAAATTTTATCAGTATTTTATTTAATTACGACTATTTTCTGGTTCTACAGATTCTGGACGTCTAATAATGTTCCGGCGAAAGGTTTTTTTGATCTTTTCTAGCAGTGTTTGGCTTTTTTCGGGCATATTAAATGCACTGGCGTTTATCTCCAAGGCGTATGCCTTTGCTTTCCTAATTTGGTCATCAGTAAATGAACCATTAGGTCCTTTGGGTCGTTGCAACATATTATGCTTCTTCCACTAAATCTTGTGAAACATTAATAGGTGTCGATAATTCTTGTAGTTTTGGTGATTGAGAGATAAGGTAATCTACTGCTTTTTGTGCTTGGCTGGCAGCACGTTGAATTGCACTAGGGTCATCTTTTAATATCTCAATCCATGATTTTAGATATTGGGCATGTTGTGCTTGCGGCGTTGCTTCCATTCCTAGAATAGCCATCAAGTAGGCGGAACCTATTTCCGCTACTAGTTCTTCAAAAGCGTATTCCGGCGTGCCGAATCTGTTCATGTTTGGGCGGTTGGCTCTATCTCTATGTCCGGTCCAGTGAACTAATTCGTGAGAAAGCGTTGCGTAATATGCGTTTGGGTCTTTGAAGGCCGTAAATGGGGGCATATTAATATAGTCGCTAGCCGGACTATAGTATGCAGAATCTCCATTGATTGTTTTGATATTGGGGAGAATTTGCCCAAATATTTCCTCAAGCGCAGGAATTCTTTCTTCGGGAGAAAGTCTTGGAGGTAGGAAATCATCTGGATTTGCCCCAGTAACTTGAGCAATATTAAAGACAGTAAAGGCACTCGGAGTCAAGAATGTGTCTTTTGACGAAGTTCCATCGGGGAGTTTGACGTTACGTTCGCGAGAAACCCACTTGGTCCCAGTTAAACCCTTTTCGCCTCTTTGAACTTGTGCACCGAGTGCTTCCCACTGTTTATATGTGGCCCAAACTGGGTGATCATACTTGCGAGCCTGTTGAACAAGAGAGAATAAGATGACATTAAAGCCCTTGTATGAATTTTTAGTGGAGGCGTTTCTTGGAATTGTCGTCCCTAAATTCCAAGGACGTTCCCAATTCCCATCAACAGATTCCTCTAGGGCTGCAATGAGTGCATCAGAAACAGTTTTATAGATTTCTTCTGACCTATTTGCTCTCCCTGTTTCAGAAGTTGGCTTCGATCTGCTCGCCATACCGTTTACACGATTGATCGATTGTTCAATTCTTTGTGATTTAGGTATTTTAGAAATTGTTGGACGGTTATTGGAGTTATAAATCAACATTTCGTTTGGTCCAAGTTCGCCACTTGCTATTGATGGCGTTGGTCTCTTCTTGCGAACTGGTTCGGCAATTGAAAAATCAGGAAGATTATTGATATTGCTCATAATCCCATAGTCGGAAAGCATTGCTTCTGTTGCAACAGAACTATTTAGTTTACTTTTTACTATTTTTGTTGTTGGAGATAACAAATCTTTACGATCATTCAACATGTCGCGTGTAATCAATTGAGAATTTATATTATTCCATTCATTTATTGGAACATTTAATGGAACGTTTTGCCCAGATGACTTAATTGCTTTGATATATCCTGATTTATCTTTATTTTCAATGAATTTTCTGACGTCTATAGGGGGTCCATCGTTGAATTGAAATGTTCCAAACTGATCAATTACGTTATTTACTTCAGATATCTGATTATCCAACTCAGAATTCTTTATTGACAAATCTTCATTGATCCCATGAACATCGTTAAGGTGTCCATATATAATTTGTATCTTCGATACCAACGGATCGATGTTTGCATCTGGGCGATTAGCATTACTCATCTTGCCAATTTCTAGCAATGCATCATTTGCATCAGATAAAAGAACATTGCCTGGAGTTTGTGTCAACTCTTCTGTTGATATATCAGAATAATTGCGTGATCGGAACCCGCGAGCGATCATTTTGGGCACTTTGTTTCTATTAAGACCAATAGCGCCATCAAGTTTTGTTTGACTATCAACTATGGCTTCACGCAAATCAACACCATCTAATATTGCACCAGTAAGGTCGGCCCCAGACAAGTCTATCTTTCCCTGTATTTTCGCATCAGCGAAATTGGCATCAGTAAGGTTGGCTCCTTTAAATGAAACACCTCTACCAATTGTTGCGTTTCTAAAATTAGCACCAATCAAATTTGAATAATTAAATTTTACATTATTTAATATACTTTTATCAAAATTTGTTCTAAATAATGAACTGGCAGTTAAATCCACATTCGCCATTGTTGAATTTGACAATGTGCTTTCACTAAAAGTCGAACGTCTTAAATCCGTATTCATAATTTCTGATTTTTTCAAATCTCTACGTAAAAGTTCAGATTTCTTGACACCAAGCGGTCCATCAATTTTTAAAACACCATCAGTAATGTTTTTGAGAAATAAATCAGCGTCATCGCTTCCAATAACGCCAAGAGGAATCTTATGAAGTGAGGGTTTCTGGGTGATTGTCCCATTATTTTCTGCAACAGGTAATGATAACCCATCAGGTAACTTAGTTGTTGAGTTAAATTTCGAATTCATTAATTGTTCTGCGGTAATATTTGATCCACGCAAATCTGCGCCGCGCAAATCAGTGTTCCATAAAACGGCATTCTCAAAATTTACATTTTTCAAATTGGATTTGCTCAAATTAGTCGAAATCATTAGAGCGCCAGATAAATCAACTCCTTCAAATTGAGAATTTGGCATTTGTGCAGCACTCAATACCGAGTACCTTAAATCAGCAGGCTGAGAATCATCTTTACCAAATATGATTCCAGAACCATTTAAATTACTTAAATTGGAACCAAATAAAGACGATCCCGTTAGGTTGATTCCATCCAGATTTGCTCTTGTAAGATTTGCATAATCTATATTTCTATTCCTGAAATCAATACGCGGATCAACATGTATTGAAATCATTTCTGCCATACGTAAATTATTATTACTCAAGTCTTTGGACGTAAGTGGATTCTTGGGAGTGAACCCATTAAAAATTAATCCACCAAAAATTTCATCCTTTTCTATTGATTGGCCGAGTTGATTACGCGAACGCATACCAGAAAGAACAAGACCTTCGTTTTTGGCTGCTATTTTTTCAAAATACGCAGAAGCAGCAGCCATGGTATCCCAATCATTGACATTGCTTGGAAATTCAAATGAAGCAACTGGTTTGCGTTGACCAAAAACTTGAAATTCTCCAAATGTGGATGGTCCAGCCTCCATCGTTGCCTCATCGCGCGGAACTCGAATTAGATATGTTTTACTACTAGGGACATCAGCCCGGGTGTAACCAAAATTTGGTCCCCTACCAGCAAATTCATAAGTCAAATGCTCTTCATTGCGTTTAGCAGGGCCGTATTGCTTGCTTAATCTTTTCATGACATCATTATTGAATTTGATGCTATTAGATGCTTCATACAAAAGGTACTCGGAGGAAATTTTATTATCTAAATCATCAGCACTGTAGTCATCAAAAATTTTTGCACTAGGTTTTTTTGATCCAGGATATAGCGCGTTGGCTAATCGTGATCCACGCCATTCTCCAGTCTTACTAAAATCATCAACGATTTCTTGCCATGCAGTGATTTCTCTTTCTGCTTCTTCATATTTCCGGACAACCATATCTCTGCCGATTTTATTTAAACGTCTCGTATCCATTGTTCCGCGCCCAGATATGCCCCCACCGCCGGCGTGAAGTGTGAAATTCGGATCAAGAACATCATTTTCGAGTTCTGGATGACCCGTGTGTGTTAAATAAATATAATCATCCGAAATGAGTGGAGTTTCATCGCCATTTTTCAATTCATTGATTTCTTTTCCACGTTTTACCAAGGCATCGAAGTCTCGCATGTCACGCAAAGTGGCAAAATTGACGTGTGCTGGTTCGACCCCATTATCCATCTCTTCAATATTCTTGAGTCGCCCACGGACGTGCTTTAGTTGAGTATCAATATTGTTCAAATATAAATCAAAGTTGTTTTTCATCTCTTCTTTTGTTTGATTTTTTAAGAGACTTTCGGCGGTATGGTTTTTCGTTACCCCAGACTTTGCATTTGGAGTTCTTGGCATGGAGACGTTGAAATCCGCACCAAGCCATTCACCGGTTTTTTCCCAATGTGCAATAGATTTTTTTATGGACGATTGCTCATTCTCTAAAATCTCTGCAAGATCACGCAAACTATCCTCACCGTAGGTATTTCTTAGGACGATACTTGATTCTCCAAATTTGTCATAGTCGGTTACATCTTCCCATTCACCGAGACGACGTGATCGCATCCCCACTCTGTCCCCCATTGAAGAAAGACTTCTTTTACTAGACATCCCGGCGCGGGTTAAATTCTTTTTATTTGACGGAGAATTACTCTCCCAATATTCACGAACAAATTTGGCGCCAGTTGGGCTAAAGAAAGAATTGAATACTTGATTATCTAGTATTTCAAATGAGCCATCAGGCAAACGTCTGGCTGCGAGTTTTGGGACATCTCCACTATTGTCGTAAAGGTAAAATTCATCATAAAGACCGTCAGTTATTTGACGAGAAACAGAATCTGGCCCAGACCTAAGTTCTCTTGCAATTTGCGAACCAAAATATGTTGGTATGTTTGCTCCGCCGTTACGTTTTCTTTGCGCGACCCTCTGATCTGCAAGATCATCAGGAATCCATACAAAATGACCAGACGTCTTATATCCGCGTCTACGCATATTTGAAAGATGTTCACGACGTTTGCCTGTTCCTTGGACAACCACATGCATTCTTTGTAATGCGGCATCATCCATAATTTTATCTGTAGCAACTCGTGAGGCTTGATGTACTGCACTGGCGCCTTGTCCACCATTCCAGCCAACTAATCCTGTTTTTATTTCATCAGGGTCAATGTGTGCGGCAGAACTTTGATTCGGCACACCCTCCATTATTCCTCTGGTTATCAATGTTGATTTACCGGAACCAGTAGTACCACCAATAAAATACAATACCGGTTCATCCTGGTTGGATTCTTCTGGATTGACACGCCCAAGTATTTTTTGGCCCATTTCCCTGCCACCAGAACCTTGACGTCCCTGCGAGTTATATGACCTAAATCCTTCAACGACTGATCGCCTGTATTGGCTCTGGACCCCCGGGGAGGAAGACAACTGAACGGATAGCGACATATCCGATAAATACTCGGGATTTTGTTCAACCCATTTTGCGGATTCCGACAATGAATCTTCATCTATCTCATATCTTTTTTTAAGAAAATCACTCAAACTTGGATTATCTGCATCGCGCTTGCTTGGCAAAGAAGAGATTGGGCTATCAAAATTTCCGGACCCATCTATGGGGGTGAATATTTGTTCAACTTCCCAAGGAGCAATACCGAATGATTCGCTAATGTTTTCCCTGGCAGTAGCATCAACTTTTGCTCTTTTACTTGAATCGGAACTAGTTAGGGCAGCAATCGTTTCTGCCAACCATTCAATTCTTGCCGTTGTTGCGTATTCCGATATTTTCGCTGCTGAAGCATGCTCCGATTCATTACCCCATTTAGCATCATGATATGAAGAAACCTGTTCTTTATTTCTGGACATCTGAATAAGTCCTTCGTAAAGTTCAGAGAATTGCAAAGCATAGTGCGCTCTTGCTTTCTCATTTTGCACTGCGGCCATTGCTTCCCATGCGTGGCCCATTTCATGACGTAATGCATCTTCGATTGACATCCCATGATTGAATTCAACCCACGTATAGTTCATTGCTATGACACCAAGATGGGCCCAGCCGCCACCGCTTTCACCCCACCCTTCAGTGTTATTGCCATACCAGGCCAATGCTGGAACATACTCTGTGGCCACAATTGGTGGAACGCCATAACGACGAACCATTTCCAAAGCACCAGGGTTATCTTTGATTTGCTTAATGAAAGCATCACGCATTTTGGCTGTTGCTTCAAAGTCTGGATTTGCCTGCATGAGTCGGCTCCATGCAGTTCGTGCTTTGTTTTTGGTGAATGGATTTGTGCGGACTAATTGCTTTAATTCTTCAGCAGACCCAGGCATGCTACTTTTAATCAAATCAATAAGTTCTTCATCGTCCATATAGCGATATTTTTCATCAATTGGTTCAAAAGTTGATTCAAACAATTTTAAATATTTACGAGCATATTTTTTTGCTTTTTTAGAAAGCACCAGTTCATCAAATGCGGTGTCGCCGCTTTCTATGCTTTCCCGTTGCGCTTCATCTATGTTGAGTCTCGGTTTGCTAATACTTCTCAATCCACTCATCGGCAGTCCGTTGACTCCAGGAATGGATGGGCGTTCAAATGGTGTGTTGTCTTGTATGCGACCGTCGTTATCCCCGTCCCAAGCGTTGACATCGAAAACTGCAGGACGTGTCAGATTACCTCCTAGTCCACCACCAAGAGCCTTGAACTTGACATCATCAGAAAAAGATTTTTTACTACGTTTATTATTCTTTTTTAGTTTCTTTTCAATAGCGGCATTAATAACTCGCTCCAAACGTTCCTTCTGATGACGTCTACCTAAACTTGTAGTTCCAGAGAGGGACGCATAATCGGACATGTTTGTACAGGGCATCCAAACAGTCGCACCAGTTTTGGAGATGCGTCGACTAACACCCACACAGCCCAACTGACGAGAACGCTGTCTTGCTGATTCGATGTCTGTAAAAACGTCAGCATCCTGATCACGAGGACCAAAAATATTAGGCAACGCTTTAGAACTCATCCCGGCACTATCGCCGCCAAAAGTTCCCGTAGAACTACCAGCAACTAGCCCACCGCCAGATAAATTACCTAAATTAAGAACACCAGTCTGAGAAAGATTCTCCCACTGCTTCTTGATCTTGTTAGAACCTTTTAAAGTTCTTTTACCGCGATTCTGGGATATGGCATCCCTTGTGGCAGAAGCAATAACTGGAGCAACTCGTGTTAATTTGTCGTGTGAGGAACAGGGCATCCAGCGACCATCGCTATTTTGATGAGCGCCAGAACAGCCTAATTTTTGGGCCTCTCGTAACGCCCGCATTTTCTTATATGTGCTGGACGATGCAGATTTCATGTAGAGTAATCCTTAACATTCTAATTAACTGTTAGAGAGATGGTACCCCATCATCGTTAAGAGTTTTACCTTCGGCCTCAAGAGCAGCGGCCTGAGCCTCTTGGATGTCCTCGCCATAACGCACGCGATACAGTTCTGCTTCTTCAATATCGTTAATGTGTTTGGAAACAACGGTTCTGTATGAGTCTTTAAAAGAATCATCACGTCCAGCGCCCATGTCATCATCTAATTTGTCAAGTTTTTTAGAAATAACGTCATACGCAGCAGACAGAGCAGTTTGAAACTCTTCATATTTTTCAATATTCGTCGTAAATGGTGGATAATCCATCAATTGTGATAAATGTCCGTGCTGCTGCATGAACATTTTTTCATTTGGTCCTGTTTCCATGGCCCCTTCTCCTTATGCCTTTGACTTAGCCAGTTTGACTGCGTCATCTCTCGTAAATGTATCACCAACGATGGTGATTGCCGTACGGTTATGAATCAATTCTACGCCACTATCAGCCATAATTGTATCGTAACCCAATAATGGTGCATAAGAGTTGGAAGTTCTCTTTGTACTAATGAGTTCCAAGAATTCTAAAGCATCAAGCAACTCTTGTTTCTTGGAATCCGAAGAGCCACTTAACGATTCCAAAATCTTCGATGTCATCTGACCCATCTTGGTGGACATTGTTGATTCGTATATTGGCCCAAGTGAAGCACGCAAATGATCACGCAATTGAGTTACGTACTCTTCTGCGTTCATTTTTTCACGTTCCCCAGATGGAAGTCCTGCGTCAAAACTCTTGATTGATTTTGCTAAAGGAGCGTGCTCGGATTTGATTTTACCTAATTCCGCTTTACTGACGCGACGAGTAGATGGAGGGAGGAGGCCTACGGTTCCTGCAGGGAGACTTCCGTCCATCCAACTAAACCAACCGCCGCCGCCTTGAGTGGGTCTTGCCCAGTATTCGCCTTCACCCTGCGCTTCTCCACCCTGTCCTGTAATGAAGCGTACGGGGTCATCTAGCCAGTCATTAGCATAACGAACTCCATTCGCTCCGCCGCCGTGTCCTCGGACTACAGGCACCCATCCGGCTGCATGTAGCGTCTTGAACTCTTCCGCTGTAACGATATTTGGTGTTCCGTTATATCCGGCGCCATCCCAAAGAACAGCAAGTGCCCTATTTCTACTAACGCCACCCTTGGTTTTCTTCAATTTTGATTCTGTACGATAATTTTTCATCATCGTTGCAAGAGTTGGAGTTAATTTTTCGCCGAATACCAAGGAGCCTTGACTGTCGGTATGGGCTAGGCGTCCGTCTATGCGGTTGCCTGTTGACGAATTAGAGATACTGCCAATATCGCGTGTGCGATTTTTGCGCATTTCCTTGAGGCGCTTGCGGCGACGAATCTTGCGCTTGGCATCATCTACTGGGTTTGCTTCGCTAGTCGTGAATCCACCAGCATTAATTCCCTGACGACGTGCTTTACGCATTTCGCGACGAGCCTGACGGGCTGGGTCGGTATAAAGAATCTTGTCCGACATTCTCTTGTAATAAGCGTCAAGACGTTCCTTGAGTGGCTTCTTTTCGTTTTGTCCAACTTGTTCACGAATTGGCGTTCCGGTATCAATGGGATCACCCAATGGGCGTGGTGCCGTTGACGGTGTTTTCATTTCTTTACCGCTAGCAGAAATTCTAGTTTTCTTGCTGTCATCGCGTCGAGCATCGTCAAACAAGTAGCGTCGTGAAGTTGGATTTAGATGCTCCAGAAGGTCATGTACACCCCTGTTTGATCTCATGTTGTAGAGAGCCTGCAGGTCATTGAATTGCTTCTCTGCCTCAACTCTATTCTTTTCAGGATAATCGGGGTCATCAGCGAGCCTGGTAACGAATCTATGTAATTCGTCCATCCATCCAGCGTTGCCGCCGTTCATCAAGTCCTTGTCCCAACCTTTTTTATCTGCTTCTTTGCTTGCTCTATCCCACCATCTTGGGAATCGTTGCTTGAATTCGTTAAGAAGCATCTTCTCGCGATTGACGGCACGGTCTGCGACAGTTGTTTTTTCTTCGTCCGATAGACGGCCCCATAGTTGTCCATCTGATGGATCAACGCGATCACGTCCTGGTACTGCGAAGCGTGGGTCCCTGAGGCCCTCAGAACGACGTGATGCCATTCCTTGAGGGCGAGCGGAGATTTCCATTTCTGCTGCACGGATACGACCAGATGAGGGGGCCATGCGTGAACGCATACCGAAGTTTGCGCGTTCTGCTGTTAGGCCTTCACTTGGCATGTCGCCATGTTCACCGCCATCGACTACGCGATAACCTTCTTTTTTGATGTTGTTGATAATTCGGCCAGTGCCAGTTTCTCTTTCTAAATCTTCGATCCAGTAAGAGTCAACATCTTTGTATGTGTATGTACGTCCACCTGCGTAGGTGACAATAAGGTCTTTCTTGTCGTCGTCCCATGTGAGTGCTTCGATTGCCGAAGAACCGCTTACTGGAATTTGAGTTTTTTCGCGACGTCCAAGTCGGGAAAGTTTTCCTGTACCAATTTGCCCACCTGGACCTTGAATATCTTGATATTCAGGATCGAATGTGTGCACGCCGCCTTCGCGGAAATCGTGATTTTTCTTTATCTGATTTACTGCAGTGCCCGTCAAGACATAGTCGGGCCCAGATAGAGCATTATCTAAGTCGTCATTTGAAAAGTTTTTATATGTGTATGTTTTCCCATTTGCGTAAGTTACAACTAGTTCTTCTTTTTCTGCGTCATAACTTGCTTGTCGCAATGCCGATGAACCTGCTACTGAGACATTAAAATAGGGGCGCTGTTCCGTTGCCGTACTGGAGCGCATACCCATCTTGGCTTGTTTTTCATGATCTGCCTTCCAATCAACATCTTTGTCATATGATGAAGATTTGGCAGGAATATGACCACCTTCTAGTCGATATCCACGCTGTTCTTTGCCTCGTAATAACTTGTGGAAATCTTCTTGAGTTTTACCTGAATAAACTTTTGTCTGAAGATTTCTACTGTCTGCCCTGCCCCAACTAACTGTGAGTGTTCCAGTTTCTTCGTCAAACTCTGCGATATATACTTTTCCTTCAGGGCCACCATTTTCACTTGGAGCACTCAGAATAATTTTATCTGACCGACTCACGTCTTCAGCACCATAATAAGGTCTCTCGGGATAGATTACGTCTTGCAATCTTGCTGTTCTTGGCCATGTTTCGGCATCTTTGCCAAGGTGATTGGCTCTGATATTGGCATCACGCTTGAAGTCTCGGCCACGTAGTTGCGTACTGGAACGCATACCACCTGAACGTGAACGGAAACCGGCGGCCCACTCAGCATCACTAATGCCGTAATACTTTTTTGGATCATTTCTTTCCATATATGAGTCCCATGCGAGTTCTGCACCATCGGGGTCATTGATGAAATCTTCTCTATTTTTACCCGGGTTGTCTACGAGCCAATCATTTAAATGCTCTTCAAACGTGGGGGTATCTATGTAGTTCTCGTAATCTTCTCTATCAAGATCGGGCGCATCTGCTTCCGCGTAGCCATCTGCACTGTCATCAGAGTACCTGGAACGCATACCACCTGAACGTCGACCCATACCATCCATGATGCGTCGACGCTCATCGGGGTCTAGATCATCGTCCCAGTCTCCCCTGTCAACTCCGTAATCGTCGTCACCATAATCCGAATCATCGTCATTACGATAGCCACGTGAACGCATGCCCTGTCGCTCGCCACTCGCCAATGCATCGTAGTCGTAATCATCATCATCGAACTCTTCATCGTCATAATCATCATCAAAACCAAAAAGGTCTTTAATATCCCTGCGAATAAACTTAGCAATTAAATCAATAAAATCATTTAGTCTTTCGTAGTCATCATCATTTGTTGCCGATTCATTGGCTGCTTTGTCAAGATCAACAAGTAAATCTTGTAATCCATATTCTGCCTGACGAGCGTTCTTGTATCGCCCTTTAAGATTTTTTTCCCATTTGTCAAATTCATTCTCAATATCTTCTTCTGCTCCTTTAACATCGGAACGAAGTTTTATTGAACGTGAACGCATACCAGATTCGCGACGATTTTCAAAAGTATCTAATTGACCATTTAGGTAGTCATCGTAATGGTCTTCCATTGCAGCAACTAAATCGCCTTCGTATGAAGAAAGTAGGTCTCCCATTTTGTCTGGGTCGTCATCTACCGAATCTTGCCAATGCTTGATAACTGAACGGGCATTATCTTTAGCAAATCCCGCACTGCGGGTCTCTGGGTCTTGGCCTTTTTCATCGCGCTCAACCATGAGGTCTTCGATATCAGCAGCAAGGTCGTCGTTGACTTGAGTATTATAGAAATAGTGATTTAATGCGTCCATTATCCAGTCAGAGTCAATTTCTCCATCATTCAAACGGTTGGGATCAAATCTACGGCTATCCATTGCTGCTTCAAATAATTTATAGTCTTGTGCCCGGGAGAGATCATTGCCACTTAGGCGTTCTGCTTCAAATAGCGGCTCCGTACGCGAACGCATGCCGCGACCATCACGATTCCCCCTGCGAGCCATCGCTCTTCTCATAGCACGCCTCACACCACCAGGTGCACGCATAACTGAACCATCAAAATTCATGTCATGCATCGTGCCAAGTCTGTCAAGTTCATCAGTGACAAACTCGTTACCATCGGCATCACGAACACTCTCAAGTAAACCAAGAAGATTCTTCGCATCACCATTCGGATCATCACCATTCTTAGCGATATTTCCGAACAAATCAATAAGCGTATCTCTGACATCGTCATCCATTACAATGGAATCGAATGCTGCGCCAGCATTATCAATAGAATCCTTAAAGTCGTTTAGAGCGTTTTCTTCTTCTGCGCTAAATCCACCACGTCCACTTTCAATAATGTTAGAAAGTCTGTCATCTACAGCATTCAACTCTCTTGATGTCATGTGGATTTGGTTATCTGGGTTCTCTGAATTAGAACGCATTCCACCTGAACGCGAACGCATACCGCCAGGTCCATATTTTTTAACTTCATCTTCAAATTGTTTTTTTGCTTCTTCTTTTGCTTCTTTGCGTGCTTGTGATTCTCTTTGACGGTAGGCCGCATCCGCTTCTTTCCACTTACCAAAAGCAGCGTCATATTCTTCATCGGTCGGGCGGATGACATAGCCTCGGAAATCGCGTTTTGGTTCCTCGTCAAACCATCCCCACCCTTGATTGTATTCTGGCTTTTTTTCGTCGAATATTCGTTTAAGGGCGTCGTAAAATCTACGATCTTGTACATCTGAAGATAAATCATCCCAATTTTCAGCCCAATAATTTTTCATCTGTTCATTTATTTGTTCAGCAATATATTCTTTTGCTAGTGCATAATCGTTCTCTGTAAGTACATCAGTCATGGCGTCATAATGTTCTGACAATAGGTCATCTTCGTCAGGTATGTAGTCGCGCTCTGAACCGCGTGAACCAGAGGCTTCAAATCCCCAATCACGTCCAGCGCCTATTTCATCTAAGTCGTCCTCTGTTGGTGCACCAAAAATTTCGTCTAATATTTCTTGTTTATTGTCGTGCACCTCATCCATGAAATCGTTAATTTCATCATCAGTGATGTCATCGGCGGTTACTTTTACACCAGATTTAAGGCGAGCCTCAAGACCACTCTCCTCATCAAGATCATCTCCCGAACGTGAACGCATGCCGCCATAACGCATACCCAACTCACGACGTGAATTTGCAGCATCATCAATAATTTTTTCTGCACGTTTACGCTTCGCACCAGAAAGTGTTTCCACGCCGTTATACATGACGTTTCCAACTTCATCTGGTGTTAAGAATTCACCAAGTTTTTCTTCAACTTCTAAAGTTGGGTCGGCATAACCAGAAGCCATTCTAAAGTCACTGACAACCTGCCTTCTATCATCTGGCTTTAGTTCTTCAAGTAACTCGCCACTTGCTATTTTGCCGCCGACTTCTTCCAACATATCCCTATCGGCTTGGTTGAGATTTTCCCCGTCAAGGACACGACCAACCTGCCTATAGTTATCCCAAGAGTCATCATCCCAGGAGGCATACCCCCCTGTGGCCCTGTCCATGGCTCGCAAATTTGAATCAATGCGTTTTTGTTCGCGCATAGAACGTGAACGCATACCACCTGAACGTGAACGCATGCCGTAAGAAGCCATGTCGTAGTCTCTTTCCGCCCATTTCTTTGCAGCGGCTCTGGATTTAAAAATTCTGTCGTGTTCGTATTCTCGTGTATCCTGACCACCATTGCGAAAGCCATCCGAGTATCTAGTAACTACAAACCCTTCTTTGTTGTTCCCCTGTATTTCGTAGAGGCCATCAATATCTGGCGCGTCCATCTCAATGCCGTCTCTTGTTTTGGTCCAGTCGGAATTGGAACGCATGCCAGAACGTGAACGCATGCCGCGTTCTTCGTCAAACCCTCTATCATCGGAACCACGCAAAATTGATTCAAATACGTTCAAATGTTTCAACGCGCCAACATCTGCTCCGCGTTCCTGCTCAAGAGTTTCGCCGATCTCTTTGTTTCTTGCTACCAAACGATTGGCCCTATCGTTTTCGTCAACCAGTACTTCTACTTCCCAGTTGCCCTTATTCCACTTGTCCCCATTTTTTTGCCAGCCATTCCTACTGAGAGACGAGTCATAATCATTACGCGAACGCATGCCGCCAGAGTTACGGCGCTGCATCTCACGAGCCTCAAGACGACGAGCCTCAAGACGACCACCCTTCAAACCATACTTCTTCGCAGCCTCATCAAGATTCAAACCAGCATAACGATCCTCAATCAAACGATCAACGATCTCCTGCTCCGACAACTTATTCAACTCACCAGGAGAAAGCGGAGTCGCATCACCAAGATCGGCACGCTGACCACTACGCATACCCCGACGCGAAGCAATCTCCCTACGACGCGAACCAATATTGCCAGCAACATTACGAGCAGCAACAGAAACACGCTCACGCCCAGAAGTCGTAGTAGCAGGAACGCCACGATCATTACTTACGGCCTGAAGAAGACTCGCATCCCCACCAACACTGGCAACAATATTACGTAACTTACCTTCATCAAACTGAACACTCGTATTACCGGCACGACGCTGTTTCTCAATCTCTTCAGCATCACCCTCAACGATTCCAGACAACTTGCGGGCAAGGTCCTTCGGAACCATGAAACGAGGGATAATTGGTCGCTCTAGGCCCGGCTTACCTTCAAAAACAATACCGTCGGTATCAGCGTCGGTCACACCAGTAACGTCAACAAAAGACATGCCAGCAGGGGCAGCACGAAGACCGCCACTCAAACGACTACCAATCTTCGGACCAATACCAGCAGCCTTGAATTCAATACCGAAAGACTGAGCAAGCGCCTGATCCTTGCGGACAACAGCAAGCATCTTTACGGACTTCTTACGAATAAGACTCAAGCCGATAGCACGCTGCAAAGAACGACCGTACGAGTCAATAATTTCTGCTTGCTTTACTTCAGGGGTGTGAATTGGGTTGCGTGAACTGAATACGCCTTCATTTGAAACGAATCCCAGTCTCTCTGCACGTACTTGAGTAAGCAATGATGAAACCTTGGAGTCGGTACGGAATGCGCGCGCCTTAAAAGCAATGGCTTCATTACGCTTGTCGATGTCAAATGCACGTAATTCTGCGTCACGAACACCAGGAACGACCGAAGAAGAGTTTTTGATCAAAGAATCAGAGATACCTTGCTTCTTATTAATTGAAGGATTACGGAGCGATACAGTATCTACGAGTGCTTGAACATAGTTGGGGTTGGTATTACGAAGGGCCGAGTAACCGCCTACTACGACGCCTATTGGGAGACCATTGTTTTCACTTTTGACATTGATGCCGTTGGCCCACTTGGACCATTCGAGACCTTTGGCGCTTACGCCGTAAAATTTCGAGAGACCGTTACTATCAACGATCACTCCAAAAATACTGTCATTAATAGAATCTTTTAATAGGGCGTAACGATTCACTCAAATCCTCCAAGTATGTTCCGGATTGAATCTCCGGCTCTTTCTAGGGAGCCAATTCTTTGATTGACTATCCTTTGTATTATTCCTAAATGAATTTTTTCTGTTTCAGTCAATTTTCCATCAATGGTAAATCTGGCTTGATATTTCTCAAAATTGAACGCCCGCGCCCGTTCTAGCAACTTATTGATAATGGCAAGGAATTGTCTTTTTTGTAGACTCTTCAACTCTCTATAATACTCCTCATAGGAGCCATTCTCAGCAAGTGATGTCATTTGTGCAATGAGTTCTTCGGCGGTCTTGACTTTTTTCTGAACCTCTACGAAGTCGGGCAAGTTGATGGTTGGAACAACAGCATTTTTATCTGACAATTCTATAATGTCAATACTTGAGGGCGACCTATTGGCGTCCCCTGTCAATAGGTCGGAAACTAAGAGTGCTGCAACATGAGAAATATCGCCATCTTTAAATAATTTGGTCGTAGATGGGGTATTGCCTGGGTAAACGGTTCCGGATGTTTCTTTCAAATATGGACGACGTGGGCCCATTCCATATGGATAGATATCTGGAGATTCAATACCAAAATGTTGCTGAATGTCTGAAACGAGGGTGGCGTCAAGGTGTTCAAAGTCGTTAAGTGGCGTGATTGATAAATATGATCTTCCATTGGGGCCATCAAAAATCTTTTGATTATTCCCAATATTGCGTGCTTTAAACAAACCTGCTTGAATAAGTGCCTGTTGAAGAATGTCGGGAGAAATTGAAGCAAGACTTCCACCCGCCGCAATATGAGCAACTGCCTCTTGAATGGACGTTATTTTCTCAGAAATCCCAGATTCAGAAGAGGTCTGTCTTGCTTCGGGCAACGGCTTGCTCTTGCGGTTGGCGAATACTTGACCCACCCAACTTTCAACCATTTTGCCATTTCTTGCAGCGATTCTCTTATGAGGATTACTGACCCCAATGAAATTTTCGGAATATTGAATTCCGTCGCCAGTTTCTTCGGCAACAGACATCAGTCTTGCTGCGGCAATCTGACTATTATCAATACGGGATGCAGCATTGACTGTTCTGCCCAGTTTGCGACGTTCGCCAACGGTCAATGGTCTAACTTTTTCTAGACTAAGTGTCGATCCACCAGGTAAAACGTACATAATTTTGGTTACTCCAGTATTTGAGAGTAACCCAAGTTCTTCGCCACCAAGGGAAGAAACATTATTTGCATTTAAAATATATGCCGCCCCTTCCATGTCACGATTATCGGGAATAGTTCTCAAAACTTTTGGAGAAACTACTGGTTCCAAAATGAATCCGTCACGCCGTACCATTCTCTTGGCATCAAGATTCGGCTGATTCATGTCCTTTACAATTTGCCTAATACTTTCAAGTTGCTTCTTGACATCACTGTCAGTAACTCGCGGAATCTGTGGAGCGCGAGAATCAATAACTGACCCGCCATACTCTCCCGGGGTTAACGCTGTACCTTCTATAGTGATGGGTTTGAGGTTTGCCTCCCGACGCAATGCACGCAGGGCGGATATGACTAGACCAAGTGGACCAGGGATATCGAATAGTTTTGCTCCACAGGTCGTAAATTGGTTATCCGTAAAACGACCGCCATACTGGTAGCCCTCAGGGCATCTGTGGACCTTGTCGCGACCAGTGCGTATGCGTGGTCGCATGGGGATGCTGGGGACACCGGGGGTCAATAAAGAGAATCCCGTAGAACGAACCGGACTTCTTAGAATCGACGAATCACCAGGCAGGAAGTATGAACCAACTGCCTGTGCGGTTTGTCCAATAGTGGAAGACGAGCCAATCGTGCCAACACGTTTGACCCGATAATTATCACCAAGGCCAAGCATTTTGACCATGGCTTTATAGTTGACAATTTCCTGTTTCGATGCTACTGAACCAATAAAAGCATTACCATCGGCATTTTTTGTTGTTAGAACATGACGTTTAACAACAACCTCCTGGTTGGGGCAACATTTACTTGGTTTAATGATCTCAAAAGAGTTCATCAGTCACATCCACAATCCTCTACGGGAAGAAGTGACTTTAGGGTAAAGCCGGCTTCGTTCTCACCTTCGAATTCCCAGTTATCGTTATTGCGCAAATACTCAGCAAATTTCGATTCCATTTCACAAAAATCTGACAGTACCTGAAATGCGTGAGACAGATCGTCTGGTGTAACTACGTGGTTTTCGTTACCGGCATAGATATTTAGACCTTTGGTGTACCAATCAGTATCAAAGAAAACTTCGTTTTGAAGTGATTTTGTGCCCGCTTTGGGGATACGGGATAGACGGTTATTAAATTGCTCATTAGACCACAATGAGCCGTTTACGCCTTTCTTGAGTTTACGGCGACAGTTCTTCATGGTGGGGTGATGGCAGCCTTCATTTGGCCACAAGCCCGTGGTTTCATGATGTAGCCAAGCACAAATATTGTTTAGTGGGAATAATTCTGGATGGTCCGCCAAAATGACCTTGCAACGTCTAAACCCGCCTGGCTTGCGCATAATTGGACGCCAGTAACGGAGAAGTCGTTCGAGATTTCCTCTTCGTGGGCCGTATCCCTTTAGTACGTCACCAGTGAATTTTTCTTGAGGGATACCGACCTCAGGTATCGCTGCTTTGTAAGAGTAGCGTCCAGTTTCCATCATAACTCCGATATGTATTTTTTGAGGAAATCATCAGATTTCGTTAACTCTAATAAGTCTAGCCTATCTTCGGGAGGATAATTAATTAGTCCGCTTGTGATGAGTTCAAAATATGGCTTATCGTCTTCTCGTACCCAGTTCTTTTTTCCTGGGAGTGACATGATTGCAGCGATTTCTTGTGCTTTGTTTTTGCGGCTGGTTTCGTGGGGGTCGACTCCTGTTTGGAGTTTCCTGGCCCTACTGATGTGCTCGTCAATAGATAAATCTGAATTATTTACCGAGACTAAAGTCATTCCCCAAAGTTGTTTGATTTTTTGGTTCCACTCTTCTTGACTAATCATATTATTTTGCCTCACTAATATTACTCAATTTACCCTTTGGGAAAAGCCAACTAAGTAACTTATCAAACAATTTAATTTCGTCAGAAGTTAATGCGCGTTTTGAAGTTGATCGACCGTCAACATCCTCATGAACCTGAATAGGTATACCAAAAGCATCATAAACTGCCAACTCGGCCATCAACTCCGAACTATCGGGATTCGATTGAAGAAAACTAACGATTCTCCTATTGAGCGCCGTTGACATATAGTTCCTGTATCCCGGCTCGGCAGACTGTCTAGCCATATCAATAATACTTTTTACATCATCATCTTTCAGCGAATCAAAATGCCAAAAATCCATACCAGTAGTTTCCATGATGGTTCCAAGAGTTGCGGGATCGGCATTTTTTGCAAGAGGAGCAAAAGAATTAATAATGGACATTTCTGCAATATTTTTCAACCCGTCCACATCATCTATTGCTGCCATATCCTGAATTGTCCGCGCGTTTAATTGTGATGAATGCAACAACGGCCCAGCAACATCAGTTGGGGTGTGTCTAAAAGACCCAACAGCACGAACACTTCTTAGATCAACGCCAGAATGAATAATTCTTCCGACCATACCCATTGCAGAATTGACGGAATCAGCGATCAATTTTCCTGATTCCTTAGATAGGGGGCGAGTTTTCCCTCGCTGCATCACGAGTGCCGGGTATCCCTCTTGCCTAATCAACGTTAATGCATTACTGGCAACAGTCTTGTCTTTATCGTAATACAATTTGATTCCCGCAAATTGCCTTCTGGCATCCTGTCTCTGAAGGCTCAGGATTCTTCCGTCTGCAAGCATGTGTGCTTGTGCAAAAGTAAAATTATCTCCTTCTTTATAAGGATATCCGTCACCAAAAACACTTTGTCCGCTCATAGATTCAAGGCGATTAAAAAGATCAGCAATTTCTTTATTTATTTTAATAACCGAACCATCTTTGTTATAAAGAGGCTGATTCATAAAATCTTCTAAGGTGTTTTGCGCATCCTGATTGCCAGTAGATGATGCCTTATAAGCAAGGTTTTTAAATACATCAGAAAATATCCTATTCAAAACTACCGCATTCATGTCGGTTGCATCATCCAAAATTTGTTTCAATTGTTTTTTATCCATGGATTTTGTCATCATTGAAGCAATTTCGGGGATACCAACAGAGGGATCAACACCGCGTTGAAGTAGATAGGCCGACATATCTTCGTGCATTTGCGCAAGGTGTGCGGCATGTGTGGCTTCGTGTATAGCCGTAGACCTGGCCAAAACAGACCACATCTCTTCATGGTATTTGAGAGCACCCTTGGCCTGATCTGTAAATCCGTCAGATATAACAGATGATTGATTCTTTACAACGTCGCGAACTTTTTCGATAAGCCTAATCGTTGCTCCATTATCAAACATGTTGTCAGGGATGACTCCAGCATCCATCAAGTACTTAATAGTGTCCATTGTTGCTTGATCAACACCAGGAAGCCGTGCGTCTGGGTTGGAACCAAATTGGGGAGTAACTAAATCAATAAAATTGCCCAAAGAGTTATTCATATTATTGTAATTGAGAAATTCATAAACAGACATCAAGGCCTCGTCATCCAACGATCCGCCCAAACTCTCCGCCATTCCGCTCATCATGGCGGAACCAATAATATTTGAACTTACATCAAATCGACCTTCACTGAATAGGGTGGATGGACTCGCCATCCTGTACATCGGGTCCATGGGGTGACGATAAGTAATGGTGATTTTTGGTGTTCTATTTTTTGTAGCAACATACGCCCCATTGACTACAGTCCATTGATGTCCTGATTGATAGCGAGTTGATCCACCAACACCCGGCTCATCACCTATACCAAAAGGTTTCATGTCATAAGAAAACTTTTTCATACTTGGGTTAGCGTGCAATGCGAGCAAGAACCCAACAATATTTTCATAAGCGTAAGATTCTAAAGGCTGATCGTCTGGTCCGTCTAGGAAATCAAATCGTGATTCACCACTAGCAAAACTTGGTAATTCATTCATTAATATTCTTTTAACATCACCGATTGATGTAATCGGTTTACCGTCATTGAATCTTTTTTCAAGAAATTTATCTTGTTTTATTATTGTTTGACGAATTTGATCAACCGAAATCGTTGCGAACCTATCGACAGGAGAAGATGATGTTCGTACCCTCATCCCCTGAGCACGAACAGATTTTGGAATTCGTATATTCGCTACATCTAAACCAGGTATGAATGGACGCATCGTAGGCAAGCCATCATCAATGAATCCATCATTGTCACCGTCATAACCAGCACGAACAGGACCAAGAATTTTAGAATTCATCCCCATGATTGTGCGATTGGATGATCTCCGATTACCAAGCGCCGAATTCGGCATCTTTTCAAATTGTTGAGAAAATACCAATGACTTAAATGCCATGATTTGATTGTTCTTACTCTGAGCAACAAGGCGTTTCTTGGGCTTTTTCTTAACTTCAACATCCTTGATGAGGCTTTCATCGACTGGCTGTGTGCGATTCATAAAAACGCGCTTCCAGCGATCAGCCATCTGTCCTTCTGCTCCATCCCATAAAAACTTATGAAATGGGGTAGAACGAATTTCGTTCATATCAGGGTTACTACTAATAAAAGAAACTAGATCAACTGGAGTTTCGGTTTCCTGGGAGTCGATAAAGATTGCATTCTTTTCAGTGGGGTTAGCGTCGGCGTTATAGAACAATTTCCCCTCTCCTGTATTTCCAACAAAAATAAGACGCGTAGGCATTATCTGCCCCCTCTTCTTGCAAATCTACCAACTAGACGTCCTGCGGCTTCTTTGCCACGTTGCTTCAATGCGTCCATGGCCTCATCTGCTAATTCTGATGCTTTATCTCTAGCCATGTCGCGAGCACTGTCACGAACCTCACGCAGTTTGTCTGCTGCCAATTCCCTTCCTCGTTCCTTGGCGATATCGGTCAAAACTCTAGTTTTTTGTTTTGCTGAGTCTGCAAGACGTTGCATTCCACCAGAGCGAACAGTCTCGCGAATAGTGTCTAAAAGTTCAACGGCCTTGGCCTTGCTTTCTTCGGAAGTGACGGCATCTTTACCTTTTTCGATAATGTCTTTAATGTCATCCGGCAATCCTTCTGGGGCGACGCGATCCAACATTCGCTTAGTGATCTTGTCTGCCGTTGCCTGACTCATCCACCCACGCTCTACTGCTTCCACTAAACCAAAGTCAGCGACGTCTCGTCCTGCTCGTCGGGCAAGAACAGAACCCATCCCTGCAGGTCCGCCAACACTAAACGCCGCAGCCATCTCCCCAAGAAGTTGAACGGCCTCCGCCCTATCCTCGTCAACACCAAGTTTTTCTAATGCCTTACGTGATCTGTCGGATGAAATGATTCTTCCGGCAACACCAGCCTTGGCGCGTGTATTTGATCCAACATTAGAACGAGAACGTAATCCACCCCATCTTTCATATCCACCCACAACATCATTGACCTCAGACGCAATTGGCCCAGTCTTGGTACCATCAAGCAAATCTTGGATCATGTCTTCGGGCATTCCAGACGAGGCACCAAGGTCTCTGATCTCATCACGCAATGCATTGATTCTGTCTGTAATTCCTTGTGGTTCTCTTACGCCAGCATAAACATCATCAATGATGTCGCGCATTACGTTGTCAATATCTTCGACATTGTAGTAATCACGTGATCGTGGAAGATTTTCGGTATTTGAATTCCTGTATTCGCGTGGCTCTACTGCTTTTGGTTTAGGCGTCCGCTTAGTAGTTGATTTAGCCGGTCTCGTTGCAGTGCGTGATCGCATGCCTCCTTCGTCATTAGTAGGAGGTCTGGCATCTAGGAAAGTTTCTTTTTCACTTTCAAATGCCGCAACTGCTTTTTCAAATTTAATTTTAGTTTCATTCTCTTTGGATCGTCGTTTGGACTTGTCTAATACGTCCGTAGGCCAGTTATTTTCTATGGCACCGTCAATAATTCCTTGCATTACTTTTGCTGTTGCTTCGGCATCTGCGTCTGCGTTATGGTGTTTGTCTCCAAGGTCGACACCAAGATATTTTGTGATATCTCCAAGTGAGTTTGAAGGCGACTTAGTGCCATCTTTGTTAACTTTGAATGGGGCATCTTGATTTGTTTCAGACCATTTTGGAAGAACCATGTCGGAAATTTCTTTAGTATCGATGATTCCCTTGGGTCTCCAATCAATGCCAGAATCTTTCAATGCGTCTTCTAGGACTTCATTATCAAACACGGCGTTTTGCATTCCCATCAATTCTGTATCACCCATGAATTCAACTAATTGTTTATGGGCATCTGCTATTGAAGGTTTGTCCGCCAGGTATGCATCTGTTATTGGGTTGCCGTCGCCGTCCTTGAGGTTGTCTCGTGACCATTTTTCCCATTCCGACATTGGCGTGCCAGGGTTGACAAACACGTTAAAACGCGCAATGACTTTGCCATTTTTCATTTTTACAGCACCTATTTGAGTAGGTAGTCCATTTCCTGCTGATTCGTTAAATTCATTGAATTTGAGACCAGTTGTTTCGTAGTCGATGAAAACAATTTCTTTATCTGCAAGCACGCGTTTAAAATCTTCCCAATTTGTTATTCCATCAAATTCTGAATCTGCAGAACCGATGAACGCACCCATTGTTGGCTTGCGAGGATATTGCGGAGGTTTGGGTCCAGATTGTGAACGCATGCCAGTACCAGTAGAGGTACCACGTATTTTACGGGTAGCCCTATCTAGTGCGGCCCACTGCTTATCACTTAAACGGCCACGGGAATTATATTGAGAAACGACACTTTTAGCAAAATCACCACTTAAACCACGAGCAGCCTCAATGATTGCCTTCTTGTCTTCATTAGAAAGTGAAGGCGCGATATCTTCAGCCTTATCTATTCCTTCTTTTGCAGATGGACCGGCTGATGTTTTTTTATTTTTAGAAACTATGCTACGTAGTAAATTCCATTGTTTTTCCGTAAGCCAGCCACGATTGTATGTTTTGTATTGTTCAACAAGGGATGTAATAAGGTCATTTCCAGTAATGGACGAAGCATCGCTTATTAATTGATCTCCATCATCTGGTTTTAGTCCTGGTTGTTTAGGAGTACTTTTAGGGTATCTACTGGGATATTCTCGTGGTATTTGGTCTGGACGCCTACCGAGGGGGTCTGGCGCCGTATATCCCCGGTCTGGTCGGAAACCATCTTGCCTGGCATCGTATGCCCTATCGCCATCTTCATCAGAAATCCAAATCCTGCTTTCGCCGTCGGTCCAGTATCGCCCGCCGCCTTCATTGTATCTAGAGCGCATCCCGCGATCTTCTACATCAACCCCCTTAGCAATGTTTCTTAAATCATCAGTTAAGGAATTAAAAATATCGTCAACTTCGTTGTCATCAATATTGTCCATACGTGAAGAAATATTTGGAGTATTAACATTTGGTCTATTGATATTTTCAGTCTGCGTAGCACGTATGCGAGCCTGGGCATCAGGGGACTTCTTGATGGCCTTCAAGGTCTTCTTCAGGTTTGGTGCCATGTCATCAAGCATTCTTGCTGACAACATTTGCTCAACGGTCTGAAGGCCACGTGAACTTGGGTGCTCTCTAAAAGTTTCAGGAGACATGAGGTCTATCCCGTCAGGGTTAGTGAAAACTAAACGTCCGTCAAAATTGTTTTTGTTTCGAAAATCTTTTTCAAATTTCTTAGCAGCACGATGCTGTTTCAACCAACGAGCAGATTGAAGATCAACTTCGCCATCATTGACCATACGCAAATATTCATTAATTTCGCCATCGCCAAAACCATTAGTTTTTAATAATTCTCGCCCATTATCGCCAATTAAAGAATTGATATCTAACTTTTCATTATTCATGTCAAGTTTATTTACTGGGTAACGTATCTCGGCAACGTCATCCAAACTCACCCCACCAGCAACAAGTGCTTCGTACCTATTCCCTGGTCTGAGAGCACGTTCTGATCTACTTGCTGAAATATCGTCAGACAGAGAACCACTAAAGTTGTCATCAATAACATTTTGCAAGGCATTAGCAATATTGCGCATTCTGTCTGATTCCGAATTACCCGCAGTAATCGATTCATTAAGGTGTGCTAATCCAACATCGCCAGGTTCGTCAAACAAAACTGGTGTTGGATAGTTGTGTGAACGAATTGCTTCTCCGCGTGAATACGCAGAACGAGAAGCAACTTCTGGTTTTAATACTAAATCAATATCGTTCCCGCCAATTCGTACATCACCCATTGGCTGGATATCTCCACTTTCGTGAAAGAAATCAGGGTTTCTGCTAATCCCATCGCTTGGAATTGATTCAAGATGATCTGAAATAACATTTTTAGCATTACGGTGAACCATGTAACCATTGGATGATCGTAAATTATCAGAAACTGCCGCATCGTAACCTAAAAATAATTCATGTTCTGATTTGAGTTTGGAAATTGGACTATTCGGTTTAATTTCTTGAATTGTTTTTAAGCGACCGTCAGACATTAAGTTATTCAATGTATTTTCATTCATCGGAATACGTATACGATCATCAAAACCTTTATGAAAATTAGAATAAGAATCATCAATCATTTTAAGAACTGATTCAGGAGATTGGTTATTCAGTAATGTTTTGATTCGTGGATCAAGATTATTGATAAAGTCAAATTCGCTCTCGTTAGAAGGAGAGACGTCGCCATTTATAATATTTCGCATACGCCCCAATGACGCAGAAATACGATTATTTCTTTGCTCTACATGAACTTCACGTGGAACAACTTTTCCCCATTGCGTAGAAAGTTGTGTTCCATCTGGATTCCTATAACGAGCGGAGTAATTATTATCAACATTAAATGGCACGCTATTCTGTCTGCGCATAATGCTAGAAATGGAATCGTTTTGTTCCCTCTGGTTTTTTTGAGTCAAGGGATCATTGCTGCTACCACGAGAACGTGAACGCATTCCTCGGCCACGCTCAGTATTTGCATAATTATCAATCTGCCTACTAATCTCAGATTTAATAATTGACGCCTCATTCTTGATGGACTCATCAACACCATCAGCAGATGAAACATTATCTATGTTGCCGTCCATGCGCTTAAGTGTTTCCAGGGGTGTTTCCTGTTTGTGAATTGTTGCCTCAATAATGCCATTTTCATCTACGCCAGTTATAACGAAATCACCTGGGGGCAAAAGAACCCCATCACTATCACCACTGAATGAATCACCAACAACAGTTCCACGACTTCCCGCAGGAACACTCAGACGCACAACTCTGGTATTTTCGGGCATAGTTGGCTGAGCACCTTCCAAAGTCCCTTCACCTATTAGAATTCCTCGTGTTGGGGTTGGCTTTGTAACTATTTCACCACCATCAATCTCATAATCTTTTGGTAATGGGTAGGCAATCATGACCGACATATCTTCATCAAATTCATGAGAATCAATATGAAATAATAGTGGTGCTAAGGAATCCCTAATTTCTTCATCAAGCAAAGGAGATTGAGTGTCTGGGGTCGGTGCCCCAATTGTTTCTGCATTTTCTTTTGCCTTATTGCGTGCGTTGGCAGAAGTGGCAAGAACATTGCCTGTTTGTTGTTCGGCTAATGCTCTTGTCGATGATCGCATATCCGGTGGCGTCGAGCCATCCAATAAAGCAACGGTTTCTGGTTCCGTTGTATCTAATATTTCTTGTCTTCTCTGACGTCCCCACTCCTTGGGATTGGACGCAGGGGTGATCGGAGTAGGTGTTGTTTCAATTGGCTCTTTGGGAACATTTACTCGTTCTATTGGTCCATCAAATTTTTCTTCAAAATCAATTTTGGCTTTGACTTCTTCTGGGGTTCTATCGTAGCGTTCTGCAAGTTCATCAATTGTGTAGTCTGTATTAGTGTAATCGTCAATTAAAGCATCCGTTAATTTTACTTCTGAATAATCGTTTGCAAACGGGTCCACTTGTCCATCCCATGCCGGAATGTCACGTTTTTTCTTAGGTTCTGGAAGTGATTCATCGGGAATGGAAGTTCCTTTTTCACTTGGTTCATTTCCAGTAGCAGATGCCGGCTTTGCATATTTTTCACGATATTTATCTAAACTTGGCTTATATTTTCTTGATTTTTTAAATTTTTCCCTGTCGTACTTGTCTCCCGGATCAAAGCCAGCGTCTTCTACGTCTTGTAAAAATTCTTGAGATTCTCCATAGTCCACTTTTGAAAGTTCTAATTTTGCTTGTCGCGTTTTTCCGTCATCATTTAGATCGGGTGACCAGTCGGCATAAATACCATTTGCAGGATCAAATTTGGGAATGCCATTTTCTCTTTCGGGGGACAACCAATCCGTAGGGGTGTCATCTGCCCCTGTATTGCCAATCATCTTATTGACATCATCCAAAGTAAACTTAGGATTTTCAGGATCACCAGCATTTAACTCATTCAATATTTGTTCAGGAGTATAATTTTCCTTTTTCATTTTCTTGACAAATTTAGTAACTTCGGGGGGGTATTCGGGTTTTCTTCGTAAATCTCTTTTATCTGAAAAAATACTTTTCGGAACAAGTCTGGAAATATTTTCCGTAGGGGCATCATAAATAGGACGCGAAGCCAATTCAATACCGGGAGGCCTTCTCACCTCATCCATACCACCAATAGCCTTGTCGATATCTGGCCCAGAAATAACGCCCATCTGCCTCAACGCATACAACTCAGCACGAGCCTCCTGAATCATCAAACCAACCTGGGCATTTTTTAACATCGGGGAGCCTTCACCCCCACTAAGGTGCATTCGCTGCCATTTTCCTAATTCATCTTGATAATACTGTCCAGCAAGAAGGTGAAGCATTGAATCCTCTAACCAGTCAACGGTAACTGGCGGATAATTCATCCCTTCAAAAGTTCCTCTCATGACAGTATTCAATGCATCGTACCAATCATTATTGGACCATGTTCGCCAATCACCAGTAAGGACATTGAGTGCGCCGTCATTAGTAACAACAAGTTGACCATGCTTGTTCACATAATCGATAATCGCATTTTGTGCTTCGGCATATTGTAAAACATGCCCAAACTCATGAAACATAACGTGCATTGCCCTGGCTTTTGCGGGAGACATGCCAGCCACTGCGGATGCACGGGCAGATGACTGCTCGTTCGCATAACCAACACCATGAATAAAATGATCAACTTCATTGGACTGGGCGATAATGTCACGTATTTGTTTTAATTTTTCAATATCATTTAAAGGTGTGCCTTGGGCATCCACGGGCTTGAGATCAATTTCAAACCTACCTTCTCCTTCCAGTTTTCTCAAATCAATCAAAGGCTTAAATACAAGCGCCCAGGTATTGAAATTTATTTGAGTGCCAAGTCTACCAGGGTTTAGTTCATCAGTAATAGGATTAGTGATGCCCTCATAACTCATCCATTCATTTAGGCCAACTCTTCCATTCCAAGCATCAAAACCAATTTCGCGCAAAGTTTGAAACATTTGAGGATTATCATTAAAAGACACCAAAGCACCATGGATGATGCCTTCTTGAACTTCCCTAAATCGATCAATCATCATGTCAACGATTTTTTGCGCTTCATCGTACTGATCGGGATAAATGGGCTTCTTTGTTGACGGGTCAATCAATAACGCTTTTTTAACTTCCTCTGGAACCAACTTGTAAGCCGTCTCACGTAATGTCTCCCAGTAATCTTTCATATTTTCATCAACACTCTTAGAGTCATCCCATTTGAAACCAATGGCATCATGCAAAAATCTTCTAAACTCAGGACCATCATGATTTTTGAACAATTCATCCATGGCAGTAAAGAGATGAACATTGTTTTTTAACTGCTCTGGCGTAAACTGAGATAAATCAATCCCCAAAGTTTCATAAGCATCCTGAATGGATTGTTCATTACGAGCAAGCCATTCAGCATTCTGTTCAAGGCTCGTATAATTTTCTTTAGCCTTACCAAGTCTTTCTTTGGCAGTTCGAGCAGAGCGAATCGCTGCTACATCTTCGTTCCACTCTTTCCAAAAACCACGGATGCGACGAATCTCTTTTTGAACAGCACCAACACCAATATTGAAACAGTTAGACATATCGACATCGGTGAATTGGTTGGCGTTAGGAGTGCCGGGAGGGCAACGCATGTGTCCGTTGGCATCAATAATAATACCCTTAGAAATAGCCTTACGTAATTTGATTGCTTGTCCAGGCATCATGTCATTTATGGTGGGACCCAACTGCTTTACCGCAATTTCGTTAGTTTCACCAGTCTCGTTACCATCTTTATCAACAGTAAATTGGCGAACAATAACCTGAGGGCGTTTACTAATGAAGTCAGCAGCCTCCTCGGACAACTGGAGACGATCCTCGTCAGACAATTCGGGCTCAGGATCAACCCAGCCCCAGTTATGATCATCACCAGGAGTCGTTGCTTCTTTATAGGTGGTATGGAGTTTTAATACTTGCCCAGGTTGACGGCGAGCCAAGGGATCGAAACGAAACTCAGCCATAGTCGGCTGATCGTCATCACCAGTCATTTCTCTGTCCCCACCAGAACCAGCAGCAATCATTCCCTCAGCCAGAACTTTGACTGCAATATCTGCGTCAAGATATGGTTGATTTAATGAAAACTTCTGTCGTTCACGAAAGTACATAGCCTTTCCGTCATAATTACGGATAGGCACGTCTAGACGTGGCGATAGTTTATTCCGCTGAGGGATACCTCTACCCGTCATCCCGGGCTCCAATCCCTGTTGTAGTTACTTGGTCGTTGAAGGATTGTCTACCTCGGCAGCGAGCATCTCAAACTCAACGAGAGATTGAATAAACTCTTCTGCCGGGTTGGACTTTTCTGCCGTTTTCCAATTTTCGGGAAGCATTTCCTCAAGACCCAACGCTGCAGCACGTGACTTGATGTGTGCTTTTGCTGCATCTGAGTCCTTTGCTCTTCCATGAGCCATGATTGCGTTGCGGAGATCGTTTTCGCTTGCAATTGGGAACGATCCATCAGGCATTGCGGTGCCTTCTTTTGCCATCTCTTGACGCTTATCTTCTGGGAATGCACGCTTGAGGGCGATTTCTGCTGCCTCTGCTTCGATTTCTGCTGTTTCGTCAGAGTTGTATGAGTCGTAGCCGAGCGTTTCGCCATCAAGTGCAACAAAAACGTCGTATGACTTGCCATCAACGCCATCGATTTCAACTTGATAAGAGTCGAAACCTTCAAACACTGCTGGCTCTACGGCGACAACACTGCCAGGGATCGATTTGACAGCAATTTCTGCTGCTTCGTTAAAGTCGATGAGTTCGATGTCATCCATGATTGACTTCTGTGAAAGAACTGAGTCATCCAGACGATGAAAGCCAAGAACTTCTGCTGATGTTCCATCAACGAATACTTCGTTAATGCTTCCAGACTTTGTCTCTACGTCAATAACGTACATGTCCGCATCTTGCGAGTAGCCGGAGTCAATGACTTCGCCCTTGAACATAACTTCGACGAGTCCTTCGACGTGGAGGAGTCCTGGCATTCCTTTTTCTGCCATGCATCCACCAGGGCAGTCATCACATACGGATGCTGCGCCAGGATATACCTTGCGGTCGATAGCACACATATAGCCATTCATGCCTACATCTGCTGACTTTGTTCCAAGTTTACGTAGGCGTGCCATACGCATTGCTTCTAGATCGGGTGCCATATCCATATCGTCGGCTTCTCCTTCTTCGTCTTCCATGTACATTTCTTCGTTGTCTTCATCTTCAGGCATCATTTCGTCTGCCCTACGTTGCATTAGGCTGCGACGCATTTGTTGTGGCCTAGAACTGTTACCCCTGCTTGGCATCATGTACATTTTGCCTTCTTCGTCCATCATGTACTCGTTACCTTCGTCATCCATATACATTTCTTCGTCCTCGTCGTACATTTCTTCATCAGAAGCCTTGCGAGGCATCGCATCAGAAATGCCGAGTATGTCGCGTCCTACCGCGAAGATTGGCTTAGGAGTGCCACCAGTTGATCTTCGTTCCCATGGACCCCACATTGCTTCACTGCGGCGATTACTTGAATGGCCTGGGCTCGCCGTGGGTCTTGCACCGCCGCCGCCTGGCCGTGCGGCCATCTTGCCTTCATCTTCCATGCCCATGTTCTCTTCGTCGTCCATGTACATTTCTTCTTCGTCGTCCATCATTTCTTCAGCCAACATTTGCATTCTTCCGGTCGGAGGTCGCTGCATAACTCCGCCACCGCCAGGCTTCCGGGGTCCGCGAGGACGTGGTCTTGGGTCTGGCAATGGGCCTGGGCCTGGGCGTCCACCACGACCGCCGCCGCCCATGCCGTACATGCCTTTTTCTTCTTCGTCCATATACTCTTCGTCGTCCATGTACATTTCTTCGTCCTCATCATCTTCGGGCATCATTTCTTCACCCTTGACTGGGCGGTAGAGACCATCTTGCATTGATGCGGTGTAGGCGCGACGGGTTGCTTTTGGTGTTTGCCACATTCCAGCACCCTTGGTTTTGAGCATGGGCTTACCATTCTCCATTGGTGCTTCTTCTTCTGATTCTTCTAATAAATCTTCTTCATCAGTGGTTTCTTCTTCGTCTTCTTCGTCGACGGGAACCATTTTGATTTCGACAGCCATTGCGCCACATTTTCCACAGACTTTTTTGTCTGCTTCATATCCACATTCGGAGCCAGGCAAAGACTTGGCACACTTGATTACAGTACCATCACCATCAATTTTGACGACCGATTTTTCGTTTAAATCCATTATGTGAGACTCCTTATAGTGAATGCTCTTGTCGAGACATCCGTTATGGCTGGGGCAACCACTACAAGGAATATTAGCCTGTTCGGCTTCTACCATGCAGAAGTATTTGGATATTTTTTTCATTTTAATCTAGGTTAAGTGTACAACAAACTAACATAAGTGCATGTAAATTACTGTTATTCATTGAGTGGAATCTTTACAGTGCGACCGGACTCGTTGGTTTTTTCTACAAATCGAGAATTAACCGGTTTTGCTGTTTTTCTGATAAATGTTGTCATGCCCGCTTCGGCTAGTTTGTCAAGCATTTGGGCAAACATATTAGTTCTGGAACCATCCGTCTGGGTCTGACGATCAACGACGTGCATCAAGGCATCCATTACATCGTCCAGTTCACTCTGAGTAAGATACAAAGCACCAGCGTTGGTTCTCTTTCCACCAACATCGCCAGACTTCTGCCTATCCATAATCTTTGTCAAATTTCTTAAAGAATTGGCAGTTTTGGAATCTCCAGACCTTTGTGCCTCAGAAATTTCCCTGCTCAATGATTGCTCTACCTTATTGAACTCAGTTGCTTCCCAGCGAATTTCAGCGCGACCATCTTGTTCCGTTCCAGAACGTGAACGCATTCCTGCTTTTGGCTGCCGTTCGGCATTCTTGCGAGAACCTATGTAGCCATTGACTAGGCTCGAACGGGAACGTAGACCTTCTCCAGTCATAAATCTTGGAGTCGGATTGTCATCTTCCTCGCCACCGAGAGAAACGCCCGCTTGTTCACGAGAAGTATTTCCTCGCTTGATAAAAGGATCAGAATCTATATCATCATACAATTCTTCAAGGGTGTTCTTGAGTTTTGTGGCATTATTGACACTCTTGCGTTCTGCTGGGCTCATTTCCTCCCCATCAAAACCAATAGTGTAATCATCAAGTGCTTCAATGATCGAACTCAATTTAGAAAGAGTCAAGTCAGTATCGTCGCCACCATCCTCAGCCTGAACCAAGTCCATCACTTCGTCCCATAGACGACCATGCTCATCTTCAGCATCGCCATCAATAATCGCACCACTAATACTGTCCTGCGCCTTTGCAACGACTTTCTCAATAGTCGACATTTGCTTTTGGCGAACCTTTTTTGCTAACGCTGCTCGATTCTCTGGAGTTGTCTCGGCATCATCTGCCCGACGAGGTGAGTCTTGTTCCATAACTTCTGGACGACGTGTCACTGGGCCGGCTTCAGCCGAACGCTTCATTCTCTCGGCAAGTGCTTCCCGACGAGCAGTAATTCTGTCCTGCTGATCTTCAGCATCACGCAAACGCCTAAATGCAGCATTATATTCGCCGACCTGGATGCCGTTCGGATTAGTTGACTCGTCGTACTTGCCTGCAGAAATTAACGCATCAAACTTTTCATCTAGTGACAAAGTTTCGTAGTTTTCTGGAAGAGCATCCTTGGCCGTTCGTGGACCCTTGCCCTTTCCTGGACGAGAAGTAGACACGGCGCTGCCAGTTTGTGAACGCATACCAGAACCGACTCGTGACCTAACTCCACCACTACGGTTCTCTTCAGAGAATCGGTCAAACATATTGCGCAAAGTACTCCACTGACGCGCTGTCATGGTGCCGTTATTCTTCTTGTGAGCCTCAACGAGACCCTTAACTATGCGGAAGTTGGGCTGACGACGACCCCAGTCAACAAGTTGACCCTGCATTCTTGGAGTAATATCTGCTGGAGCGCCATTATTGATGCGCTTACCATCGAATTCCTCACCAGGCATATCAACATTGGGGCTGGTGTATTTTCCTTCTTTGCTGACTGAGGCCATTTCTAGTGGATCAGCACCAAACATCTTGATCCATGATGGATCAACTTTCTCTAATTCATCGTACGCCGTCATGACGTTGTCGTATTCTGAAGAAAGAATTGTCAAAGAACGACCAGGATTAGATTTTTTCTGATTCTGTAATTCCTCAAGAAGATTATCGTACTTCTTCATACCGTAAGTAATCATGCCGTTTCCGCCATGCTTCGCAGTAATTCCACGAATTTCATCACGAATTAAGCCAATTTCATCTACGGAAAGATTGACTTCCATTTTTTGATGTCTTGCTCCCGCTCGTGAACGGAAACCACCACCACCACGGGCTATATTAAGTTTTTTATTGATTTTTTCTGCTGCTTCTGACAAGAAATTAGATGCTGCATACTCATCATTGCCCCACATGTCATTGGCGAGGTTGCTAATATTCGTAACTTGAGACTGAACTCGCTCAAGGTCACTGTCTTCGGTAATCCCGTTACGAAGCAATTCAATGGCATTGCCGTATACGGACTTTTCGTCTTCACTCATTGGAATCCGACGCAAATCACGTTCTAGGAAATCAACCGTCGTTGACTCAACACCATTAACATCACCATTTGGCTTGACGGAGTATGTCGCATTACGCTTCACATCATTGAGTGCTTTACCGAGACTCTCTGCTTCTTCAATGCTGTCTGCGTCATCAGCAGAAATACCACCAAATACGTAAGCCCCACCACCCTTATATTGGACGACCAACTCTTCTTTAGCGGCATCGTAACGAACGAAGTCAACAGCACTACTTTCGGCCATTCTGCGTGAAGGATAGATTTCGCGTGATTCGCCCAACCCTGTTCCGGCTTTGCTTCGCATGCCGTCAGCAATTTCTTGCACATCATCTGGATCGTCCGGATCGTCCGGCGGTCGCTTCGCTGCGGCTGCGAATCGTCTAGGCTCAATATCCCTATCTTTGTTACGTCTAATAATTTCGCCAGGTTTGAATTTTTCACCGACTTCAAGTCCTTCTTCGCGATTAGAACGTGAACGCAAGCCCGCCTTTTTCATCCGCTCTTCATGCTTAATTAAATATTTTCTTGCTGCTTGTCTTCTTTGACGTGAAGCGGGTTTGCGCGCATCGGAACTGGGTTGATTTGCTATAGCACCAAATCGTCTTTGAATATTTTTATCTGCAGCCTTACGTACTTCAAGATTCTCGTCTTCAAGTAAGTCTTTGATTGTTTCCAAATATGCCATATCATTATTTGCAACATTTAGTCTAGTTTGAACATCCTCGCGACGTGAAAGTTCATCAAGATAATTGGGCGACATTAGATTCAGCCTGGAATCATGCGCAGCATCTCTTCGGTCTGCTTCTACATTTGCTGACGTTCCACCAGAGCGTGAACGCAATCCTTCTAGGGGACGTCTGCCCGGCTTTCCAGCAGCACGGACACGGTCAAGGCTGCGGAATTGCTCATCCTCGTAGAATACGTCGTCATTTCCCTGGTCTTCAATGTTTTGCAGGAAGTCCATGGCGTCTTCAACGGAATCAAACTCTTCATCATCCGCTCCGCCATAGAAATACTCCACGCCATCTTCTGTACGGAACATACCAACAACTCCGTATCCGGGAGTGTCGTCGCCATAAATATCAGCCAGAGGGATAACTTCTGCGTCTACATTTTCGCCGTTAAGTCGATCAATCCACTTTGATCCCGTGTTGTATTTTGATTCGGCAACACCTTCACGCACCCCACCCGAACCACCTTCGTCATCGTAAGAACGACGTGAACGCATGCCGGAAGTTGGCTTTGAATTAGTTCCAGGTTTACGCGATTTATTTTCTTTTCTGCGTCGATCAATTTCTTGTTTTGCCGCAAAATAGGAATCCCTGATCTTCTTCTTTTCAAGCGGGTCATCGACACTGACTTTTCCGTCCGTAACATCGAACCAATCATTCATTAAATTCTTTAGTTCTTCATCTGTGGCGTCTTCCATATTGGTTGATCCAGAATTTGTTTGTGAACGCATGCCTTCTAGTGGACGTCTGCCAGGCTTTCCAGCAGCACGAACACGGTCAAGACTACGGAATTCCGGATCACCATACAAAATTCCCTCATTACCCTGGTCATCAACATTTTGCAAGAAGTCCATAGCATCTTCAACAGAATCGAACTCTTCATCGTCCCCGCCATAGAAATACTCAATCCCACCGAATCCATCGTCAGTTCTATAAACGCCGACCACGCCATATCCAGGCCTGTCGTCACCATAAATATCCGCTAATGGAATAACATCGGCATCAACATTGTCGCCCTTGAGTTGATCAATCCACATGAAGCCTTCAAAATGTTCAGACTCTGCGACTCCTTCGCGAACACCACGCGAACCACTTTCGTCATCGTAAGAACGACGTGAACGCATTCCTTGCTGGCGTCCACCACGAGAACCAGACGGTCTGCTCACGTTCGGGAATGTGTCATTCGTACCAAAGGTGCGTGTTTCGGTAGTTCCATCAGACATGTTCTCCAACACCATTGTGACGTAGCCATCTTCTTGGCCATCACTACGGATATCGGCAATACGAACCATCGGCTCGCCAACAGCACTAGTTTCATCATCCCAATTTTCGGGAAGAACATCACCAGGTGCTAAATCTATAATGTTTGCTCGCGCTTCAACACCACGTTCTCTGTCGCCCAATTTGGGCCCTTTTCGATTAGGACGATTCTTGTACGAGGGCGCAGATTCCCAAGCACGATCATCCATCAAGAATCCATTATTAGACAAGATGTCTGATGCTCTTTTATCTTTTGATATTGCGTTTACTAAAGCATCAAGTTTGTCGTCCATGTTGGCTTTGGCATTATCTCGCAAGGAAATATCTGAACCGACCGATCCTTCGCGATCCGCCCGATAGAAATCAATTTTCACTCCATTATCCAAGAGGTGATTTCGTAAATATTTTTCGTTAGAAGACAAGTTCTTATCATCTTTGGAGAAAATTTCGCTTATATAGCCAATTGCGGCACCAGCAGAATTCCCAAAATCTTCACGTGAACGGAAACCCCACTCATTTGTGGATGGTCCATCTTTTTTCTTGCCCGGAATTTTCTTCGAGCGAAGTTTTTGTTCTTGCATGATACGAACTTGATCTGGTGTCAATTTCGTGTTCATTTTACGTTTTTCGGAATTGTTCTTTTTTCCAGAACGTGAGCGCATTCCCCCATTTTTCAATCTGTCAAGTGCTTCTGTGACTTTTTCGTCAGCAAAATCAGACGACAAATCATCAATTTTTTCAGTTATTAAATAGTCAGGATCAATATCATCAAATTCAGAACCTTCAAAATTATCACGAAGATTTGAGACAAACGATATGGCGTCCACGCTGTCCCAATGCTCGTCGTCAAAGAATGCCGGGTCAATCAAGTCTGTAATTAGTGCATCATATTCTTCTTGATTAATATCGCCATCATCCAGCATTTTCTTATAAGCAACACGGGCTTTCGTTGTGCCAGTTCTACCGACTAATCTCTGGGTGTCTTCACTAACTGCGTATTTTGCCCAATCAGTAATGCCTTTAATCTCATCATTGACACTATCTAATTCATTTTCAATCTCATCAAAAAGGTCATTTTCTTCATCGTTAAAATCTCGCCCATTGGCATAATACTGATCCATTAATTCTTTTGATTTTGCATCAAGTTCATTACGACGTTGTGTGAGTTCTTCCAACTTATTGACTATTCCTTCGGAATTCTTTGATAAGTAGGCATCTCGCGTATTCTTAAAATTCTCATGCGAACCACTTCGTGAACGCATACCCGAAGAAGATGCTCCCATTAAAGTGTTGATTTCATCTTCCGTGAAACCAAGTTCCGACATCGTTAAACGACGTTTGTCATTTTGTTCTGCTAAGAATTTTTCTGAATCAAACTTAACTTTTCCTTTTTCGTCACGTTCAATCATTTCACGACGTGGACGACCAGTGGCATCCAACTCTGGTGCCTTTCTGGTTGCCGACTCAGCGCCTTGCTCTTTGCGTAGGTCAGAAAACTCTTGACGTAATGGTGCTTGACGGCGACGGAATTCCGCTAAATCAATTTTCTCATCATCAAGTTCTTTTTCAAGATCACGTTGCTTTTTGATATTGGTATCAATTTCGGCATCAATATTGCGCCCTGTACGGGAACGTAAGCCCATTGTGCGTTGCTTGTCGCTATCTTTAACAATGTTGTCATACACTTCATTGGCGCGTCTCAAGATGCTTTCTTTACCTTGAGGAATTCTGCCAGAAGAAACAAAATCTTGGAATTCATCAACAGTTAGCCCATCGCTGAGTATATCCATCGACTCTAAAAATGCGCGATTAGCAATAGATTCCATTTCTGATTCAAATATGCGCTCACCATCATCTGAAGGTCCAGATATTTGGTTTCGTGCATATCCCGCATAGCGACCGCTCAATACATCGGCAACATCATCTTTGGTAAATCCTTGACGCTTTAGTTCAGAACGAACAATCTTCATCAATTCGGGATTAATCCTCTGGTCACCATCAAAAATATCTTGCAGTTCTTTATCGCTCAAACCAAATTTCTGGCCGCTACGCTGCGACATTTGGGCAAGAATGTCAAATGCTCGCTGTTCTTTTGTTACTTTAGGCTCAACGCTGTTATTGCGTTCATTTCTTAAACCATCAGTGATTTTTGAACGGAAACCACGAAGCAGTTCCGGTACGTCGCGAGGACCGTCATAAGACCCAAAGCGAAGAGGCTTTGGTTTAAAGTTATCCCAGTCAAGATTTTCTACTGACCAGCCCGTTTGCTGAACAGCACGCTCTTCTACTGGCTTGACATTGCCTTTTTCTAGATCGTGGGCGTAGGCTTTTCTTTGCGCTTTTCTGTATTGGCGCAATTTCTTTTTGTATTCCTGATCCCACTCTTCGAAAGTAGGGTACCAATCCCAAGTATCGTAAGGTTTATTGCTGTCGACATCACGTTTTGCTTGATTGCGGAAAGAATCAAGCATTTCTTGTTTGCGTTGTGCTTTAGATTTTGGCTTGAAAGTCTCTAGAAGTCTTCTTTCAGCAGGTGTCAGAGTTTCTAGGGCACCATCTGATGGCTTGTAGTCGTCAGGGACGGTTGCTTTCCAGGTTTTGCTTTCGCTACGACGACGATCTTCTAGTTGGGAGTCAATGACATCTTGTGTTCCTTTTTCTTCTTCTCCCGATGACATGCCGCCATTGGGCAATGTTGATGGCTCTTGTCCGCGCTTGCGTGCATAAACGCTCTTATCTCCGGCGGAATAATCACCGAAATATTCAGGCTCACGTCCCTCGCTTTGATATACGTCGTAACCACGTGAATCAAGTTCTTGAACCAAAGAACTCAATGATGGGCGATCTCTCAAAAGGAGGGAAGAAGATTGTGGATTCCTGTCCCATGGACGCCATGCCGTTTCTCCATACGATTGAAGAAGTTTAATAAGTTCCTCGTCACTCATATTTTGGAGTGCTTGAACTGGACCTCTTCTTCCGTACGCTGGTTTCAATTTTTTGTCTGGCTTGCTATCTTCCCTGAATCTACGCGAACGCATGCCACGATCTCTTCTGTTGCGATCAAAAATATTGTCTACAGCATCATCAAGGAGTTCGCGACCCTTTTCTCTAGCAAATTTCTTAGCCTCTCTCTTGAGGTCTTTGCCAATTTCGCGACCTTGCTTACGTACCGCGTCGCCAAGACGCGAACGCATTCCAACATCATCGCGCTGTCGTTCGCCAACATTTTCCCAATGTGTTTGCACGTCAGAATTCCACATTTCTTCGGCACGACTCATTACTTTTTCATTGTCAAGAATGTTTGACCAATCAACGTCCTTCGGGTCAAGTTCGTCATCTTCGATCATTATTTCGACAGTACGTTCAAGTAAATTCTCGAAATGATCAGAATCTTGATCTAGGTCCTCGAATTGCTCGTTGTAAGTTGGGCCACGTCGCGAACGCATGCCACGATCTTTGTCGCGTAAAACAAATCCGTCTCTACCCCAAGAACCCTCATGAGACATGATCGCATCGGAGACAGCACTTGCTACAAAACGCTTTTTATCTTCAGGTGATGCTTTACTGACATCTATTGACCATGACCAGCCACCGTCAGAGTCACCTTCGGTTTCGATGTAATCAACGAGACCACTATCCTGAAGGAAGGAACCTGCAGGACCATCTGCTACATCAACTTCTGTATCAACAAAATCCATCCAGAGTCTTGATTCCGATGCATCACCCATACCATCGTTGAAGACCCTGACATCCAAGCCTTCTCTAATAACATCATTGTTACTATAGGCGTTATCGATAAGTTTATTGACTTCAGAAATATTATCCTTAGAAACAAACTCATCTAGTGAACGACCATCAAATATTTCGGGGGCATACTTCTCAATTAAAGGAGTAATTCTGTCTAGATAATCCTGAGTTGATTCGTCATCACCCTGGAATAGGTCTCTTGGGTCGACACCATCATCTTCAAGAACTTTACGAGCGCGATCTGCTGCTACTTGATCCGAATATATTTTTCTCTGAGAAGTTGAGCGCATTCCACGTTCTTCGCGTTCCATATCACGTTGCATGTCTGCTTGCTCGTCAAGCATGTACTGGATGTACTCGGGGTCATTTTCTGCTTCGCGTTGACGCTTCAGGCGATTCTCTTCACGCAGTTCTCGCATCGACTTCTGGGGCTTCTTGCGCGGTGCGTTGAGGCGATTTTCACGGAACTGGCGGTCATCTTGTTCGTCAAGTTGATAATCGATTTCCGGATCACCCGAGCGTGAACGGAAACCGCGAACCCAGCCACGATCTTCCTCTTGGGCATTCTCTAAATCACTTTCAGCAGCCTTCTGGATATCGTCATCGAAGGCATCGGAATTATTGTATTCTTTAAACAATTTTTCCATTGCGGCAATAGGGTCGTCTGATTCATTGACGTCATCCAGAAGGGAATCCCACTCGTCGTCAGTCATGTCCTTGTATTTGTCTACATTTTCTCTAGTCCAATCGCGAGCAGTCTCGTAATATCTATCCGAGTCCATCCTGCTCCACTCTTCGCCAACGTTTTCCATAATTGGTTCTAAGGGATCGTCATCTGGCTCATACCATGAATCAGGAGGACCAACATAGCCACGTGAACGCATGCCACGATCTTCGCGTTCCATATTGCGCTGATCGTCAGCCCACTCATCGAGCATTGCTTCGGTGTCATATTCTGCGGCATCGCGTTGACGCTTTAAACGATTCTCTTCGCGAAGTTCACGCATCGACTTCTGAGGCTTCTTGCGTGGTGCGTCAAGACGATTTTCACGGAACTGACGGTCATCCTGTTCATCAAGTTCTGCATCAATATCCGAGTCGCCCGAGCGCGAACGCATTCCCTGCTGGCGTCCCTTGCTAGGTTTTGTTTCTCTTAAATTGGGGAATGGTGGAAAGGGGCGAGTTCTTTTTTCAAATTCTTCATCAGTTTCATCAAACTTCTTACGAGGTTTGCCGGTTCCTAGATCGAATGGCAGGTCAGAACCAATAGGTTGCATTTCGCCACGTGAGCGCATGCCACCATCATTAGTGCCTGATAAACTCTGTAAGAGATTAGGGTTACCACCGATATCGTCGATGATTGAACGTAGTTTCTTTTCATCAAAAGAAACATTGCCATTACCTGAGCGACGTTGCTTTTCAATTGCTTCGGCATCTCCCTCGACGACTGCCGAAAGTTTTCTGGCAAGGTTCTTGGGTACGATAAAGCGAGGAATAATTGGTCGTTCCAAGCCTGGCTTGCCTTCAAAAACAATGCCGTCAGAGTCGGCGTCAGTAACGCCAGTAATGTCAACGAATGCCATGCCTGCAGGAGCCGCACGCAAGCCGCCCCCTAGTTTCGGACCAATTTTGCCACTAAGGGCTTTTATTCTGGTCTTGGGGGCGTCTTTGGTGTTAGGCGCCCCATCACCTTTTTTTGAACCACCGCCACCATCTAGGTAGGAGGAGATATTTTTGTGGGCTGATCTGAGTGCCTGTAGTGAATCTTCGTTGATCCCGCTAGTGATATGGACTCCGTAGTCGTCAACGTGTGCTTCTAGGCGATGGTAATTGAGTACGGGGTCTAGTAGTGACTTGACCTCGTATGCATATTGTGGCTTGCACCATACCGAATATTCCAAGGCAGTTTTTTTCTGCTGTCCACCAGCAAGATTGCGCAAATAGTCGATGGCATCTTGGATTTTCTGCAATTCGCTTTCCTTGATTGTTTCATCTTCTCCGGCGTTAGAAAGAACTTCGACTGCCTGATCAAGTTGATCATCAAATGATTTCATCATCGAAACTGGCTGCTGGGAATCACCATAGGACTGGGTTACATATCCTGGCTTAACCATCATCGGCATCGAAGGCATTTGCGATGGAACAATCTGTTGTGAAGCCATCTTCTCTGGCTTGCCGAACATGTATCTGCCGCTTTGTGACTCGCGATGGTACCCAATTCGATAAGTCATGCGGGTTCCGTCTGGCATTGTGCGATCAAAAACAACGCTGTTTTCGGTTGCGTTCACTACTTTGAGTGGGCTTGCTGATCGTGAAGATAATTCCATTTCAAGTGCGGCACGAGCCTCGCCGCCAAGTTGGCCAGATTCTCCTGAAGCAAAAATGTCTGTTCGTTCGTTTGCTGCTGGGAATGTTTGCGGTTTTGCTGGGGAGAGGTTAAAGCGAGGGATGTCGATAGCCGTCGAACCAGGTCGACTTTGACGCATTCCGCCCTGCATTCCTTCTGGACCACATTTTTCGCCATTTTCGTCGCTTTTGACGGAAAGTGTGGCAGTGAGTTGGTTTGCTCCGTGGAGAACAGGGCTGACTTCGTATAATTCAACTTCACGCAGGACGTTGGCTTGCATTGTGGGATCAAACGTTGCTTGAAGTGTCTTGTAGCCGATTGACCATTCTTGTTCTTGTCCAAAGAATGCCACGCTGCCAAATCCTTCGCGTCCCTTTTCCGTTGCAAGGTTGAATTGGACGCGAGCGTATAGTCCACCGACCCCGGCCATCTTCATCTTCATGGGGATACGTGGGTCGTTTGCTGGTACTTCGTAGATTTCTAGAACTTTACCGATAGGGTCATTCCAGTTGTGTCCCCAGACCACGCGTGGCTTACGACGCTTGAGGCTTTCCGTAAATGCACCGCTGATGATCACATCGCCTACCGAATCCTTATTACCGATGGCGGCTACAAAACATTCAACGATTCCTTGCGCTGAGTCAATATTAATTTGACCATCAAGCGCTTTGAAAAGTATGTCTGACGTCGAGAAATTGGACATTGGGGCTCCTTAACTATCTTGTACCATAATAGTTAAGGCGCTAATGGTTCAATGCAACTGTTAAGTATTTTTCAGTCAAATATGATTTAGTTTACGGAAATTGTTTTAGTTTACGGAAACTATGGTCTGCAATAGTCCCAAGAGCGACGTGCTTCTGCCGAGGCAACCTCTGGGCGAATCTTCACCAACAAATCGGTATAGATGCTGACAATGGATGTCTTTAGGGCACTGAGTCGTTCCTCGTCGTTCTTAATTCCAAACGAATTAAAGATAGCCATATCCAAAAGTGTCCGAGTATCGTCGTTTATAGACTTAATTCTAGTCATCTGAGCATCAAGATGTGCATGGATATCCGATGCTGACGGTCCAGAATAATTTGCTGACTTTTCTGCATATATGGACTTTGAGTCCTTGACGATAGCCGAAAGTACAGGACGGATATCCTCATCCATTTGCTTGGTCCACGTATCATTATTCAAAATGCTTTCAGAATCAAGAGAACCAGAACTCAAGAATTCCCTAGACTTCTTGCCGCCAACCTTCTCTAGGACAACACGCTGTTGACGTTCGAGTACTCGTTCTAGGCTTCGATCTAAGATTTCTTCCCAGCGCACAACAGCAATGTCTCGTTCCGCGCTGTCATCTTTGTAGGCCAATGGTTGCCTATCGGACATTTGGGCCATCGCCCCTTCGGGCCCTGCGGGAATTCCCCCACCAGGCATACCCATTCCAGGAAAACCTCCAGGAGCGTCATTCGGTGCACCAGGGACTCCGCCCTGTTCTGCCATGAGTGCTCCAGCCATCGTATCTGGGGCTGGAGCGCCACCAGCGGCATCAGGAGGCATTCCAGCAGGCATTCCAGGAGGACCGCCACCCATAGGAACCCCGCCCTGACCAGGAGGAGGAGTGGGCTTGGTTGTATTTGCGATTGGGGTCAAGTTGGGGTTCATGAGAAGGCTATCCGCCAACTCCGATTCAACCTTCTTACGACCAGTTCCTTCACGATATTCGTTGACGCTAATAAGTCCGCGACTTTGCTCATCCAGAAGGTATCTTTCACGCTCCTGCTTGGTAATAATCAGGTATGGAACGTCGGAAGTATCAAAGTCAATATAATGTTCAGCATCGAGGTCGTCAAGTGCTCGTGCCAAAATCTCCAAGTGAGGAGACATAGTCTCATTCCAGAAAACGCTCACTTCCTCGGCAGCGTTGCTGAATGTTCTGCCAGAAGCATTACCGATGACTGACTCAGGAACGCCAAACGAAGCAAGGATTTCTTCCTTGGTGATCTGACGCATTTGAATATAGGCAGCATCTCGCGGATTTGACGAAGTATCAACATAATCAACGCCATCATCAGCCGAAATAACAGTAGTTGACCCAACGCGACCCAAGTTGCCCCTAAAACGGTTCCTTAACTCATCTTTGTCATCTTCATCGATTTCCCCACGAAGAACCAACAAACCACCAGGACGACCATCATTAAGTAGGTAGTTGCGGTTATAGAGTTTCGCTAAGTTCTCAATTTCAATAGCAACGCCAGCGGACTCCATGGGAGTTAGTGACAAGTAAGGGTCTAGTGGATGTGGTCGACGAACCCAAATAACATCATCGGGATTCATGATGATCTTGGTGCCAGTTGGCATTAAGACTTCATACCCAGAAACGAACTTAACAGGGTCGGGGATAGGTGCAGTTGATTGAGGAGGAAGGAGATTTAGCCCAATAATTGAGCCATCACGACCACGAACCTTCTCAATAAAAGCGCCACGAGTTCCAAGAAGAATCTGAGATGAGAGACGGTATCTAAAAATATACGCATTTTCACCAATATTGGATTTTGTGTTCAAAATTGTCAATAATGATGATTTATCAGCAGTATCCCCACGAACAATACGGCCAATTGGCGAATTTTCTTTACGAAGGATGACAGGGAGGCGAGCCTGATTACCTGCGATGGCATCAATACAGCGTGCCACCCAGGTGACTTTCTGCATTCCCTCGCGATAAGCGCGCTCAATGTCCCAGGGGTCACGATAGGCGCGTCCAACAAAACTTGGGTTTGCTGAAACGGGTGCGCCAGGACCAATGAGCGACTTCCCGCCCTGGCCATTTAATGATTTATTAGAAATATTCCAAGCCATGTTTTACTCAAGCCCTAACAGGATGCCAAAAATTCCACAACACACTCCAGCAACAATAAGCCCGAGGGCAGGAGAATACATAAACGTACCGACACTTGTCAACAGTATGAATAATACCATCATTATATTTGCTGCTACTGTACGTGTTCTAATGCGCAATAAAAACAATCTCAAACGAGTTAATGTAATCTTGATACGAGAAGGTTCTGTCTTGTTTCGCTTTTTACGAGTTTTCACAAAAAACAATCTAATACATAAAACACTGACTGGAGTGGACAATGCCCGATTGGAATAAAGTTCTTGAATATCTGGAACCAAAGATGCCACCGTTTTGCCCAGAGACGCCATCACTCACACAAAAGGTATTCCTAAGAACTTACTCATTGGAGGCCCTATTTGGCGGCGCGGCTGGCGGTGGGAAAAGTTCGGCCCTCCTCATGGCGGCGATGCAATATATCGATGTACCAGGTTATTCGGCAATTATTTTCCGTCGTACCTATGCCGACCTTGCTCTTCCAGGAGCCATCATGGACCGTTTCATTCATTGGATGTCGACAATTGATGACGTCAGATGGAACGCCAACAACTACACCGCCGTATTCCCTTCGGGGGCAAGAATTTCATTTGGATACTTGAATAACTCGCAGGACTTTCTTCGTTACAAAGGTGCAGAATTCCAATTTATTGGGATGGACGAAGTTACGGAAATCCGTGAATCAGATTATCGATACATGTTCTCTCGTCTACGTCGCCCTGGTTCTGGTCCACTTTCACAAGTTCCACTCAGAATGCGATCCGCCTGCAACCCAGCACCCAACTGGGTTCGTCAACGATTTATTGTTGAAGGGATATCGGAAGGCAGAATTTTTGTTCCTTCAAAACTTTCCGATAACCCAGGAATCGATGCTGACTCATACCGCCAGGCGCTTCAGGCCCTAGACCCGCTTGAACGGCGTAGACTAGAAGAAGGTGACTGGTGGGCAACCACTCTCGGCTCAATGTTTAGTAGAGAAGCAGTTGTTATCATAGATCACTCTGATATCCCTCAAATCACGACAGCAGCAAGAGCCGTTAGATTTTGGGACTTAGCAGCGACAGAGCCAAGTTATACAAACCCTGATCCTGACTGGACCGTAGGTACGTTAATGCTTTTTGATGGTGGTATAGCCTATGTGTTGGACATCAAGAAGGCCAGAGTTAAGGGTGAAAAGGTAGAACAACTCATTGCTCAAACCGCATACGAAGACGGACATACGGTCGCCATCAGGATGGAACAAGAACCGGGATCGTCTGGAAAGGCCTTGGTTGATCAGTATGCGAGAAATATTTTGCAGGGGTTTGACTTTGGCGGCATACGTTCAACCGGAGACAAGATAACGCGAGCCAGGCCATTCGCTGCTGCTGTTGCTAACGGCAACGTTCGATGCCTCAGGGGGCCGTGGCTCACAGACTGGCTGGATGAAATGTCTTCATTCCCTGAAGCGTGTAACCACGATGACCAAGTTGACTCCGCCGTTAGTGCATTTACATATTTGTCAGGATTGGGCTTGCCTCAACGCAAAAAAATTGGTATTATCATCTGAAATCACTACGACAAAAGGACGCCAATGTCAAATCTAGAACGCCTAGAAGCATTCCGCAGAGAATTATCTGACATTTGTGCTGATATCAGTACAGAACTCGCACAAGACGGTGCGGTCATCGAAGAATCGTGCGTAAATTTAGTACATATCTACAATCTCAAAAGAGACATTAATTATATCTATGAGGAAATGGTTACTGTTATCGCAGACAAAATGCCACAGTCAATGATTTTCCTTTCAGATGGAACAGAAATTGAGCGCAAGCAAAGTGCCGACCGCAAGGCGTGGGACCACAAGGGTTTAGCCAATGAAGTGGCAGCGAAAATATCTCAAATGTCAGTGGATATGGATACTGGGGAAATTACCTTGACACCAGAAGAAATGATGATTAAGATGCTTGATTACGCAGCACCATCATATTGGAGAGTTGGCGAACTTGGGAAAATCGGGGTCAACCCCTCCAAGTATTGCGAAACATCCGAAGGGCGGACAAGTATTGTCATTAAGAAAGGGAAAGTGTAATGCCACAATCACCACGAAATAAACAATTAATAGATACCGCAGAATTAGTAGAGACGGAAATTCCAGAAAGGGCCAATTCCATGCACGATGAGCAAACACACGAAGAATTTTGGGTAGAAAAAGATAAGCGAGATCAAATCGTCGCTAAGCGAAATCGCTCAGAACAAGAAAGATTACTCTCCGAATTAAGTGAACCATTTTCTTCGGAAGTTGAAAGAGAACTACGAAAAGGTACAGCAGTACTCATTTACATCCCTGTAAGCGAAGTAATCGCTCGCTTGAATCGAGTATTTGGTGTTCTTGGTTGGTCCTCCGAAATTATTAAATGCGAACGAGATGCACTTGACCCTGATTGCATCGTTGCCCATGTACGACTTACTGTCTCTACGTCTGAATACGGACAAATTATTCAGAAAGATGGTTTTGGTGGACAGAAAATCAAAAGAACTAAAACTGGTGACATCATAGACCTTGGCAACGAATTCAAGGGTGCGGTTTCTGATGCTCTCAAAAAGGCTGCTCAACAATTCGGCGTAGCACTATATCTTTCTCGCTCAGATGAATCACTAAATCAAGAGACTGAACGCGAGCACGCAGCAAATGCGCCAAAAATTGATCCGAATATTCTTGCCCTATGGGCAAAATTCCGTGAAGCAAGTAAGGATTTCTCCGCTGAACAGAAAACAAAATTGAACGAATTTTGGACTAAGTATTCCAATGGTCGTCCAAAGCCTTCTCCAGAGACGGCAACGATGCAGGACATCATGGCTCTCATCGAAGAATCTACTCGTATTTCGTTCCCTGGATCAGAGTTTGAGGGATGAGCGAGGACCAGCAAGGCGCCCCATACACTCCCCCGCCATACCTATCGGCATCATCGATGGGCACGTTTCATCAATGCCCTTTGAAATTCAAATACAACAAAATTGATCGCCTCCCCGACCAGCCGTCCGATGCAACCCTTCTTGGTAATTTTGTTCATGAAACACTTGAGGAATTTTATGTCTTGCCTCCAGAAGAACGAAATTTGAATTCAGCGAAGATGCTTGCTGCTCAGGTTTGGACAAATGCCGACTGGGAACAGAGAATTCGTGGATACGTCCATCCCACCAAAGTTCGACAATTCCGCTGGTCGGCGTGGTGGTGTTTGGAAAATCTCTTTAAAGTAGAAGAGCCTTCGTCCATCAAGGTCAAAGGAATCGAATCCGAGGTCAATGGGCTAATAGGCACGGCAATGGTAAAAGGATTTATTGACCGTTTTGAGACAACAGAAACCGGAGTTTGTGTTTCTGACTACAAAACAGGCAAAACCCCCAAATCGTCATGGCTAGCCGACAAGTATCTTCAACTTCAAATATATGCAACATTATTGAATGATAGTGGTGTTGCGAATGTCACAGAAATACAGTTGTTGTACCTCAAAGATGGCGTTAACTTTACTCATCAACTAGTCGCTGAGGACTTTGAAAAAACAATTAAATACGTTCAAGAATCACATGACGCCATACACAACGCATGTGAAACTGGAAATTTCCCACACAATAAATCACGCCTATGCGACTGGTGTGCCTATAAACCAATATGCCCAGGATGGAAAAAATGACAACAATGACAGATGATGAATTAGTTTATATGGTTGCGGAAGAAGTCAAAAATAGACTTTCGCCCATTCAGAGGAAAATCCTTCTTAGTAAAGAAAACTGGGAACGTTGGCAACAGTGCCTTCTCGCCCTAGTGAATAACCTAAACGAGCAATTGCGGAATATTGAAGAAGACCGAAGTGCTGATGAAATGCGTTTTCAGGCACTTGGTTCGCGTCGGTTGCTGAGCGAGGCAACAAGTCAATACAAGCGTCGTCAATTTAAAATAGAACGCTTTAAGTCACATGTAGAAAAGCGTCTTGATGAAGTAACGGCAATGATTGAGACCGGTAAGGTTTTTGATTCCAACGGGTGGGAACACGTTGAATTCCTGAAGCGTGCGATTGCCAAACATCGTGAAATGCTTCGTGAGTGCGACATGGAGCCAACCCCAATTGACCAAGCACTCTGGTCCGCGCTTGTGGACAAGTGGGAATTTGATAAGATAGACGTGTCACAACTTTAATCTAGGTGGATACATGCGTCGACGTAGCAAGAAAAAAGAAGAACAATACGTTGAAAGGCGCAAATTAGTAGGTCGTATGCTTTCAGAACGGCCCTACTGCGAGGCATGCCCTGTATTCGCCAAGCATGACCAAAAGGCCACCTACACGCGTCGTGGAAGCGTTGATATTCATGAACTGATCAGACGATCTCAGGGTGGATCGATTCTTGATGAGTCAAATTTGATGGCAGTATGTCGAGAGTGCCATACGAGAATTGGCAATTATCCAGCGTTAGCGTTTGAACTTGGCCTAGCAAAGCACTCGTGGGACAAGTAACCCACAGTCCCCCTGCGGAGAGTTGAACTCCGTCAAACATTTTATAAGAATGTTATGCTAACCGTTACATCACAGGGGAGCATTCTCATAACTCCTCTATAAGGAAACCATTTGCGACAAGCGTGGATATGGCAATATCTATATCTTCATCACTTGGCGACTCAATTGCTTCTTGCTTTAATGCCTGGATGAGCATTAACGGTATTGGTGAGTTTCTTAGGATTGTTTCGCTGCCACGGGTGTAGCCAACAGGGTCCATCCATTCCACTTTTCTTCCTAGTTCATACTTGTATCCGGCAGATACCAGGGTTATCTCATAATCGTGGGTTATCTCGTTTTGTTCGCAATGGGTGACCGTCAAACATTCATGAACAACATTTTTGTCTTCGATAAATGCTTGTTGCAATTCTCTGCCCTTGAGTTTTTCTTTACTATGGGTCTCAAAACCTTCAGCAACAAGGGTAATCGCATCAACCCCCCAAAATGTTTTGAGGGCAGCCAGCATGTCACCACATTTTGGAAGCCGTGCCTCTACGGGTTTGTTCATCTCGCTTCTTTGAAGTTGAGCGACAACAAGCAGTTCCCCCTTCTTCCATGCAAAGAAGTTGAAAGCCAAATCTTCACCAATGCCGAACTCTTCGACATTGATATTTTTGGCTAATTGGGCCCCTGTTAAGGCAAGGGACATTTTGGACATTGAGTCTGGATATAGTTCCACGGGTTGAACAATAATCTAGAATTAGTTCCTGCAGGGGAAGAAACCATCTGCTAGTTTTTTGCTTATGAGCACAAACAAACCAACACCAAAAAAGAAGTCACAGACGCCTTCGAAAAAGGTTGCCCAAAAAGTAATTTCTGGTGCACCTGCAAAGAAGGCTGCTGCTACTTCTCCTAAATTAAAGCAAAAGCCAGGCCCTAAGAAGGGTTCAACCAGAAAGGCTCAGCCGGAAAAGAAGGCCGTAGTAAAGAAGGTTGCGCCAAAAGCAAACAAGGCAATTGGTCTAAACACTCTCAATTCTGAGTTGTTGGTATCAAAGAAATTGGCTGCAGGCGCTGCTGAGGAATTGAATGCTATGGCAAAGAAGTATAAGCAACAGATCGACAAAGGTTCTTTGCGCTTCCTTGAGCAAGCAACCACTTCCGCAAACAACGCGACCCCTCAGGCTGATCTTCGTATTAACCTGAACAACGCTACGACCAGCGTTCAGCCCAATACCAAGCCTTATGGCACCGCCGCCAAGAAAAAGGGGATTCTTTCGAGAATTACCTCGTGGTTCCGTCCTTCAAAGAAAAAGAATACGAGCAAGAAGCGATAACAATTATTTATTATCACCTCCAATCGGCTATTATTACGATATCCGGTTGGAGGTGAAATAAGTGAAGAAGAAAATAGACGCAATATCCGAAGCGGCAGCCATTCTTGGTGTAGACAAAGAGAACCTGACCGAAGAACAAGCAATGAAAGTCTTACGCAATTTAGTGATGTCAAATTCAGATATTCGGATTCGCAAGGCCCGCAACGATCAACAGAAACGTAGAGAATTATTCGATGAGTGAAGTTATTAATAGAATCCACGATCTACAAAAACAAGTTTTTCAATTAGAAGAAGAGTTGCGTAAAATACGTTCCAAATACGGGGATGAAGTAGATCATTCTGATGATTTGGCAAACTTAGTACGAGACATGGCCAAATCTCTTAATGGGGCTTATTTTCTTTCATCTAAATCAATCTTGGAGGAGCACGAACGTCGCCGTATTCAAGATGACATTGACGAAAATGGATTATCCGTAGAGGAATAATGTATCTTTCATTTCTCGAAGACTATATTTCTGAATTAATGGTGTTGACCATAGACGACCCAGGCCACACCAGTAAAACTGAAGAAATATGGGGAACTCTTTGGGAGATATTGATCTGGGAGGAAAAATTAATGCCAGATTTAATTATTGATGGCGACAAAATTGCCATTGAAAAGAAAAGTAAAATGATCAATAATAAAATTGAAATCAAGGAGGTGGAAGTAGTGAAGAAATTTACATGGTTAGGACTGACGGCTGTTGTTGGTTTCGTTTGTTTTTTATATGGTTTTTTCACTGCTCCGTAACGTCATGGTAGAACCAGAATATGCGTCCGATATAAAGCCTTCTCAGCCCAAGGTTGTGTCGCGTGCGAAAATGATTATTTTTGATGTTAATGTTGGGAGAAGGTGGGCTGTATCTTTGGAGGAAAACTCCTACATCCATCTTTATTCAATTTCCGATCATGGCAATTCTGTAACATACAATAAGGTTGTAACCCTGTATAGGGGTAATCCTGAATGGCCATTAGTCGCCGAAGGTAAGCCATTTGAGGAATTCGCTCGTGACCTAGTGAGGAAATATGTCGGAATCGGAAAACCCTGATACAAAGAGTCCTGCCTATCGTATGTCAATTTGTTTTGATTGCGACAGACTTTTTCATCCAACGAGGCAGTGTAAGGAATGTGGGTGTTTTATGAAAGTCAAAACACGAATCCCTTCATCTAAATGCCCGCTTGGGAAATGGTAATTAATTAACTACAGATTTCTTTGACTGTTTTTTCTTTATTTCATCCTCATACCAGTCATCTATAAATTCCGCACGGTTTGGGTAAGCATCAGAAAACCGCACATTCGTTCCGTCACCCCTCACGCCAATCCCCTCATACATTTTGTCATAGGCATACCAGCAGAAAGATTCGGCCCAGTCTTCTTCGTTATTATCTTTTGCATATTCAGTGAGTGCTTTTTGCCCAAAGATCAATGAATGAATACTGTCGCTAGAGACATCGAGCATCGTATTGGTTTCGTGTTGTTTGAAATTATCATTTAGTAAAGTTTTCGAGACATCCTTATCTGCAACCATCGCTTTTCCCCATTCCACGGAACTCCCAATACCGGCATAGTCTCCCACCACATGAGCCGTTTCATGCATTAGTAATGGTCCTATAATTTCAGGGTACTGCCCTTCTGGGTATACGGTAAAACTGTCGTGATTGGCATCTGTCGTCCCCAGGGTGACCAGCCCATCTCCCCTAGCCTGGTCCTGCTTGTAGTCTTTTGCTGAAATATTTATTTGTTTTATTGGTACTTCAATTTCCGAAAATGTTGTATGAAAAATGTCAATTGTTGCGCCAATTTCTATTTGTGTATCTAGGACAGTAAATTGATCTTTATCATTGTATTCAATGTTTTTTTGTTCAAGAATTTCATCAAAAGATGTCTTTGTTACCTGTGATATCAGAACGACCCCATTAATTTTCTGAACAACTGCGTACTCCATCGCAGATATGTCGTAATCACCGTCTAAATTTTTTAACAAAATTAGTTCGCCATTTTCCATATTGTCAAAATCACTGTTTTTCCAAATCGTCCATGGGTCGCTATATTCGAGCGAATCCGCATCGATTGTTTCCGTAACGAAGTAATCGTATTGATTGGGTTGTAATGAATTAGATTGAGATGATTCGTGTGATGCATAAATAAAAAATGCAATCACCATAGAAACTGTCAACATAAAAATAGATCGTATTTTCATAGGAATAATGTCCTCTGTTTAATGTATTATTATCAGAGCATACTGTGGTGTTGGGTGATTTCCTACATTAATATTTAGTATTCTTTGATTTTTCCCGTATCCGTTTTGATACTTTTGCTGCCCTTTCGGTATTGGGAACAAATTGCTGACCTTTTTTGTCTGCTTCTAGTTTTTTAGCGATTGTCGCTTTTCTTTGCTCTGGTGTCAGTTTTTGCCATGCTTTTGCAGGTAGGTAGCGTGTCATTTTGCCGTCACGAAATGCGGGCTTGCCATCAGATGTCGTCCAACGCTGTTTAGTCCACTTTTTCAATGAATTTTGAGCCTTGGACGGCTTCCCCCTGTATCCGCCACCTTCTTTTCTATAGGCTACGGCTAATAGTTGTGCTTTACGGGCGCTCCATTGCCCTGGCCTACCCCCATCGTCTCCTGCCATGATTTTGTCTTTAAGACGTTCACGCAAACTGGGTTTAGTGTAATTGAGTGATTTGAGATGATTGGATGGCGAATTGTAGATAAAGTCTTTCGTTGCCTTATCTACCCATTGTGGTGTTGTGCCGTATGAACTCATCTGGCGATTAAGCGAACCACCGATAACTGTACGCCTAATTTTCCCTATTTGTATTGGTTGACGTGCCATCGGGCTCACTTGCCCTTTTTGACAATCCCATTCGGAATGACTGCAAATCTACATTTTCCTTCCGGCATCACGGGGATAGTGATGATTTTACAAGAAGTTCCACCTTCGTAAAGGACGCAATTAGAACATTTGACACCAATGTTTTTTACAGTATTCTTCGATGGCGGATCATACCCCGCCCATACACCTTCGCCCTTTTCGTCAAATTTGCCATATTTTTGGGTTAAGGAAATGAGCACTTTGGCGAGTTCTGCTTCTTGGGGGTCCATTTTGGGAGTATCACCAGAAATGATGATCCTTGCTCCACTAAGAAGATTTTCGAGGGGTGTTTTATTCATTTATAAATTATGCCACAACTATTCGTAGGTTTATTCAGATCAAGATATTTAAATTATTCATCCTGTGTTGGCGTTCGAACTTGGCCTAGCAAAACATTCTTGGGATTAATGCAATACTTCTGTAAATAGTCAACCATTTTGTAGTAAAGTTTTATTAGCCCAGAGAGGGCCCTTAAAAGTAGGAGAAAAATTATGAGCAAGACATTTATCTTTAATGACGCAGCAACAGTCACCGCTGCCCAACTAGCCGCACTGACAATGCCATTCACTGCAGAAATTACTGGCGTATACTTGCGATTGAATACCGGACCCGTTTCCTCCGCTGCAACTTTCGACGTTGAGGTTGCTGGAACCAGCATCGTCAGTGCTGCCATTTCCGTGGCTGCAGGAGCAGTAGTGCCGACCACTGCCCCCACACTTCGCAAGAATGGCGCCATCACTGGTGCCGTCAATGGCGCTGGAGTCACCGCCGTTTACACCGTTGCTGCTGGTCACCTTTTCAAGGTTGGCGACGTAGTTGATGTTGCTTCGGTTACTGTTTCGGCAGGTAGCGCAGTTCCTTACAACTTCACCGGCAAGCAGGTTTCTGCAGTTACTTCGACGACGGTCACTGTTACCGGCATCGTTGGCACCCCAGGTACCTACAGCAGCGGCGGAACCATCGTCTGCACCACCTCGCCAATCGTTGTTCCGAAGGACGCAATCCTTTCCTTCGACTGTGATGGTGTTGGTGGAACCGCAGCGATTGGTTACACACTCGCAATCACATACAACGAAGCAGCCGACACCAGCAAGGCCCCAGGTGGCCTTGACGCTAGCCGCTTCTAATTCGTAAATAATTCAGTCATTTGTATGAAGGCGGGAGGGAAACCTCCCGCTTTCTGCTTTATCACGTAACTATTAAGTAAGAAAAAACGATGATGGCTAAACAACTAATAACCTTATGTGTTAGCGGAAAAATATCCGCAGCAAAAAGACGCACCTCAGCAAGAATGCCTGCTAGTGGAAAAATTATTGGCGTATACACCTCAATAGGTACTCCGGCATCTGGTGCAACAATCATTGTTGACATCAATATTGCCGATACAACAATATTTACCACCCAAGCAAATAGGCCGACCATAGCGGTAGGGGCATATTCTTCGGCTGCGGGAACGGCGGCTAATAACAAATTCGCCTTAGGCGATATTATCGTGGTCGATATTGACAGGGTTGGAACGGAAATTCCAGGAGAAGATTTGACTATCGGTATATGGGTAGATTTTGACTATTAAAATTATCTCATAAATGAGTTGACAAGTTGGAAATAAGCAAGTATGTTAATCACCATGACCGACATCACACCAAAGAAATCAAAAAAGAAATACCCTATGCTTTGTATTCGTCTCAATACTTCTTTGCGCGCTCATCTCGACAACGCTGCGCTCGTACACGGCATAACGAGGGGAGAGTTCGTTCGTCGGATACTTTCCGAACACTTTAGTAATCCAACATTCGTGACCCGTGATCGCGACTCGCGCGGGTCACGTATTCCAGCAGGCTATCCAAACGCAGGACAATTTACAGAAACGCCCGACACTAAGCAAGGTCCTTCAGGTCCCTTTACGGACTTGTCCCTATTTGCAAAGGGCGCCAACGGACCAGCAGGTCCCTTTACAGATTTGTTCTCAACTGAGAAAGGCTTTACTCAACAAGGAACAACGGGTCCATGAAACGCCTCATATGCCAATCAAAAAGAAAAGACGGGAACCAATGCAAAGGAAATGCAATGGGAGCCACCTACTTCTGCTACGTGCATCAAGACTCCAAAGACCCAATAACGTACAGAGACCCGATGATAGAAGCATTTCGCGGAATGCATAACTCAATAACATCCCTTATTGACTGGCACTACCGCACAGGCGGAGACATCTCTAGATACTTCGGAAACTACACTCCACCGCCAGGGAAAAACCCCTACCGCAAACGACCAAATTCAAACAAACGCTACACACCCCCAATGAGGAATAAATGAAACAACTCATTACGATCATTATTGGCGCACCAATTAGGGAGGCAGACAATGACACTGAGTCTTTATAGATTAAAAGCAACGCTTGGTAAAGCACGGCGGATCAACACCTTCTACGATACTGACGATACGAGAGCGATTGGTAAAGGTGCGATGATCGTTATGCGCCTGGCCCATCACGAGTTTGATGATCCTCGCTACCCGAATAAAGTTTGGGGAAAAGGGAAGATCGTTTTACTCAACAGCACAGGCGAAACTTTGCAAACAATGGATGCTAAAGAATGAAAAATCACAAGAAGCAACCCCTAATGTCGCACCAAACAAACAGGAGATACTCATGTCATATAATTCCATGAATCAGTTACCACCCCCACGCCCAAATAATGGCTATGACGTTAAACGACACAACCCTACGGTCTACGAGACAAGACGAAAAGAGTTCGCTCTCAAGGCTGGTGGCATCGGCGCTATTGTCGGTTTCGTTGCCTCGCTGGTCACTACTGGCTATGTCTTTGATGGACTAATCAACGGAGCCATTTGGTTCGGCATCGTCTACGGAATCACTCGCTTGATTCAGAGGAACAAGAATGGCAAACAATAAGGGGACGCTAGGCAACATACACATTGCTGGCAAGGACTTTGATGTTGTTTATGTTATTTGGCATACATCTGACCCATCTAAAAGATGGTTTGTGACGATAGAGGAAACCAAAGAGAGGGCGATACTGCAATCACTAGTAGACCGCCGACCCCATCCCGCAAATGTTGGATTCACTCAGGATGCATGGACATACGACATTGTCGATGAAAGGACTTGGTCGAGAATGAGTGCTGGCGGACTTCCAATACCGCCCAAAAAAATTCCTGCCTCGTACAGTGATGAAAATATACCTGCAAACTAAAGGAACATATGCCCTACGATAAAAACAACAAATGGGTTAAAAGCCTAGGTAGGACGGCGCCTACTAATCATGTTCGGCCAGGAACAAGCAGACTAATAAAAGATGACGACATGAGAATCTGGTTAATGCTTCAGACATGGTCTGATTTTGCTCAAAGCCTTTACGATTATTGCCTAACTCATGGCGGCCTGACCGAGAAACAAATGTTGTCAGCAGAAAAAATGCGAATCAAAGTCGACCCTGAATATGACCCTTATGGCGAAGGGGTTTGGGAGGGGGTATACATAGATGACGAAGATAAATATATCTTCAAAATTTCTATTGTAACCAAAAATAATGACGAGCAAGTACGGTCAATCAGAAAACGTTTAATAGACATGCCTGGATGGTCGGACATCAAATTGGCATCCGATAAAGCGTTGTTATTCGGGTGCATCAAGACTGGCACTTACCGCATGCTGAACGACGATGAACTGATAGATATTGGAAGAAGAACTGGCATATGCTGCGATTGTGGAAAGGTTCTCGACAATCCCAAAAGTATTGCTGCAGGAATCGGACCATATTGTGCAAAAATACGCAGCCAAACTAATCAATAAGAAGGAAACAACATGACCAGCAGAGACACCTACGATATTCTCACCTACGAAGAAGAAAAGGAAGAATCTATGAACGGGATCAATATCCAGATCAATACTCTTGTCGATGCAATGATAGATGCGGAGAAGTGTTTGTTCCATAACAGTCCGGCTAACCTAATGGTTAACTCTTTGCTTAACGAGGAAGGCAGTCTCGTAGTTAAGGAGATACCAGTTCTTCTCGCCTTTCGTGGCGCACACCCGAATTTCCCCGCAAGCGAGTAGTCCCATGCTTACGAACATTACGGTCGGAAGCAACCAAAGAGGACAATGCGAGATTTGTCATCTCAAATCATACAGATATAGCAAATGGCTACATGTTCAGATGTGGTACGACAACCACAAGTGTATTGATGGAAGAAAGACTTCCCGTAATGGCCCACGAAATAAAGAAAATGTCCCGCTGGAGACCCAATGAGGTACCTTCTGCCTGAACCATTTTGCTGTGACGCTAAACGCCCTAATGGATTTACTTATCACCAGTTCGTGACGGTTTGCGATAATTGCCTTACACAGTTCCCATATTATGACTGCTACTGTGAACTAAAGCACGATGATTGTAGTGAGGAAACGCGCCTGCGCAACATCGCATACCGAGAGGCTAACCGATGAACAAATTTCTAAAGTTATTTACCCACGAAATTTATATTGTAGCAATGCTTGGTATTATTTCCATGACTACAGCATGGGCTGGAGTTCAATCATCACTTCACGGTGGGGCTTCGGATGAGGCGTACTCCGTTTATCAACTTGACCTCAGTGAATCCAACAACATGTGGATTACCTCTGAGGTTAAATACAGGGCTGACTTGACTGTTTGGAAAGACAAAAAGGTACGACTCCTCGTTGATGGCGTCAGTAACGAAGACATCTATGAAGATATCCAAACTTCCAATGGTTCATACGAGTTTTACGAGCACGCAATACCCTGTCTAGTCGCACAGAACCAAAGTCAACTTCCAGACTGTTCCTCATACATGGATGAGTTGTACGTCCCACAAGCAGAAGTCTGGGAAAGAGCATCTGAGTCACTCGTAGTATCTGAGACAGAAGGTGGACGTAGTGACAGACTTCAGGTACTTACGGCGTTATTCGCCATTTCTTTGTTCATGCTTGGTATCGCTTCGGTTGTTAAGCGCAAAGAGTTATTACTGCCGTTGGTCATCTTGGCTACGGCGCTATGGGTCTTTGGTTGTACTGTTTTACTAAGTATCCCTAGTATCTCGTTTATGTGACCATATCCTGGCAGGTGCATACTTTATGACATGCCTAAATCTAAATTTTTCAAAGAACTGACAGTAGGGGAACAGAAGTTTCTTACCGACATGATTGAGCATCACAAAATGGCTCTCATGATGTCCAAAGATGTATTGCGATCCACGGAGGACTACGACACGATGTCATTGGCTTATTCCATTATTCAAAATCAAACTAATGAAATTGCTTTGATGGCTAAAATGTTGCGCTCCCGACGTTGGTGAAGTGTATTTTATGTCATAATTTACCTATACGTATTTGTGTATTCAGAAGACGCAAATTGATAATTAAAGTACTAAACCCGACAAGGTGGTAGCGAGAGCGGCGCGAGGATTATCCTCCGCCGTTTTTGCTATTCCTGAACAGTTACAGTACGGGGGCGTAACAACAACTATGATCTAGCCATGAACATCATGGGGCTAGACCTTTCGCTAACATCTGCTGGTTATTCTATAAATGGAGAGACTGGCACAATAGCCGTCAAGACAAAAGAAGCAGAACGCCTATATGAGATACGCGAAGATATCATCAATCTTGTCAAATCATATGATGTTAATGCCGTAGTGATTGAGGGGTATGCTTTTGCCGCCCGTAATTCGCAATCACATAAAATTGGCGAACTTGGTGGCGTGATCAGGCTTGCTTTATATGAGATGGAAGTGCCCTATATCGATGTACCACCGACTTGTCGTGCAAAATTTGCTACTGGCAAAGGTAATTCATCTAAGACGGAAGTTGTTTCTGCTGTTTCAGCACGCACTGGTATCGTTTGGGCCGGCAAAGGCACCGACGACATGTGTGATGCGTGGATTTTAGAACAAATGGGCTTGACTGCGCTTGGTTCGCCACAGTATGATTGGCCCAAATCAAGCACGGATGCCTTGAAAACAGTTGACTGGTCATCTTTGACTCGGGGAAGCGATAATGAGCATACGGAATAGCCCAATCAGCCAAGTTGATATTGAGAACGAAATGCTTCGTTTGATTGACATGCTTGAAGAAGAAACTGAAGCATTCGGCAGACTGGCCGAGGACGCCGCCAAGAAGGATGCCCTGTATAAGCATAGTTGGGCTAAAGAGTACCTGGCGGCCAAGGGGTCGATTAAAGAGCGTGAGGCGTGGGCTGAGTACCTTCTGGCAGACCAGCAGTTTGACTACAAGATGTCCGAGGGTCTCGTGAAAGCAAAGAGAGAAAAACTCCTTTCGCTCCGAACATCGATTGATGCCATGCGTACGCTAAATGCGAACTTAAGGGCTATTGTCTCGTAGGGGTCATGGTATAGAACTTATGCCAATATTGTTGGAGAAAAATAATGAAACATAAAGTTGATCCGGCGCTTCTTTCACTTCTTGTTGATGTAGACACATTGATTCCTCTGCCAGGGAATCCGCGCAAGGGTAACGTTGATGCGATTATGGCCTCATATGCCGAGTTTGGTCAAGTGAAACCAATCGTTGTTCGCCCTAATGGTGATGGTACTTCTACGGTGATCGCTGGTAATCACCAATTGATGGCTGCTCAAACGCTCGGATGGACACATATTGCTGTTGTGCCTTTTGAGGTTGACGTCAATCGGGCAATTGCTTTTGCCTTGACCGACAATCGTACTAATGAACTTGGTCATTCTGATCAAGAGTTAGTTAGCGAAATGCTGGATGACATTATTTCTGATTATTCTGACTTAATGTCAGATTTGGGTTGGGATGAAATGGAATTGGCTGCCATAGATGAGTCAATTCAGTACAACTCGCCGACAACCTCTGATTCAGATGGGAACATGTACGTGCCGCCAGTGCTGCAGCCATTGAGTGATTTTGGTGCAACCATCTTGTCGTCATTAGTACGCGAGGACGATGATGGCGAACGTAGGATCGTCGCTCCACAGCATATGGACCATAATGAGATTGCCATCAAGGGGAGTACGGTTGCCACCCCCGAAGCAGCGCCGCGAGCGGTTGTTCAATACACTATTGTTTTTGATGATCCAGACCAGCAGAGGCGTTGGTATGATTTTATTCGCTGGATCAGAAATGAACCTGCATATGACGGTAGTACAACGTCAGAAAAACTCATTTCCTTCATAGATGCCCATTCAGAAATTTAAATATCATATACAGTTGTATTAATAGAGTGGAGTTCGATGATGTCGGAAGATTCGGAATATATCCTCAGGTCGGTACAACGGGAAATGTACAACTTGGAAGACGAAACAATATATTTACGTGCTCACATTAAATCGCTTCAAGAAAAGATTGAAGAATCAAATGGACTCTGTGACGAACTGGCACAATTTATTTACTCAATAGAAGACTTATTGGATTTCAACAAAGAACGTAACGAATTACTGCTTAGGTATGAACAAGAACGCCGATAAAGTAAAGTAATGCGTGCACGACTAATCTATTGCTGATAATCTCTCAGTACATACCAATGGAGAGTAGTTCAGTTGGCAGAACAGCGGACTGTTAATCCGCGCGTCGCAGGTTCGACCCCTGCCTCTCCAGCCCAAAAAAAAAACAATGGAGGAATACTCGTGGAACCTAATGCATCAGCAATCAAAGCAAATGCTCGTCTAGAAGCACAGAGTAATGCTTATCTTGCCGGACAGCCCGCCCGTGAATCGCACGAAACATTGAAAGAAATTAAAGTTCTTCTGGCAGAAGTTTTAGAAATGTTAAAGAAGAACAATGCCTGATATGTTATTGGTTCAAAGATGTCGCCGGATTGGCCTAGATGTTGAGGCCATGCGCTTCATGCCATTAAATCAGCGCGAAGTGGCTGACTGGTGTGGCGGTCTATTGACCGTCATCCCACGCAATGGTGATGAAAGTAGGCCAGATTTGATTATCTTACTTAAAGGCATTGATAGGGATATGAAGGCCCGCCTGGGTGATTATGTCATAAAGTTATCAGACAGCGTTTTTTACTCATGTGATCATGCGACATTTGAGTCCTTATATGAGATCATTGATAATGGCTCATAATGAAGATATTGACAAGATTCGTTACGAATCAACGGTAGAAAGAATACGTAAATATAAAATTACGGAAATGGAAAATCGCACATGGTATACGTTAGAGATACCCATGGAAGAGGAATGGCCTGCGGGTGACCCATTTTCGCGCGATAGGGAAACCCTCGTGTTGCGTGCTACAAAAGAAGAGTACGATGCTGGACCCAAATGAAATTTTGGCCCGTTTTCGTGAGCGGGCAGAGGCTGTCAAAAAGCGCCCACTGCCACCAGTTGCTGGACCTGAACGTGCTCTTTTTGTTAATCAAGCCAAGGTAGATTTTCAAGATTTTGCGATGATAGGCGACTGCGAAGCAACACTTGAAGAGGGAGTGCTAACCTTCAAGTTGGACCTTCGTAAAAAGGATTAAGATGGATTATCCAGATTATCTACAACCAGTATTGTTGCGCATTAACCCAGAATATGGAACTCATATTTCATGTGATGAGGGTTGGTGGAAAATCATATCTATGTGCGATAAGGAACTTTCGTTACTTGACCCCGGATATACCATTTTTCAAATAAAGGAAAAATTTGGTGGTTTACGTTATTACTACAGTCCTTCTAACCCGCTTAATGTAGAAAGCATGGATGTCGTTGTTCGTAAACACGAAAAAATATGCAGCATGACTTGCGAGGTGACTGGCGGTCATGGTTATTTGATGAGGAATGGTTTGCGAGGAATGGGGCAACTCAAAACACTGAACGAAAGTTTTTTACAACAAGGCTGGACAAAAGTCGACACAACTGATACTGTCAAGACCAATGTTATTAAACTACAAAAATAGAGGCACGACATGACGCGTCAGCGTATGTTTCTAGATATCTCATGCGTAGATGCAGCCCGCCAAAGAATTAGGCATGTATACGACACCTTTGATACCGTTTGCGTTCAGTTCTCGGGTGGCAAAGACTCAAGCGCAGTCCTATATCTTGCTAAAGAAATTCACGAAGAACGAGGTCTCGGGCCCGTCAAGGTTATTTTCCGAGATGAAGAAATGGTTAGCCCATTTGTTCTTGATTATGTCAATAAAATTAAAAATTATGACTGGGTGGATTTTGAGCACTACTGTCTTCCGTATGGTACTGAAATATGGGTACTAGGGCGACGTCAATCTATTATGATCTGGGGTGAAAAACGCATCAAGGAGGGACGCACATGCAGACCTCTGCCTGATGATGTAATCACTGGATACCATTTTGGTTTAGATCATGCAACGCCAATGACTAATCATATTGATTACTACACCATGCAAGGCAAGAAAGGCAACGTTGCTTTTCTAACTGGCGTGCGTGCTTCTGAGTCGATGATTAGATATCGCTCCTGTGTTCAAAAATTGCACGAGAATTACATTGTTACGCCGTACAAGAGCAAAAAGGGAATTCCTCTCAAGATGGCAAAAGTCATTTATGACTGGCAGACGAGTGATGTTTTTAAATTCCTCAACGAGGAGCATGGTGCTGATTATTGTGAGTATTACGATGTTGCTGCTTTGACTGGTTCTAATACTCGTGTTGGTATTCCGCTGCATTCTGTTGCCATCCGTAGGATCGGTGATTTGGTTGCTACTGAGCCAGAGTTCTATGACCGTCTATGGGAGTGTTTCCCTGAAATCGACGCCCAACGACGCTGGTGGTCCGAATATAATGTCGAGAAAGTTATTGCGATGTTTGCTGCCGAGGGGTGGAATGGCGTAATGCGGGCGATTGACACTTTCATGATTGGTGAAACAAAGAGAAATCGTGCTTTGTCTTTTTCCGCTGAGTTTAGGAAGAAGAATGCAAAGGACCCGTATTCCTATCCAATTGAGTGGCTTATTAGGAATATATTTTTGAATGAATTGTCAGGGATGTCGGTCAGTCCGGTCGGTCCTGGAACCAGGGCACATGCGTTGCGTGTTGCTGCTGCCAAACAAGATGAGGATGTTGTTTTTTATGAAGATTGATTATGTGGCTATCGGCGATTTGAGTGTTCCTTCTTGGAATACTATTTATATTTTGCGTCCTGATTTGCTTGTTTTGGCTGATTCCTTGTCTTCTTTTGGGATTATGTCACCCTTGGTGGTGCGTAAAGAGGATAACTCAATTATTGATGGCAGTCAAAGATATAAACTAATTTCAGGAAACAAAAATCTGTCAGCCTTATTTCCTGATGGCCTACCCGTGAGGTACGTTGACTGCGATGAACTCGACGCCATGGTCCTCCATGTTCAAATAAACCGTGGTCGTGGCAGTATGGTCGCAAAACAACTCTCATCTATTGTTCGACTTTTGAAGAAAAGCCGCAAGTTTGATGAAAAAGATTTTGTGAAGCATTTTTGCATGAAATTTGACGAGTTGGAACTGATGATGAACCCAACAATCATCAAACAACGAAAAATATCAGAACATAATTACTCCCGAGCATGGGTTCCAGTAGAGGCACCCCCAGGGACTATCGACAAAATGCCTATTGTTACAGAAGCACCGCCAAATCCTGACAGATAATCGTGGTAGAATAAAAACTGCACATACATAAAGGATGGTCATTATGCGCAACATTCGCAAAATTGGTTTGATTAGAGTGCAGCCGGGTACAACTGCAGATATCGATACTGGACGCACCCCCGGCAGAATCCGCCGTGCTGCAAGAAATCTTTTTCAACGCCGTCGTCGTGCTGCTGGTCGTGGAGCAAACCCAACCGCCCGTCTTCGTGACATCATTCGTAGCGGTGGACGCCGATAATTCTTAATATTTTATTTACAGGACGGTGAGTTATGTTGGTTAGTGTCAATGATTTAACCACATATATGGACATCCGCTTCTCACTACGCCAACAAGACGCGGCTGAATTTGTATTGGCTGGACTTCAAAGTGAATTGGAGTCCTTTTTGCGACGTCCAATAGAAGTCCAAAACTTCGTAGAAGAATACGTCATCCCTTCAGACCATGTTGGAATGCCTACATCATCGTTCTTCTATAACACATCTCTAGACACAACCATGTCCCCGGTCTCCTACACACAGCCACCATCAACGATTGGCGTTAGGAACTCTCCAATCGTAAAAGTCAACAGCGTATTCATTAGAAACTTGTCAGTCTCTGGGGTATACATGAGCGAGGCAATGGAGCGAGCGGCAGTCGTTACAGCGGTGTCGCAGGTGGGACCAAAAGTCACCTACACCGCAAGTAACAATAAATTTACAATTGGCCAAAAGGTGACTATCAAGAGCATGGTGCCAATTTTGTACAACGTAGTTGCTCGTGAAATAACAGAAGTAACAACAAATACATTCTCTGTTACCAACATGCCAGCGTCTATTGGAGCAATGACAGTAGGCGGCACCGCTATAGCGACAGGAAGCGACTACACTGTTCGTCGTTTCGGCATTGACCTCTATCGTGGGTTTGCTAACGATGCCGTGACTATCGACTACGAGGCAGGCATCGATGGTACTGAAATAGCAATATTCAAACTACTCATACTTCGCGCCGCAGTACGAGAAATGCAGAACATGCACGACGACGTTGTCGGTGTGAAGGACTTAACTACTCGTAATGTTGCACCACTACAAACAGGTTTTATGGACTCGGAATTAATGACCGTTAAGCGTTATCGTCGAGTTAGGGCTGCATAATGGCCAGACCAATGATTGTTGAAATCACCACTAGGCTCGAAAATCCACAGGGATTTGACAGAATTGACGACATGCAAAGACGCATGAAATCATTCCGACCAGTTTTTGATGACATTCGTAGCGACCTGGAAGAAGCATGGTCGAAGAACTTTGACACAGAGGGAGGGCATTACGGTGGGTGGAGGCCCCTGAGTCCAAAGTATGCCCTATGGAGGGGCTCTGCGGGGCCTATTTTGATTCGCACTGGGCAACTATTCAATAGTGTGAGAAGTCTTCATGGTGCACCAAACGACATCAAAGACGACGAAGCATTCTTTGGCACCAATGTTGAGTACGCAAAATTCCATCAATACGGAACAAACAAAATGCCTAAACGCCCAATTATTTTTGAACCCAATGATGCCGCTCGTAAATGGGGCGGATGGGCTGCTAAATATATCGCCGATGGTGAAACTTTTGGGATTAAAGGATAATTATGGCCGCTCCCCTCATGCATGGATCACATTTTGCAAAATCATTTGTAAACAATTATATGTCTTACGATATACCTACGCGCATAGTCGCCTACCGTAATGGATGGGGACTCGATGACATAACCCTTCCAACGCCATTGAAGTTTCTTACTTATGAACCAGTAGCAATGGATGAGTGGCCCACTATTATTACCGTTGCTATTTCGACATCATATTTTGATCGTCTTGGTTTTATCGGCAACGACCCCGAATATCGCGTTGCTTACAATATGCGAACCTATGTTTGGGTTCGTACGGAAGGTTCCGAAGAAACTACCCTCATGCGTGATAGATTATCTGCAGTCCTTCGTTCGTCATTACTTGATTATCCATCAATGAAAGCCGTAGACCCCCGCCAGACTTTTAAGGCAGAGATTGAACAAACTTCATTAAGTGAAGAGTATTCTGATTTAACGCTCCTCAAAGGCGACAGAGTCCTCGCTGGAGCATATTTAGGATATACAATTTATATGAATGAAGTTGTTTCCAGGGCAGATATTGGAACGCTGGAAGAAATTGATTTGGTCACTAACGTCAGTGGTATAGGCGTCAGCCTTGTCGAATAGGCTATTATTTATAAAGAACTAAGGATGCTCAATATGACAAATTTATTTTTGCGAGTTACAGACAATGAAGATATCTCCAATTTCACATCCCAAGGTTTAGACGTATATGCGAATACGACAACAACAAATCTGAACATTTTCGGTAATCATGTCTATCCAAACGGAAAATTTGCCGTATCAGAAATTGACTCAAATCTCGAACGTTATTTGCAAAAGGGATTTGCAAAACTTTTAGCAAATGGTCAAGTTAATATAGTAAATAATGCAGAAATTCAAGCAGCACCGAAGGAAAAGAAGAAGAAATCATCTGAAAATGAAACAACGAGTCAAGAAGTTGAAGTAATTGAAGAAACACCTGTAGTGGAAGAAGTACCGCAGTCGCAGGAACCAGAATCAAGCGACCTACAAGAAGTGGTTGCGACAACTCCGGAATCAAGTGAAAACACAGAAATCTAATAAAAATTTTATTCTGCAGTTACATTAAACAACAGTAATAATTAGATACAATACAAGGTACTGGCGGTGTTTTAGCCGGTCTGAACGATGAGGTAGGAAGGTCTTATGCCCGGAATTAATATTAGCACTACTACACGAACAGGCCCTATATCAACTTCTGTACGTGAGTCATCGCAAGCATTTTTTGTAGGAATCGCGCTTCGCGGACCTACCGATAGAGCCGTACTGGTCGGAAGCATTGAGGAATTTGAACTCAATTATGGTGGGTTTGTCAGTGGCACCTATTTGCATTCAACGGTTCAAACTTTTTTTGAAGAAGGTGGCTCGCAGTGCTGGATTGCTCGCGTCTCCGGCACTGGCGCCATTGCGTCTACCCTTAGTCTACTAAACTCAACGACGCCAGTCATTACCCTTACTGCGGTCGGTGCGGGTGTATGGTCTATGCCTGCCGGAACCGAGACCCTTTCGGCAATCGTAGAAACAGGAACTGCGACAGGCACCAAGGTTGTCAAAATATACAAAGAAGGAACTCTGATTATGTCTACAGGCAACTGTACGACAAACGCGCAGATTGCCGGAAAAATTAACACTCATCCTGTTGCCAGTCTTTTATGTACTGCAACCGTTCTCGCCGATACCTTGGTTAGCCTACCAACAACGGCAACAGAATTTGGTGATGGAACCGACACGGATGGCGTCGCTGGATCGACCCCCACCGATGCTCAACTCCTTGCCGGACTGACTCTTTTTACCGATGAATTGGGTACCGGAGCGGTTGCATGCCCGGAATCAGTGGGTTCAACAGTACAGGCTGCTCTCATTGCGCATGCAAATAGTTTTAATCGTTTGGCATTCCTCTATCCGGCTGCCGGATCGGACCCTAACGATGGCACAGATTATGCAGCCATGATCGCTATCACCCAGGCAATTAAGGCAGGCAGCAATGCAGAACATGTTGCCTTTTTCGCCCCATGGGTCTATGTTCCCACGTCTGTCGCTGGCATCAATAGAATGATTCCGCCGGTCGGGTATGCAGCAGCGGCGCGAGCAAGAGCACACAACGGAGTTGGACCACATCAGCCTGGCGCTGGCGTATCAAGTGTTGCTAGATTCGTGACAGGCCTTGAGTTTCCTATTGGTTCAACAGTCGGTGACAACTTGGATAACGAGTCAATTAATGCAATTCGTATCATCAATAATACGATTCGTATTTATGGTGCGCGTTCCTGCTCTGGCGATCTACCAAATTTCCGTTACATCACAGCACAGGACGTAACGAACTATGTTGTTGTTCAAGCGTATCGTGATCTTGAAGATATTCTGTTCCGACCAATCGATTCGCGAAATGCCATGTTTGCCGATATTAGGCAGCGTCTACAGACAATTATGGAAGGATTGCGTTCAATTGGTGCTATTCATGAAGCATTCAATAACGCCGGGGAGCGTATTGACTACGGGTACTCAGTTAAATGCGATTCATCAATTAACCCAATTGCAAACTTGGTCGATGGCCTAGTTAAGGCTCGTGTCGGTTTTCGAGTGACCGGCGTTGGTGACTCCATTCAAGTTGACATTATTAAGTCAAGCCTTACGGCTACCGTAGTCTAAAAAACAATATAGAGGAGGCCTCTCATGGCAAGTAAAATTTCTGCAAGGCAAATAATTGCAACAATTACACCCGTAGATAGCACGAAGTGCCCAACATTTACGGACTTTAGGTTTCCTCAGGTTTCCGGTGGTGAAATTACTGCTTCTGTTGAAAAAGTTTATGATGGTGGCTCTACTTTTCCCAGCCTACTTTGTGCTCCCTCGGAAATCGGGGACATTTCACTCACCGCCTACTATGACGATAGTGCGGACAACGCTGACGTCGTAGAAAGCGCTACCCAGGCGCCAAATATTGCCGCAAAAGTTGGCAAACTTCGCCAATTGGTTGGTCGTGCATTTTATAATATTAATATTCAGACATACGACTGCGACATTAAAGTGAATGGCAATGACCGACAGTACTTGAATGCACTCCTGGTAGCATTGTCAGAACCAGACGGAGACGCCTCATCTGGTGCCCCTGCTATGTTCTCTATGACTTTCTCCGTGCAGAGTGTCAGTACTCCTGCGTACACGGCTCCACCGGCTGGTGGAAGCACGCCGGCAACAACCTAAACCACCACTGGGTAGTTCCACTACTGTAAGAATCGCTGTGCTAGAGTTCCAATCATGACAGAACCACTATACACAGAAGAAGCCACAGAGCCGCAAAAGACCAGCAAGGCATCAAAGCCTGCCGTAGAGTCGTCTCCTCTTGAAAGATTGAAAGAGACTATTTCCAAGAAGGTTGAGCGCGCCACAATTGTAATCAATGTTCCTGAGCGTCCTGGCGTTCAGTTGCGTATCCGTCCGACTATTACACAGCAACAGATGAAGGCCTGGCGTCGTAATTCCGGTGAAGATACCAAGGCTGGAATGGACCCTAGTAAGTTCGCTTGCTATTTAGTTGGACATACGACTGATGGAATCATGATCAATGGCGAAGAAGTCCTTGATGATGAAGGAAATGAACTAAACTTTGCTTCTAGGGAAGTCCTCAAGATGACCGATACCTCACGACCTGTTCCTGATGCTGTCCGTGCATTTTTCGGCGTTGATCCACATATCGAGGCTGCTGCTTTGACCATCCTAGACGCGGCGGGGTATTCAGATACTGTTGATGCCGTGGACCCTACGATGACGCCTTCGAAGAATTAATCAAGGACCACTCGGTCATAAGCGCCGCTCGCCTCGGTGAACTCTGGGGCACTAATCCTTTGGAATTCCTTCGTCTTGATGAAGACGAATGGATGATATTACTTGCTTGTGCTAAAGTAATACAGCAGGATAATGAGGAACGCGACCGGGAAATGAAAAAACGGAATCCTCGTTAATAGTTATACGGATTTCCGGGAGTAATGATGGCAGACGAAAAAGTCGGACTTGTAGTCAAAGTCAAGGTCCATGGCGAACAACAACTCCGCAAACTCAAACGTGAAATAAACGGTCTTAACGACCACGTTACCCTGCTCAAAAATCGAGTTACATCCAACCTTGACAGCATGGATGCTAAATGGAAAAAGCATTTTGACGGAGTCGACAAAATGGTCAAAATGATGGGTGGGGCGCTCACAAAGTTTGTTGGAATGTCAGCAAAATTTGCTGCAGGACAACTTGCCGCAATGGGAGCCGCAATGATGGTTGTTCACGGAGCATTCATCCTCGGTAACGCATCAATGAAAGCATTCCGATATATATCAAAGGGTGTTGCAGCCGGACTAGCCTCCATTACCGTCGCCGCCGGAACTGCTGCTGCCGCTATTAGAGAAAATCAAGCAGCCATGTTTGCCTATAAGAAATTGGGCAAGAATGAGTTTGGTTCTGGGATGAATCAGGTTCGTCAAGAGATGCGTGCTATGGCTCGCGATACTGACCTTGCAGGCTTGAGTGCCAAAGATTTAAATTCTATTTATTCTGAAATATCAAAGAAGGGCACTTACACACAGTCTTCTCAGGCTCTTGTTAAAAGTTTGATGGATTTTGGTGCTGCTGGTCAAGATGTTGCCCAGGGAGCACAGGCCGTCGGTGCTTTAGTTGGGATGCTTCAAGACCCTAAGGCTACATTTGCGCAGATTACTGCATCTGCGAAGGACCTTGGTCCCGCAATGGAAAATGCTCTTAAGGAAGCGAAGACTAAAGGTATTGATACTGTCGCTGAATTAAAAGGTGCGATCCTTGATGGAACATTGTCCGTCATAGGTGGCGTGAATGGTCAGTTCGCTGCTGTCAACGACACTCTTATCGGTCGTTTTAAGAAAGCAATGAATATTATTAAGGCTGACTTTGCTGACTTTGGTCAAGTGTTTTTGGCGCCGGCAAAAGATGCTTTAGGAAAGATTGAACACACCATTAGGCGAACTTTAATTCAAGTGACTGGGACTCTTACCACTTTTGGCAAGGGCTCCATGATGGATGGTCTTACTAGTGGTTTTGAAAAGTTGGCTGATGGTTTTGCCAAGATGATCAATAATTATGTCCCCAAGGCCGAGGGGATGTTAAAGGGTATTAGTAGTTGGTGGAGTGATTTTAGGAACGGTTGGAATGATGTCCTAGATAGGACTCGTCCTTTTATCGATGCTGCCAGAGTTATTGAAGACATGATCAAGAATGCTTTGCAACCGTTGTTTAGTGAGTTCGGTAGTGCGATGGATAATACTCGTAATTTGATTCTCAATAATAAGCAAGCGTTTGAAGAGTTTGGTACGCGTGTTGGTGCATTTATTACTGAGTTTGGTCGGTTTGCTGGTGCTACTCGTGAAATTTTTGTTCAGGCAATGCCGTTTATTAACGATATGGTTGAGGGGGCCACGAAACTTTTCCATATATTCAATGATGTTCTTGGTGCAGTTAGGCAAATTGCTGGTGTTGATAGTCCTGCTGGTGCGTTTGGTTTAGCGGGTGCCCTCATGGCTGGTGGTCGTGGTATGAAGAAAACTATTGGTGGTGTTGTTCCGGATTTTGCAAAGATGCAGAAAACTCAGTTAATGAATGTTAATGCTGGTGTTGTTAATGTTGATGGCCCGGGTGGTGGCATGTCCAGTAAGACTGGTGGCGGAGGCGGCGGTATTGCTGGTGCCGGTGGGCGATCTCTTACTATGCCAAGTGGGAAAACATTCCCCATGGCACCGAATCAACTTCAGGCTGGTAGTGGGCTCTACGGTGCAGGCCACCCTATGTCTCCTCTTCGTCAGCAAGGTATGAGATCACAGGTTGGTATAGATAATACTGGTGGTGGCGCTCCTACGGGGACTGGCGTTACTCCTGCTGGTGGCAGAGAGATTGCGCCAGGATATGTTACTGGACCGCATAATAAAGGTATTTATGAGACTGCCAGTGGACGTAAATTAACTATGAGGGATGGTGGATGGTGGAAGGCTATGGCAACACCAAACACACCCGGATATGCGCAATCAGTAGATGGTGTTGACCCATCTAGATACAAAAAATTTATGGGCAAGTATGGTCCTCGTGCACAGCGAACAACTGAAGCATATGCAAGATTTGCTGGTGACGAAGCAAAAGGTATTAAGGGTTTCAATAATAGGGCTTCGACAGGCATAGGGGCAACTTTGGGACTTGGTCTTCTTTCTAGCATTGCTCCCGAATCTGCCAAGGGTGCTTTGGCTCTCGGTTCTGGAGTGGCGATGTTTAACCCCGGGGCTGGTGTTGCTATCGGTGGTCTTGGTGCTGCAGCAACTAGTACTAGTAGTGGTTTTGGCGCTGCTTCTGGAGCGATGGGTGGTTTTGCTGCAGGAATGATGACTGGTAGTGTTCCGTTTGCAATCATCGGTGCAGTCATGGGCGCTATTGCTGGCGGAATCATGGGCGCTGTTAATAAAAGAAAAGAAGAGTACAAACTTGCCAGAGCCGCAGGCGCAGCCATGGCGAGTAATGTCCAATCTGGCATGCTGTCCGGAATAAGTTCTTCGTTGGGTTCAGTTGTTGGACAAGGTGCGGGGGTCACTAGGCGTGTTGCTAAACAACAACTTGATACTTTGGTTTCTACAAATCAACAAAATGTTAATGATATAACGGGATTTATCGCCCAGGGCCCAGATGCTTTGAAAGCCGAAATGGCAAGAGGCTACAATGAACAAAGTGGAGTATTTGCAAATATACCCTATGATAAATATCAAGATGCATTAAACCGTCCCCAAGCATTTGCAGAAGAAACTCTCAGAGAAATGAACAAAGACCTGAGCGCAAGTAGGTCTATTCAGACTATTTATGACTCAAGAATGAAACAGTATGAACAACTTTTTGGCATGACGGAAGATCAAGTTTTTGGACTTGCACAAAGTACTGGTTTGAACTTGATGGAAGTAACACAAAGTCTTGATTCCGCAATTAGTCAACTTGTTTCAGGGATGATTAGCAGCACTTCCTCACTCAATGCATTTATTGGTGAAACATATGCCAGCATGTACGACGTCGTAGATACAGCAAAGAAAGCATCAGAAGCACCCAAAATATATGACGAGGCAGCGCGTACTATATTCGACAAGAATGCTGCGGGAACTTTGACGTCACCAGATATCATGGATTTCTTAAAAACTGCGTTGCAACAATTTCCAGCAATGTATGGCTCCTCCCCTGGCGGACAGACGCGTGGCTTAATAGAGTTTGGAAATCAATTCTTAAACGAAAACGGTTTGGCTTATCAGTATGGACCTAATGGAGAAAAATATCCATTAAGCGGGATGGGTGGCACTTTCTTTAATCAAGAAAACAAGCCAATCATGGACGAATTGAGAGGTATACAACAGGCGTCACTTGGACGTGCCGGAAGAGAATTGCTGACAACCTCTTTAACTACTATGGGTCTTCAATTGTCGGACCCAAGTCTTGCTTCGGGATTCGGAGGACAGTTGAATGCTCTTGCCCAGACAGACCCAGAAGCAGCAACCAATGTCGTTAATACTCTGGCTAAATTTCAAGATTATTTTGCTGTGGCAACAACAGAAGAACAACAATCGGCAGTTACTAGTGGGCTTGACAGTTATTTGAAAGAGACATTCAACACTTTGTTTACAGGGGATTGGGCCACAACAGTATTTAAACCATTAGAGGACACTGCTGCTGCGACGTCAACTGCTGTTTACAAAGGAATAACAGATGCCTTTGCGCCAGGATTTAACCTCTCCGCAAACAGTGTAAGTGTCGCCGCTGCTCAATCAGCGCTTGTTACAAGCCCCTCTGTAACCGTAGTTCAAAACGTCGCACCTAAGGACACTAAATTCCCTAAATCCAATAGTGTTGGTGATACGGGTACCAACTTATCGAAGACGCTTGACGCACACCAAAGACTCAATACTGGTGCCGGGAATAGATTTATAACTTCAAGTTACAGAAATTATTCACTTGGATCATCCAACTCTGACCATATCAATGGTCGTGCCTATGATCTTGTTGGCGACAATTTGATTTCATATCGTGATGCCGTTCAACGTGATGGTGGCTTTGCTCAATTCCACGGCGATACACAAAATAGACATCTTCATGTTGTTCCTAGAATTGGCGACTCCATGTCACCTGCGTACGCAATGGCAACTGGGGCTGCAAGCGTTACGGGGTCTCAGTCATCAGGATCACCCGTATATAATATTACTGTCAATGGTGCTGGTTCTAATCCCGAGGAAATAGCAAATATAGTTATGCACAAAATTAAGATTAATGAAAAAATTAGCAAAGAAAGAGCATACTGATGTCTGCAATATACTCCTGGGGCGTGGCAGATGAATTGAATTTCAAAGGACCGTACATAGTAAAAGATGGGAAATATATTCGCGATCAGATATATACTGTAAAAAAATCTGATCCACCAATATCTCAGAGGACCAATGACGCTGGGAGAAAACTATATTTAGTATTGCACAAAGGACAATTAGCGGAAGTAATAAAAAGTGATTATTGGGGTTTAACTTATTCATATACCGACACCACAAAGTGGTTCATAGTAAGGCTATGGGTCTATGCCAGTACACCGCAGATACCCAAGAGAACCGAATATGACACGGTGAATAATGGTGGTGCCGCTCTTTACTGGATGGGAACTTGGGCAAATTCAGCAAACGGTGACCGTATGCCAAAAATGTTGACATATGCAGAACCTGGAATGAATTATCGCTATATATATAAAACTAATGAACTCGGCAAATTTCCCCTAGGCAGTCCATCTACCGGAACAACACCCCCACCATCCGTTGGTGGCGGACGTGGCAATAACCCTGGCTGGGATGGAACAATACCTTCGACCGGCCCCAATAGCGGTACTTCTATTACCGTTGGAACGAATCCACCCAGTAGCGGTGACGCTCAAGACATAGCATGGTGGCTGAATTACCCCCCCGCTCCAAGTACCGCTTCAAGTACCAACCCTGGTACCCCTAAGCCTGGCGACAAAGACAAAGGCAAAGGCCAATGGGTTACTGGCCCAGATGGACAAAGATACTACTTACCACCTGGTATTGATTTTGCTGGATTGCAAAGAGAATACGACAGGACGCACCCTAAGCCTGAAACAAAAATTGTCGTCCGCATGCCCAAGGGCTACGCCTCACCAGTATCAACCGTTGACACCAAACCACGGATGACGCAAAGACAACTAGATTTGACCGAAAGTGGTCAAGCAATAGGCACTGCCACGGAGACATTCGTCTTTCCTTATATTCCGCAAAATATTCGATATTCAGACATTGGTTCGCAGTGGCAAGAAATTCCTCGCGCATTGAACACTTCATTTGTTGACTGGGTTGGATATAAGTTGATGAAAGTCTCTATGGATTTTCTTGTTACTGCAAGAATGCAAGTTGGCCCAGTGACAACGCCGAATGTCGTTTCTGATGGCCTATTTAACTCCGTGGCTGAAGATTTAGGTAGATTGCGAAGGATGGCAACAAACAAGTCTCCCGTCACCCTGGAGGGTTTTGATGACATTCTGAGCGTACAAATGGCTCGGTCAAAATCCGGAGGACCCAGAGGTATTGAGTTTGTTATTCAGGATTTAAATATTACCGCTGGTCGCAGAACCATCGACCCAGACACCGGTCTAGCAACGAGCCCAATATCAAACATTGCTGCCGCACAAGTTAGCCTAACTTTACAAGAGATACCCATAGAGAGCGTCACCATAGTGAAACTCCCTCCTTTAAACTTAGGTGCTCCACTTATAGGCAAGAAAGAAGGTGGTGGTGGTGGTGGTGTGCCTTCATTGGGTCTGCAAAGCGATCTCCTAACTGGCCTTAAATGGGCGGTATCCGAACCACCGGCGGGTACCTGATGGCTGCTGAATATAAGTTCAGTGAAGAGCGCTGGGACGCTATCAAATCTGAATACAGTAAACATGAGTGGGATATTGTTATTGGCGATTTAGATACCGGCCAAATAGCAATCATTAAAGAATCAATTTTGAGTATGCAAGTCAGTTACTCGATGTCCGAAGTGACACAATTGAGCATATCTTTGATTGACCCAAATTTCGAAATGTTAAAAGCAAACTATTTTATTATTGGTCGAGATGTTCTTTATCGCTCAAAAAACATTGCAGAAATGAAAAGACTCAATGAGGAGAACGATCATAATGGAAAGCAAATAAAACCAAAAAACTATTATGAATTAAAACTAGAAATAAGTGAAGTTAGTGTAGACCAGGGGCCGGGAAGTTCCCCTGTTATTACAATTAATGCACGAAGCAAGCCAATCCAGCAGATGAAAAGATACAAAAATGCCAACGAATTAAAGGCTGCACAGGCAAAAATCAAAGGCAAACAGTCTGCACGAGGTTTCCTTCAATATATATGTGATTCATTTGGATTAGCACTAGTTTCCGATCCACTCATTTCTAAAACATCATCAATTAATGTTTCTTCGGACGCAACCAAGTCATCAGATTCTGCTTGGGATGTGGTGAGTAGGATAGCCGGTGATAATAACTGTGCAATATTTGAAGTTGATGGCGTCCTGTTTGTGGTCAAACTCAAAACGCTATATGGGGGATGGGGAACAGAACGTGTTGCTGCCAATATTTTTAATTTAAAAACCAATACAATCTCCGAAAAAACGATCACTGCTATTCCGATCATTTATCCTCCCCCCTACGGGAAGATGACTGCACTAGGAAAACCACGTTACGAAGACTTCATACTTACACAAATGCCCAGTATTTCAAAATCAGATCAGGACCCCTATCAATGCCAGGCAAGTATTCAGTTGGATAGATTTGCTGGTACTTCTTTGCGCCCTGGTATGACGGTTGCCTTGTGGGGAATACCAACACTTTCCGATGTTTTTATTATTAATACTGTTACTTATGACGAGATGTCAATCAATCCCGTTAATGTAACTTTGATTAAGCCCGAACGTGATGTAGAAGATAAAGATAAGGCTATTCAGGATTATCTTGTTGGCGGTATCTATCTTGCTGCTGAAGCGCCGACATTAGCGTTGTAAGGTATTGTCGTGGCTCTTAATACAACTCCGGATAGGTTTGGTGGCGCTAGTAACCCCTTGCGTCCTGGTGGTGTTTATATTGCCAAGGTAGTACGTGAGCATGGTAATGGTACTGTTACTGTTTTTGTGAAGTTTCTTGGTTCTACTATTGGACCAATTAAGGTCGTTGATTACACACCTGCATCCGTTCCTGTCGTTGGTGAACAGGTCTTAGTAACGTTTTTGGACAACTTACTAAATGACATGGTTGTTATTGGTCGTATTACCCCGAGGAATAGTGGAGGCTCGTCTGTAACGGTCAGTGACACTGCTCCAACTTCCCCGACTGCTGGTGATTTATGGTACGAGTCTGATACCAGTATTCTGTTTGTTCGTTACGATTCCTATTGGGTAGAAGTTGGTAGCGTAACGGGAACTACTGGAGCGACGGGTCCAACGGGCCCTTCAGGTGGTCCGACAGGTCTAACAGGAGCAACTGGCGCTACTGGACCTACGGGAGTAACAGGCGCTACAGGTACTACAGGCGCTGCGGGTGCAACTGGCGCAACTGGCGCAACGGGTCCTACTGGTACTGCCGGCACCACGGGCACTACCGGTGCAACTGGCCCGACAGGTCCCACGGGTATTGGTGCTACGGGAGTAACTGGTGCGACAGGAGCGACGGGTATCGGTGCAACTGGCCCGACAGGAGTAACTGGTGCGACAGGAGTAACTGGCCCTTCGGGTGGTCCTACGGGTGCAACAGGCGCAACGGGCCCTACAATAACTGACGCCAGTCTATTAACTACTGGAACACTAGATAATGCCCGACTGCCAGCGTCGGCAACAACAATCACAACTGTAGGCACTTTAGGTTCTTTGGCGGTTACTGGCAACTTGACTGTAGATACAAATACTTTATTTGTTAATGCATCCACAAACAGTGTTGGTATCGGTACTACATCACCTGCGTCTGCCCTTCATGTTCAAGGCGGTGCGTTAGGAGGCACAGCAGGTAACGAACTTATTGTTGGGCAAATTCGTTCAACAAATGCGAACCAAGATATTGTTTCTACAAAATATAGGCGTATTATTGACGGCGCTACTTGGACTACTGCTCAGGCTAAAATCCAAAGAACTATTGATGTAACCGACATGGGGTATGTCGCTTTTGGTGGAACCTCTGCATTTGATGTTCGCATTGGTTCGGGTACTACAGATATAGCAACATTTGTATCTGGTGGTGTTGACATTGTAGGAAATGTCGCCTTAACAGGGTCGGTTGTTTTTGAAGGCGCAACCGCCGATGGCTTTGAAACAACCTTGAGTGTTACGGACCCCACCGCCGATAGAACCATTACCCTTCCTGACGCTTCAGGAACTGTAGCACTCACAGACTCAACAATGACGAGCAGTACTTTTATAGGTACAACTTCTGTAGCGTTAAACCGTTCATCTGGCGCACTTGCTTTAACTGGTATTACCAGCATTGACGGTAATGCAGCAACCGCATCAGCCGTAGCCGCTGCGAACCTGACTGGGGCTACATTAGCCGCTGGAGTTACTGGGTCGTCGCTTACTTCTGTAGGTACTTTGACTGGGTTGACAGTTTCTAACGCTACGACAGCAGCAACTTTTAGTGGTAGCACTACTAATAGTGCTAACCCAGTAGTGACGCTTAGTGGTGTTCCAGGTTCAGGGTCACTATATCTGTTGAACGATATGGGTGCTGGTTCTTACAACGGCATAGTTACCGCTGGGTCAAAAGGAATTATTGCGGCTGGAGCAAACAACACCACATCAAGAGCGTCGCTTGTTATTGCACCGTGGTCGGATACTTCTTATGGTATTCGTTTTTCGGGTGGGTCTACTACCGATATTTTGGTACAAGGTTCAACCACTTTTTTCCCAAGCCTTGCTGCAAATAAGGCATTGATTGTTAAAGGTTTAGCATCACAATCGGGTGACTTCTTTGATATTCAGGACTCTACTGGAACATCACAGTTCAAAGTTGGTTCTAATGCAGTAATTGGCACTAAAGAATCAATAGAAGTTGGTACTTTAGGAACAGGGAACCGTTACGCAGGCATTGACTTTACTGGTGACGCTACATACACCGATTTTGGTTTAAGGCTTCTTCGTGGTAATGGTGGAGCCAATACTACTAGCCAGTTGCACCATCGTGGTACTGGTGATTTCCAAATCATCCTGCAAGAAGCCGCACCAATAATTTTTTCTACTACTAACACTGAGCGTATGCGTATTAGTAGTGCGGGCAATGTTGGTATAGGTACATCCTCGCCCAGTCAGACCTTGGATGTTGACGGCGGTACTAAATCTAACTTCTACGAAGAGAAGGCAACCGTTTCTGCTACTGCCGCAACAGGCACTATTGCAGTTGACGCCAAAACTACTGGCATCACCTATTACACCACTAATGCTTCAGCAAACTTTGTATTAAACTTGCGTGGCAATTCTTCAACAACTCTTTCTAGTTTAACTGCCGTTGGTGATACTATGACTATTTCTTTCTTGAACACCAATGGTACGACCGCCTACTATCCTACTTCTATTCAGATTGATGGCACTGTCACTGGAGTTACCACTAAATGGCAAGGTGGCACCGCTCCTTCAAGTGGCAATGCTAGTTCTATTGATTCATATGTTTTTATGGTTGTTAAAACTGCTGCAACTCCCACTTATACAGTATTCGCCTCACAGACGAAGTTTGGTTAATTATGCCTAGGTCGGGTTTCAGTTCTAAAGTTTTGGGGTTTAGCAGTGCTATTCCGTTCTCTGCTACTGGCGGTACTACTACAGATAGTGGTGGTTATCGTTACCATACTTTTAATGCTTCGGGCAACTTTGTTGTTACTGGTAGCAAAAGTATGGACCTTCTTGTTGTAGGCGGAGGTGGTGGGGGTTCAGGGGCAAGTGGTGACAAGTTCAACAACTATGCTGGTATCGGCGGTGGTGCTGGAGTATTTACTACAGTAACAAGAACCTTATCTGGTGGAACTTACCCAGTAACCATTGGCGCTGGTGGTGGTACTGCATCAGAAGGATACAGGGGAGTCCCTTCTTTGTTTAAGTTTACTGATGCTTCAGCACCTACTTATGCCGTTGGCGACACTGGTCCTGCTGGTGGTAAAATATTTATGACACCATCAACATCAGGTAACAGCACTGGTTTATATTTTGAAGTTGCGCCAGTTGCTTCTGAGGTATCAAGAACTTGGGCGCAATCTTCCTTACAGAGCACACTAGTTGTTGGAGCACGATTTAATGAAATCGGCACAGGCACTACCATTACTCCGCTCATTGTTGCTCAAGGTAACTTAAGTGCCTCTACTTGCGCCGCAACCTATTGTTCCGATTACACATATGGTGGTTACTCGGATTGGTTTCTACCATCAAAAGATGAAATGACTGCGCTTTATGCAAATAGAGTCGCGGTCAATAGTAGCATTAGTACTTCGGTCCGCTATCATTCCTGTTCAGAGGAATTATTTCAAACTAGTTACATTACATACAACAGAGTCTGGGCTGTTGGCAACGGTACTGGTGTAGTAAGCAAAAACGACTCTTATTTAGTGCGCCCAGTAAGAGCATTTTCTGCTTCAACATTTGTGCCTATCTATGCAGTTGGAGGCTCTGAAACTAATAGCACTTCTTCTACTGCTGGTGGAAATAGCGTATTTGAAGGTGGTCTAGAATATTCAGCCGACCTGCCAACTTCTTCAGGTGGTGGCGGTACTTCGGCAGTTGGGCAAACCCCTTATTACACTTCACCAAATTATTATTCAGGTAATGGTGGTGCTGGTTCTACTTGGAATAGTTTTAAGTCGTTTGGTGGTGGTGGTGGTGCTGGAGGCTATTATTCTACTGGCTACTACACTATTAACAACCGAGGTACTGGGGGAACAACTGGTGGAGGTGCAGGCAGCGACCCTACTCTTGCTACACCTATTGCTGGCGGAAATGGCACCGCTAACACTGGCGGTGGAGGTGGCGGTGGGTCATTCAAAGATTACAGTACAACAGCAGGTGGTAACGGTGGTTCAGGTGTAGTTATTGTGAGGTATCTGCTATGAGTCATTTTGCTGAATTAAATGAAAACAATGTTGTACTTCGTGTGCTCGTTTGCGACAACGATGACCCAAACGACGACGAAGGCTATCAATGGCTGATTGACAATTTGGGTGGGCGTTGGGTTCAAACAAGTTACAACGGCAACTTCAGGGGTTGTTTTGCTGGGATTGGTTTTACTTACGATGAGGAACTGGATGTGTTTAAAGCACCTATCCGAAATCCTCGTCAACTCAACCCCAATATGATTCCGCCAACGAGTCAAGAAAACACTACTGTTTATACATTTGGAGATGATGAAAATGTTACATGAAGACTTGGGTTTTGTGGGGAATATTTGGGTTCGCCAAAATACTATGGAAGCAATCGGTGACACAAATGGTGGTCATGCTCACCAGCACGACCATGTGACATTGCTCGTAAAAGGTTCCGTTGAAGTTCAGGTTGGCGAATACCCATCAAAGACATTTGTTGCCCCAACCTTTATTGTTATCCGAAAAGGTTTGCACCATAAGTTTACGGCGTTAGAAGACGAAACCATTTATTATTGTGTGTTTGCTTTGCGTGACATTGATGGCGACCCAACGGAAATTATTGAAGACCGACATATTCCATATTCGTTAGCAACAACTGAACCCAATCTTTGGGAAGAGTTTATAGAGTGGCGTAATCGCCAACAAGGGAATAAATAATGGCTATTGACTTTCCTAACTCCCCAGCAAATAACGACACCCATACGGTTGGCAACAAAACATGGGTTTACGCAGACGGTAAATGGTCCATTGTTACCACAAGCACCATGGGCGCAACCGGACCCACGGGTCCTCAAGGAAACTTCGGCGGAATCACTCTTGACTATACATTTAGCACAAACACGGCAGCAACTGACCCAGGCGCTGGATTATTGAAGTTCAATAATGCCAATGTAAGTCTTGCTACCATCCTGTACATTGATGATTCATCTGATGGTTCAACTGATGTTCAATCATTCCTAAGAACTATCGACGATTCAACAAGCACCATTAAGGGTCACTTCAGAATCTCTAATAAAGCAGATTCCACAGATTTTGCATTATTTACGATTTCCTCCATAACTGAAGAAACTGGATACTTCACAGTTTCGTGTGGATACGTTTCTGGTTCTGCAACATCTTTCACTAATACAGAAGATGTAATCATTACTTTTGCTCGTACTGGCGATATTGGCACGACTGGAGCGACGGGCATTACTGGTGCCACGGGTATTACTGGAGCGACAGGCATAACGGGCGCCACGGGTCCCATAGGCACGACTGGAGCGACGGGCATTACTGGTGCCACGGGTACTACTGGCGCTACTGGTCCTACAATAAACAATGCAAGTCTATTAACTACTGGAACACTAAGTAACGCGCTACTACCAGCGGCAGCAACGACCATTACTTCTGTAGGTACTTTGGGTTCTTTGGCAGTCACTAACGGTGTAACGGCAGCAACCTTTACTGGTGCTTTAACAGGCAACGCTTCTACCGCATCAGCCGTAGCCGCAGCAAACTTAACTGGGGCTACATTGGCCTCTGGAGTTACCGGGTCTTCGCTAACTTCCGTGGGCACACTGACCAACTTGACCGTGACCAACGCCATCAATGGCACTTTGACAAAAACTGTTACTGGAACAAACACCGCCGATTTGATATACGGAAACATGGCAGATAATGACCAATTTCGTATTAGAATTGGTGGAACAGCAACCAATGCTGGCTATGTAGAAATCGCGACATCAGATGATGGGACTGAACCCATCTATGTAAGGCAGTACACGCAGGTAGGTGGGGTGGCGTTTACGACATTAACCAGGACGGCGACATTACTAGATGGTTCTGGTAATACTTCTTTCCCTGGCACGGTAACTATTGCTGGAAGTTTGGCGCTGTCTGCCTCAACTAACGCTTATGTCTCGTATGCAAACACTCCTGATACTGCATTGCCTTGGTCACAAGGACCAACATTTCAAGGCCAAACTGGTTGGGCTTTTTACTCAGCGGTTTCGGGTTCATATCGCATGGGTTTCCGTGGCAATAGTGCTGGCACTACTAGATATATGTGGTCTGCAGATAGTGCTCTTATTGGCTCACAGCCAACCGACGCAGAAGTTACCAACACATTAAATGTCATGGGAACTGGGCGATTTACTAGTACGGTAACAGCGCCCACATTTAGTGGCGCGCTATCTGGCAATGCTACTACTGCTACTACTGCTTCAAACGTATCTGGTACTGGGGCTGCACAGGTTGGGTACTTGTTGGTCACCAATAATGGGATTGGCTACACTGGGGCGACTATTGGCGGTGGTGCCAATAACCTTATCGGTTTTAGATGGGCAAACCCAAGTGTGAACTGCACGGTCGACAATGTAATTAGTGCCGAAGCGGCAAACTTTTCTGACCGCCGACTAAAAACTAATATAACCTCCTATTTTGGAGGGCTTGATGCAGTACGCAATTTACGGCCCGTAACATTTAACCCCCTCGATATTATGAGTTTCACTGATGATGGTGAGCCAATTGTTGGCGACAACGACCCATATGATGAAATGCTTGGTTTTATTGCTGATGAAGTGCAGGAAGTTATTCCATCTGCAATTTCTGGGACTGGTAACCAACTCAAGAGCGTCAGCGTATTGCAAGTTCTTTCAGTGGCGGTCTCTGCCATCAAAGAAATGGATGCTACGATTACGCTCCTGAAACAACGTATAGAGACACTGGAGAACAAATGAGTGACGTACAATTAGATGTCAATAAGATTATTGAATCTTTGACAAACCAGATTGCAGCACAGGCGCAGCGAATTGCTGTCCTTGAGGCAACGATTGTGGCTATGCGCCAATTATCAGAGAAAAGCACCACACCAAACGCCGAATAAGCCCCACGGTAGTGCTCGCAGTGTAAGATTAATGTGGACCAGGAGCATGTATGAACACAATTAAAATACCGATTGAGTATGGTCGTGATGGATTTGCGCAAGTCACAGATGATACAGATGATTATTATAAGCAATTATTGAGTATTACGGCACGAACAGAGCGAGACATGAGTCCACTGTTTCCTGAATTTGGCGTACAAGACCCGACATTCAATATTGTTGACAATGGAGTATTTCTTATTAATGCATCTAAATATATTCCAGAAATAATACTCACAGAGATTGACACAAACATAGACGAACAAGGCAATAACTTCATCAGATTCAACTTCACGAGACGATAAAAAATGCCCATTGACTTTAGCCCATACATTAGTCTTACCCCAGCAAACCTGGAACCAGGCGATATCTATCAGCAATCGATTGACGTCGCACTGACGGTCCTCCCCGAATTCAATCTTCGTCGCGGAACACTAGAAGATGCAATTTTTCAAGCATCCGCATACATGAACGCCCTCAACATCGCCACCATTAACAGCCTTCCATCACGTCTCATGGAAGGATTTGCAAATCTCGTTGGCTACTCAAGATTTGAAGGAACGAGAGCAACCTTGACGCTCACGGTCACCGCTTTTGACGCAGCCGGAGGCGTTGTCCCAATAGCAACAATTTTCTCCCATCGATATGTCGAGCAAGATGGAACAATAACGGAATACGCATACGAAACAACAGAAGAAGTAGATTTAGCCCCAATATGGTCCGCTAACACTGCATATGTGACGGACCAATACGTCACATATAGTACCAGCACATATAAGGCGCTACAAAATGGAACAAACCAAAACCCAGGAACACAAACGGCATACTGGGACCTCGTGAATGGGGCAGACCCATCACCATCCGCCAGCATTCAAGTCATATCAAAAACCATCGGATACACGCCAACTATCACTTCAGGAACGGAACTTGTCTGTATTACGACGAATAATGTCGTGGATAATGCATTTGCTGAAGACGATTTTGTTATAGGACAAGACGGGGACATCGACTCCACCTACCTGTCTGGAGTACGCACACATCTACAAACCCTATCCAATAGCCTCTCAACGGCGGATCAAATGCGATCTGGTATTTTGGTAACCTATCGTGAAGTAGAAATTTGTAAAGTGTACGATCTTACAGACCCGACATATTTGCTATTTAGTGCTGCTGCCGCCGATGGATACGTAACTGCATTTGTCTATGGTAGAGATAGGGTTCTCACCGACGCCGAACTTGCATCAATTGATACTTTCATTACCAACAAAGCAGTACCGGGACTTGAAGTATCAATACAGAACTATCAATTTGCCCCATTTACAATCAACATAGCCATAACACACAACTCGCTAATAGATAGTGCCGATGTTGAAGAATCAATTAAACTATACATAGTTAACGCATTTAACTATACAAACTTCCCTCTGTATAAAAAAGACATCACGTCAAACTACATTGCTTCAATTGTCTTCCAGGCGGCTATAGGGGTCATTAACGTATCTTCGTGCACGATGCAACACACAGGCACGGGCACGGGATCACCTTATTATAGCGAAACGGCCAACACCAATACATCGACATTGACTTTTCTAAAAAAAGGTTACTTACCACTCATTACCACTAGCAGCATTACAATAGCCTCAACACCACTGGTCCTCTAATGTACTACAACACGCCGTATTTATCTTGGCAAAATGGAATCGAACAATATGACGACGACGATGTCATCCGTAATGCGACATACCTAAACGCCGAAGACCCAAATGTTGCTTTTGTCAATAAATTTTACAACTGGACGGCGGCTCACGTAGACAGTAACGGCGTCGTAGTTGCTGGCACGCCACAAATACTCGCCGTAGACGATAATAATTTGGCCCCATGGCGACTAGCGTTACAAATAATACCGAACAACAACAACAATCTGCTGCTATCTATTACGGGAATAGCCATAGATGGAACGACTACCGCAGAACTGGATTCATTAACATACATTTTTCATGCCCTATTTAAAAGCAGTGAAAAAATATCTGTCAAAATATCTATGGAGGTAGATGGATATTCTCAAGATATCACCCCAGTAACAACAAATTTCGACGTCACTGAAGAATACTTAACATGCAGGTCAAATTTCGCTGAACTATACCCAAATAAGAGCAAGCCTTCTAATTTGTATATTGGCTTGGACGCCACGGTCACTATCAATATTTTAATTACTTCTCATAATAGCCAAACCCTATATATGACATGCCCGTTCTTGTATCAAGAATACGAATACATGCAAAACCCTTTTGTCAAAAACAGCATAAAATATATTCCTCAAGTTTTGTTTGAAATAGACCAGGCACAAGACCCCCAATACCCTATGGCTAAGTTGATCCATGCCTTAAATCATGCTTCTGCACAAACTTCGGCGCTAGCAGCGAGATTTTGGAAATTAGATTTAGAAGAATTGCCAGTCGAATATGACGGCACTGAAGATTTTTCTAAAAGCAAACTTGTTGATCCTGATCTTGCTGATTATGAATATTTGGATTGGTTAGCGCAATTTAACGGCACCTCCGTGCGTAAAAATATTTATGCCCCAAACCCTGCCAATGCTACCAAAACTCAAAATTTAGGGGTTCGTGTTGCGACAACGGTTGCAGGGACGCTTGCAACATCTTTTGAAAATGGTGACACCGTTGATGGTGTCGTATTAAAAACCGGGGACAGAATTCTTATTAAAAATCAAGCGACTGCATCGCAAAATGGTATTTACGTTGTTGCTACGAGTGGTGCTCCAACTAGGGCTACGGATATGCCGGCTAGTATACTAGATATCTCTGCTGGGTTTTCTGTTTGGGTTAATAGTGGGACTCTTAATTCTGGAACTATTTGGAGATTGACGAATGCCAGCAACCCTACGGTAGGTACGGACGCGTTGACTTTTGCTATTAAACAGATATCAGTCGACGTAGCAACGACAACCGCAGGAACGCTTGCGACATCTTTTGAAAACACCGACTACATTGATAATTTCCAATTATCTACAGGTGATAAAATTCTTATTAAAAATCAAGCGACTGCATCGCAAAATGGTGTTTACGTTGTTGCTGCAAGTGGTGCTCCTACGAGAATTACAACACTACCAACAGCATTGACGTTAAGTAATTATCTGGATGTTTTTGTTAGTGACGGTTTGTCTAATAAATATAAAATCTTCAGAAGTACTTCAAATAATGCCGTGATTAATACTAATGATTTGAATTTTTCTGAGGTTGCTTTAAGCGCTTATGAAAATAATGTTGCTGCGTTTACTCGTTGGCAAATTTCTAACGGTTATTGGGGGTATAAGGCTGGTACTCGTGAGGCTTTTGATGGTATTCTTGACAGATATTTAACTGGCACTAAGTATCGTACTTATACTTTGACTGGTTTTCTTTTGTCTATTAAGACTTTGTATGATGAAACTCCATGGGCATCCTATGGTCGTAGTCCATTATTGGAAGCATTGTTGGAACCAGCACGCCCTGCAGGGTATAAACTAGTAGTAGAAGTTGTTAATGACTTAAGATTTACGTTTAACAGTGCTACTTTGGGTCAATTTAATGATGACCCGCTTGGATAGGGAGTTTTTATGGCATATCGCGGCTATATACAGTGGAATTCAGGAGACACGCTTGATGCCGAAGATGCTATGACGTACCTAATGCAACAGACTCCTACAATTTGGGATACCGTTGCTACTCGTAATGCCAACGCCAACTATGTTGCTAGTTTAATTGAGGGTAATCTTTGCTTTATTCAAGCCACTGATACTTTATACTATTACGATGGCGCTGCATGGCAAGCCATTGCCACAAAGGCGTATGTAGATTCAACCAGTGCCACGGCAAGAGATGCTTTAATTTTGTCATACATGAATTCAAACTAAGGAGAAAAATATGTCAATTAAATTTATTAAAGATACTGTAGAACGTGCAGTTACCGCTTTTCTCGCCTCGTACCTGGGTGCCTGGGTCAATGCTGGCGCAGACTTTGACGGTCTGACCAACACGGACAGCCTAAAGACTGGCGTTGTTGCTGCCGGACTCATCGTTGCCGCATCATTTGGACTCAAAAAGGTCGGTTCCAACAAGGATTCTGGCTCTATCCTCTGATAGTCCTGCCAGCACATACTTCTCTCAACTACAATGTTGTAGGCATCAGAGGAGAGTAACCCATGCTTGCAGGAACATACAATATAACTTGTGAGCAGGGCTCGACGTTCAGTCGTATCATTACGGTGGAATACCCCGACCCCAACGACAGTAGTGCGATGCTTGCGTATGACTTTACTGGTTTTACCGCCAGAATGCAGATACGTCGAACCATTGAGTCAACCACCGTCATGATTGAACTCACGACGGCAAATAGTGGCATCGTATATACCGCTTCATCAACGGTCAACGCTGGTTCTTTCGTTGTAGGTACAAGATATGTCATTTTGACTGCAGGGAATACCTCTTTTACGGCAATCGGTGCTGCTAATAATACGGCGGGAACATCATTTGTAGCCACTGGAGTGGGCAGCGGAACGGGAACGGCCTACTCCCCAAGTGGACAACTAACCATCAATATGACGGCAGGACAGACCGCAGCACTTGAAACAAGCGGTGTGTACGACCTGGAAATAATAAATTCAGCGAGTCAAGTCTCAAAACTCCTAAAAGGTGCCTTTACGCTCAACCTTGAGGTCACCCGATGACTGGTATCCCTAATACGGTCAATATTCAGCAGGATACTCCGAATACTGTCACCGTAAATCAAGAAGACCAGAATTTAGTTACCGTACAAACAACGGTCAATAACGTCACCGTAACCACCGGGTCTATTGCCTCTGGACCAACTAGACGACACATACACACGCAGGGTTCGGTGTCCTCTACATGGACCATTACTCATACCCTAGGGGGTAATCCTAGTGTAATGGTTGTAGATTCTAGCAATACAGTGGTCTATGGTGAGATACAATATTTATCTAGCACTCAAGTGCGAATCTTATTCAGTGCTGCTTTCTCCGGATTTGCATACCTAACCTAAGGAAACACTATGGCTCAGAAGTTTCTAACAAGTATTGACCTCAATCAGAACGAACTAATTAACACCAGGTTTCAGGTTGTAACTTCTTTTCCAGCCGTTGAAAACACGTTTGAGGGTCATCTTGTCTATAACTCCACTACCGATGTAATTGCCGTTTACGCAAACGGTGGTTGGCGCTCGCTTCCTCACAGTATCGTTTCTGGTGGTGGTGCAGGAATTGCCGAAGCCCTTAATGTTGTTACATCAAATGGCACCGTAACTCTCACTCTAAACGTCGCCGATACCGATAGTGCAGGCTTGCTCAGTGCCGCATTCTTTAATGACCTTACTGGTGCAACTTCAGCCGCCACTGGAGACAAACTGGTAAAACGCAATGCAACTGGTCGCATAAGTGTTGCTACTCCCACCGATGACTCTCACGCTGCCACCAAGGCTTATGTGGATTCCGCTCGTTCGGGTCTTGATGTCAAGGAGTCCGTAAGGGTAGCGACAACTGCTGCAATCAACCTTTCAACTGACCTAGAGGCTGGCGATGTAATTGATGGGGTAACACTTGTCGCTGGCAACCGCGTTCTTGTAAAAGACCAAGGCACGGCGTCGGAAAACGGTATTTATGTAGCCGTTGCTTCTGGTGCAGGGGCGGCTTCTCGTTCAACGGATGCTGACACTTCGGCAGAGGTTACAACAGGAATGTTCACCTTCGTCTCTGAAGGTACCGTAAATGCTGACAGCGGATTTGTTCTTTCAACAAATGACACAATCACCCTTGGTACAACAGGATTAACTTTTGTCCAGTTCTCTGGTGCTGGGTCATTCACTGCTGGTGACGGTCTTACCAAGAGTGGGACTACGATTAATGCTGTTGGAACAGCGGGTCGTATCTCTGTTTCTTCAGATGCAATTGATATTGATAGCACCTATGTTGGTCAATCAACGATTACGACACTTGGAACGATTGCTACCGGCACATGGAACGGCACAGCCATTGCTGGTCAGTACGGTGGTACTGGGGTTGCCAACACTGGTAAAACCATCACTTTGGGTGGGAACCTCACTACCTCTGGTGCACACGCCACGACGCTCACCACAACCGGCACTACGAGCGTAACCCTGCCCACCACGGGAACTCTCTCCACCTTAGCAGGCACTGAGACCCTTACTAACAAAACGCTCACTAGCCCTACGCTTACTACCCCAGCATTAGGCACCCCTGCCTCAGGAACGCTCACTAACGTAACTGGATTGCCGTTGACAACTGGTGTCACTGGAACACTCCCTATCGCTAATGGTGGTACTAACGCAACGACCGAAGCGACTGCTCGTACCAACTTGGCATCAACAGCCGCTGAAGCAACAGGTCGCGGAACAAGCACCCCAGCACTTGCCCGTATTGCTACCAAAGCCTGTGTAGTACATACTGACAATGTTTCAACAACGTCAGTGGTTCACAACTTTAACACCCTTGATGTAATTGTTCAGATTGTAGAAGTCGCTTCAGGGGCCACAGTTATTGGTGATGTCACCCGTACCGATGTCAACACAGTCAGCGTTACCCTTTTGGGTGCTATTGGTAACGGCGCATACAGAATTATTGTAACAGGCTAAGTAAATATTACCCCGAGGGGCCCATCATAAGAGACGACTGAGGTCATGGCTCAAAAATTTATAACACCAATCACAATCAAGCAGTTATCTTCTGCTGGCTCTGATGGTTTAACAATTTTTCTTGATGGCGAAACTTATGCAAGATTGCAAGTTCAGGGCGGTGGACGACTTGTTTGGGGCGATGGCTCTGCTGCTGGTGACGTAAACCTATATCGCGATGCAGCAAATGTCCTTAAGACTGACGACACCCTAAAGGTTCCAGTTTTATTCATTGATGGCATTGAAGTAGATACTTCTGGTGCTCAATCTGGTCAAATTCTCCGTTTTGATGGTGCCAAGTTCGTTCCGTACACGGGTGATGCAGGCCCTACTGGTCCCACGGGTGTAACTGGAGCGACAGGACCGACGGGTGTGACAGGGAGCACTGGAAATACTGGCGCTACTGGACCAACAGGCACAACTGGCGCTACAGGAAGCACTGGACCCACTGGTCCAACAGGAGTTGGAGCAACCGGTCCTACTGGTGCAGCAGGTGATATAGGAGCGACTGGACCAACTGGCATTACTGGTGCCACAGGAACTGCTGGAAGCACTGGAACCACAGGAGCGACGGGTCCTACAGGCATAACTGGACCCACGGGTGTTGCAGGTGATACTGGGGCTACGGGTCCGACGGGCGTAACGGGCAATACGGGAGCAACTGGTCCCACGGGAACGACAGGAACTACTGGAGCGACGGGCCCCACGGGTATCACTGGACCCACTGGCATCACCGGACCAACAGGAACAACAGGCACGACTGGTGCTACGGGCCCCACTGGAACTACTGGTGATGTAGGTGCAACAGGTACAACTGGTGCTACTGGAACCACTGGCGCTACCGGACCTACGGGTATCACGGGTTCTACAGGAACTACGGGCGCAACCGGCGCAACAGGTCCGACGGGAATCACTGGAACCACAGGCGATACTGGTGCAACGGGTCCTACGGGTATCACGGGAGCCACGGGCACGACAGGAACCACTGGTGCGACTGGCCCGACTGGCATAACAGGCGCTACTGGTATCACGGGTAATACAGGGCCTACGGGAGTAACTGGAACTACCGGCGCTACAGGACCCACGGGCATCACTGGACCGACTGGCGTAACAGGCGATACAGGTGCAACAGGTATCACTGGTGCGACTGGACCAACTGGAGTAACTGGAGCGACGGGCGTTGGTGCAACTGGTGCGACCGGCACAACAGGTCCGACGGGCGTAACAGGACCGGCAGGAAACTTCGGCGGAATCACCCTCGACTATACGTTCAACACAAACACGACAGCAACTGACCCAGGCGCTGGATTCCTGAAGTTCAACAACGCAGATGTAAGTCTCGCAACTGTTCTCTACATTGATGATTTGTCCGACGGCTCAACCGATGTCCAATCATTCTTGCGGACCATTGATGATTCAACGAGCACTATCAAGGGTCACTTTAGAATCTCGAACAAACTTGACTCAAATGATTTTGCGCTATTTACAATTTCTTCTACCACGGAAGAAACTGGATATTTTACCGTTGACTGCGCATATGTTTCTGGTCCGTCAACATCGTTCAGTAATAACGAAGATGTAATTATCACATTCGCTCGCACTGGTGACGTAGGTACGACTGGTGCAACAGGAACTACGGGCGCAACAGGGCCTACGGGCGTTACGGGAACTACGGGCGCCACCGGTCCTACTGGAGTAACAGGTGCAACGGGTACCACGGGCGCAACGGGAATCACTGGTACCACTGGAGCGACAGGGCCCACTGGAACTACTGGAACCACAGGCGCAACTGGACCCACCGGAGTTACGGGTGCAACTGGAACCACGGGAGCAACCGGTCCTACGGGAATAACTGGAACTACAGGCACAACGGGCGCGACTGGTGCTACTGGCCCGACGGGAGTCACGGGCACTACTGGTGATACGGGTGCAACCGGACCGACTGGTGTTACTGGGGCAACAGGAACCACAGGCACTGCGGGTGCAACGGGTCCTACAGGTATAACCGGACCTACAGGTATAACTGGTGCCACGGGTACAACAGGAACCACGGGGGCTACTGGGCCCACTGGTGTGACCGGAACTACGGGTGACACGGGCACGACTGGACCGACAGGAGTAACGGGAGCGACAGGTCCTACTGGCATAACTGGAGCGACAGGCATCGGTGCCACGGGTGCTACTGGACCCACTGGTGCAACAGGCACCACTGGCACTACGGGGGCCACAGGTCCTACGGGTGTAACTGGTGCAACAGGCACAACAGGCGCAACTGGTGCGACAGGCCCAACGGGTGTCACGGGCACTACTGGTGATACGGGTGCGACTGGTCCAACCGGAGTAACTGGCGCTACGGGCGCTACGGGCGCTACGGGCCCTACTGGCACGACAGGAACCACAGGCGCGACAGGCCCAACAGGAATTACGGGAACCACTGGTGATACGGGTCCGACCGGGCCTACAGGCGTAACGGGGGCGACTGGTATCGGTGCAACGGGTGCGACAGGCACGACGGGTGCGACAGGACCCACGGGTATAATAGGAACGACAGGAGCGACAGGTGCTACTGGACCGACGGGTGTAACTGGAACAACGGGCACCACTGGTGCGACTGGCCCAACTGGCATTACCGGACCCACTGGGACTACGGGTGCTACTGGTGCTACAGGTGCAACGGGTGCTCAGGGAAATTTCGGCGGCATCACGCTTGACTACACGTTTGATACGAATATAAGCCAAAGCGACCCTGGTGTAGGAAAACTAAAGTTTGACGCTTCCGATATCACGACAGCAACAAAATTATTCATCGATGATTTATCTGATGGTTCAACTGATGTTCAGTCATTCTTGCGGACCATAGACGATTCAACAAGTACCATTAAGGGCCACTTTAGAATCTCTAATAAAGCAGACTCTGCGGATTTTGCATTATTTACGATTTCTTCCATAACTGAAGAAACTGGGTATTTTGCAGTTGACTGCGCATACGTTTCTGGTTCCGCTTCTTCATTCTCTAATGCCGAAGACGTAATCATTACTTTTGCTCGTACTGGTGATGTTGGCGCACAAGGTCCGACGGGTATTACCGGTCCAACTGGAGCAACAGGAACTACGGGCGCAACAGGGCCTACGGGCGTTACGGGAACCACGGGTACTACAGGTGCGACTGGAGCGACCGGCCCAACTGGCACAACAGGGACGACCGGAACCACGGGTGCAACAGGACCTACAGGCATCACTGGACCCACTGGCGTTACAGGAACCACAGGCACTACTGGCGCGACTGGACCAACTGGTGTAACGGGGACGACGGGTACCACAGGTGCTACTGGACCAACAGGTGTAACTGGCACGACTGGAACCACGGGCGCAACAGGACCCACGGGTGTAACTGGAAGCACGGGAACTACTGGCGCTACAGGACCGACGGGTGTTGCTGGAACCACGGGAGCGACGGGTCCTACTGGAGCAACGGGGAGCACTGGAACGACCGGTGCAACTGGGCCGACTGGTATCACAGGAACTACTGGTGCTACAGGACCGACCGGCGTTACAGGAACCACAGGCACTACTGGCGCGACTGGACCAACTGGTGTAACTGGAACCACGGGTACTACTGGAGCAACTGGCCCTACTGGAGTCACCGGCGCGACGGGTTCATCGGCTACAGCAACAACGAGCGCAACTGACTTAACTTCAGGCACACTTAATAACGCCCGACTTCCAGCAGCAGCAACAAACATTACTTCTGTCGGCACTCTAACTTCTTTGACTGTTTCTGGCACCGTAACAGTTCCAACTCCGACAAACTCAACGGATGCTGTCACTAAAGCCTATGCCGATTCAATTGCTGCAGGTATCAATTGGCATGAGGCGTGTAAATATGCGACTGCGGGAGTACTACCCAATACTCCGACATACAGCAATGGCACTAATGGCGTTGGAGCCACATTGACCGCAGATACTACGGTACGCCTGAACGTTGATGGAGCGAATGCGACCACCGGCAACAGGGTGCTTGTAAAGAATCAAGCAACTGCTACCCAAAATGGAATCTATACCGTGCAGGTGCAGGGTTCCGTGTCGGCAGCATGGGTACTCGTACGGTCAACCGACGCTGATAACAGTATTACTGGACAGGTCAAAGCAGGCGATGCAGTATTTGTTATTGACGGCTCTACCAATAGCAATCAAGGTTTTATCCTCACTTCAGAAGGGACGGGCACTAATAACGCTCATATTCTTGGCACCGATTCGCTCACGTACACACAATTTACCGGTACTTCAACATTACTCGCTGGCGCTGGTCTTACCAAGACCGGCAATACTATCGACGCTGTTGGTACGGCTAACAGGATTACTGTCAACGCCGACAGTGTAGACATTGCTTCCACTTATGTGGGTCAATCAACCATCACAACCTTGGGTACAATTACGACTGGTACTTGGGGTTCTAGTGCAACCCCCATTGCTCTTGCTTCTGGTGGCACTAATGCAACTGACGCCGCAGGTGCCCGCACTAACCTTGGACTAGTAATCGGTACGAACGTTCAAGCCTATGACGCAGAACTTGCCGCTATCGCTGGTTTGACTTCAGCGGCGGACGCTTTGCCATATTTCACTGGTTCTGGAACTGCCAGTACTGCGACCCTCACCACATTCGGACGCTCTTTAATTGACGATGCAGACTCCAGTACAGCACGCACCACCCTTGGACTAGTAATTGGCACGAACGTTCAAGCCTATGACGCAGAACTTGCCGCTATCGCTGGTTTAACAAGCGCCGCGGACGCTTTGCCATATTTCACTGGTATTGGGACTGCCAGCACGGCAACCCTCACCACATTTGGGCGTTCTTTAATTGATGATGTAGATGCTAGTGCTGCAAGAACCACATTAGGTCTTGTTATCGGCACAAACGTTCAGGCCTATGATGCGGACCTCACAACTCTTGCTGGCGTTACTGCTGCTGCTGATAATTTGCCGTATTTCACTGGAACATCAAGTGCTAGTACTACCACGCTCACTACGTTTGGACGCTCATTAATTGATGACGCCGACGCCAGTACAGCACGCACCACATTGGGTCTTGTTATCGGTACCAACGTCCAGGCCTACGATGCCGACCTTGCAGCGATTGCTGCTCTTGCTGGTACTTCGGGATTACTTAAGAAAACCGCAGCGGATACATGGTCACTGGATACTACCACCTACATGACTACGGCGACACCAGGAACTTTGACTGGCTCATTGACATTGCGAGCGGGTACTGCAACTGCGAGTACTGCACCTTTATATTTAACAAGCGGAACTAACTTAACGACTGCTGCTGCTGGTGCTATGGAGTTTGACGGCACGAACCTTTATTTCAGTCCGTCTACGACTCGTAAAACTATTGCATTTACAGACTCAGCAATAACAAGCAGTACTTTTATTGGTACTACTTCCGTAGCATTAAACCGCTCATCTGGCGCCCTAACTTTAGCAGGTATTACATTAACTACACCTGTGTTGGGAGTCGCAACCGCAACCTCAATCAACGGTTTAACGATAACTTCAAGTACTGGTACCTTGACAGTTACTAACCTTAAAACTTTATCGGTATCAAATACTCTTACTTTGGCTGGTACCGATTCAACAACAATGACATTCCCTACCACCTCAGCAACCATTGCTAGGACTGATGCGGCGAACACTTTCACGGGTATTCAAGCAATGACTTCTCCCGCAATTACTACAAGTTTAACAACGGGTAGTGCTTCTTTTGACTTAATCAACACAACAGCAACAACAGTCAACTTTGCGGGTGCCGCAACAACATTAACTATCGGTGCCAGTACCGCAACAATTAATCTTGGCAGTGGTACGACGGGTGCGACAGTCAACATTAAGGGCAGCCTCACCGTTGAAGGCACGACGACAACTATCAACTCAACGACAATCAGCGTTGATGACAAGAATATTGAACTCGGTTCAGTTACCACTCCCACAAACGTGACTGCCGATGGCGGTGGTATTACGCTTAGAGGAAGCACGGACAAGACGCTTAACTGGGTTAGCCTTACGTCAGCGTGGACATCATCCGAGGACTTCAACCTACTTACTGGCAAAGCCTATTACATCAACGGCACGTCTGTACTTAATGGAACAACACTTGGTGCGGGCATTACCGCATCAAGCCTTACTTCATTCGGAGCAACCCCAACAGTCGCATCTCCAATATTGACGCTATCGACAACGACATCTATCACTGACGGAAGAATAGCGTGGGATTCAACTGCAGATAAAATTATTGTTGGTGATGGTGTTACGGCACGCGAGTTTGCTTCATCAACGTTGATAACCAATGCGCGAGTAGCATCATATATCTTGGTGTTGGGAGACAAGGATAAACTCGTCGAAATGGGCGTAAGTTCTGGAAACACTCTTACAGTTCCACCAAACGGGGATGTTGCATTCTCGATTGGAACGCAAATTACCGTGATACAGACAGGTAGTGGTCAAACAACACTGACCCCCGGTGTTGGTGTCACTATTAACGGCACCCCAGGTCTAAAGACTCGCGCTCAATGGTCTGCCGTTACTTTGATTAAGCGCGCCACAAATACGTGGGTTGCGACGGGCGACCTTTCAGCCTAGCCATATGCTAGTGTTGGCTTGGATATAAGGAAAAATTATGACCCTGATTGATACTGGTGGGAAAAAACCAGATACGCCGACAATTGGTACTGCTTCACATTCTGGAAGCGTATTAACTATTAGCGTACCCTTTACTGCCCCAACATATGCGGGCAAGGGGACCATCTCTTCATATACGGTCACTTCTTCTGGGGGACATACTGGCAGTGGGGCATCTAGCCCTATATCTGTCAGTGGTCTGACTTCAGGAACCGCGTATACGTTCACAGTTATAGCAACAACCAATACTGGAGTTGTATCAGACTCTTCTAGTGCATCTAACTCGGTGACGGCTCTAACAACCCCAGCAAACGTAACTGGATTAACGACATCACGGCCATCGTCTGGCAATATTGGGGTTAGTTGGACTGCAGTGAGTGCTGACAATGCTGGTCGTGGTGGTGCTGCGAGCGTAACTTACAGTGTTTATTATGGGACTACCTCAAGCCCAACGACGTTGTACACGACGACAGCCTCCACTTCTACCACTATCCCCCTTACCGCTGGAACTTCATATTGGTTCAAGGTAGTAACAAATAACTCGTCATTTTCTAGTGCTGGCACAACGACTGCAACTTCAACCCTCTGCCTCGCTACACCTACAAACGCAACAAACGTTGCAATCACCAATACCAATGGAACATCGGATTCCGCCGACCAAACATCATCAGTGACAGGTCGCTTCACGGTGACATGGACTGCTGCCGCCGGAGGTGGTGAAACACCATCGTATGACATTTATTATGGAACAACGGCAAGCCCAACAACATTTTGGGTCAATACAGGTGGAACTACTGCAACTGTAACTGGTCTTACAACTGGAACATCATATTGGGCAAAAGTAACTACGAAAAACACTTCGTTCACTGCGAGTGGAACAGTTTCGTCAAATAGCGTTATTCCAGTCAAGCAACCAAATCAAATCACTACTGGATTCAATGCATCAGCAGATGACGCTCAAATTTTTATCACTTTAGATTCCGGTTCTAGGCTTACAACCGCCAGTCATTTTGGTGGATTTATAGGTACTGGTACAGGCTATAAAATTTACACTTCTACAAATAATGTAAACTTTACTCTTGCAATTAATGCAAACTATTCAACTTACGAACTTGACCCATTTGATGCACTTAATGGTTCAGGCCAGACAGTCACCATCACTGGCCTAACTAATGGAACCGCTTACTACATAACTATCAATAGTTATAACAACTTTTATGAACGTACTGGGTCATACGCCAATAGCGGAGCAACCGTAACACCGGTAGCGCCACCATATTTTCCACCATTCTTCCCGCCATTTTTCCCGCCATTTTTCCCGCCATATTTCCCGCCATATTTCCCACCATTCTTCCCGCCATTTTTCCCGCCATTTTTCCCGCCCTTCTTCCCGCCCTTCTTCCCGCCATTTTTCCCGCCATTCTTCCCGCCATTTTTCCCGCCATTCTTCCCGCCCTTCTTCCCACCTCAATTTAAATAGGATAAAATTTGAACTCATTAGTTGAACCCGGATATTTTGGTTTAAATAAAGATTCCATCATTGTTATTAGAAATTTTGTTGAGCCAGAACATTTAAAGACTGTACAAAAATTCCTACCAACAATCAATGAATGGATGGACCCAGGTGAAAGTCAATATTCCGAAAATGGAACATGCCTCTATAATGCCGACTACTGGCGCAACAGGCAATGCGGTGGGGAAATTATTCAAAAATTAAACAGTAATATTTATAAAATTATTGAATTTTATATTGATAAAATGCAAAAAGTGTTAACAGAAAAATTCTCTGTCCAACTATCAAGTAGGCCACCAGTTCTCATCAAATGGACGCCAGGCACAGAGCAAAAACCGCATGCCGATAAACAATTGAACGATGGCTCACCAAACCCGTTTCCTGATTATGATTTAAATTCGCTTATTTATTACAATGACAATTTTGAGGGTGGCGAATTATATTACCCAGAACATGACATTGTTATAAAACCAGAACCAGGCTTGGCAGTTGCCCACCCAGGTGATATACATTTTCTACATGGTGTGAAACGTATTATTTCTGGCGAAAGATGGACTACGCCATCTTTTTATACAGTGAAGGAATTTATATGAAATTGTTAAAACACAAAAATTTTACAATTATTTTTGATTTTTTGACAGAACATGAAATTGCTATATTTTCAAAATACTTTTTAAATGTTAAATGGCAAGAGTCGCATGGGGATAAACATTTTTCAAATAATATTACCTCGTCTGATATTGGAGAAATCGCGTCCAAAGTACAGGGCAGATTGAAGTCAACAATACAAAATATTTATTCATGTATTTTAAGTGACGAGACTCTTGGTACTTTTGTTAAATATCGACATGGTCACGGACTGCCTCTTCACTATGACGCAATGACAGTAGATGATATAACGGGTGAGAAAACAATAAATAAAACATTTAGTGGATGTACGACGACTGACATGACGTCAATACTTTATTTAAAAAATGATTCCATAGGTGGACTAATAAGTTTTCCAAATTTAGATATTACCTACTATCCGCTGAAAGGCTCCGTAATCATATTCCCATCATTCAAGGAATATGAACACGAAGTATCTCCCGTAACAAGCGGTGACAGGATTATAACTACAACTTTTTGGCATGTGTTTGATGATACGCAAAACAAAATTTAAAAATATTACTATTATCAACAATTTAATTATTCCGCAAGATATTGCCAAATTGCGCACATACATTGATTGTTCTCCTCTTCAGAAGGAAGAAAATAATCCTAATACATTTATCAACGTACAAGATAGCGAATGCAATTCCATACTGTCAAAGGCTCAACAATTACTTAAAAGCAATATTGAGGAAGATTTTGACACATTAGTAAGCGACGAAGGAATAGGTACGGTAGTGAAGTTCTCTATAGGTTGGGAACTTCCATATCACTGCGACCAATGGTCAAACCTGCCCACATACGGGGGCGCTCCGAAGCGTGATATAAGTTCGATAATCTATTTGAGTGATGATTTCAAGGGTGGCGAATTAGTTTTCCCTGACCTGGGCATATTCATTCAGCCTGTGGCTGGGTCCGCAATCTATTTTGCGGGTACCGAGGAATATATGCATCAGGTAACGCCATTACTTTCCGGAACAAGATTGACATGCACTGGTTTTTGGGGTAATCTCTCGGGGTATGACGATGTTTCAATACCCTGAACCGCTACCATTCCGTTTTGAAAAACATTCGGTAGGTGTCCCAGAACTAGGAATACGCCTATACAGGAGTGTTTTGCCGCCTGCGGCAATGATTCCTGAGCGCCTCGAAAAAACTTTAGCGAATAGCAGTCACCCCTATTTCCGCTGGCACGATTCACTCGTTGGAGAGGGAGTGAAGATGCCCGAGTACAGAGATTGTGTTGATTTTAAATACGACAAAAACTACGACGATAAAACTCCACCTGAATTCAGGGACGTAATCGATGTTTACTATACGGTTGCCGATGTTCAGAATGAATGTTTACGTGATTATCAATCCGAGTACAACATCAACATGACCTACATGGAGGCAATTAATTTTGTCAAGTATACCGCTGGTCAACATTTCAATGTCCATACTGACCATGGTTTTTCTTATGTATGCACGGTGTCATCAGTGATGTATCTCAATGACTCCTATGACGGCGGGGAGTTGTGGTTTCCAAAACTTGACATAAAAATTACGCCCGAATATGGGGATTTGGTATTTTTTCCTTCCACTTACATTTACGCACATGCTTCAATGCCTGTAACTTCGGGGGTGAAGTATTCCGCCGTAACAATGTATGACTACAATGACGATACGCATAAGTATGGTGGATTCACTCGTCAATTCGGGCAGACAAACAATCAGCCTTACGAGCCTTCAATGTCCAACTCTATTATCATTGGTCCGATTACTCCAACTGAGGGTGTCTCCATATGACTGAAATGACATTGACTAGAACGCATCAACTTTCTCCGAAAATAAAACAATCACGATTAAAGCGCGACTGGATGGACGATACGTATAATAAACATGCTTATCGATGTTTGCCATTAAGTGCAGCAAATGTTAACGGCTGGGAAATAATCTTACAAAAAGAAATTGTTGCTATTTGGGATGGCGGAATGTCTGTCCCTAGAATTATTTCGGATGATTCATTTAATGGTAGAACTATCGCCAATTGCAACAAAATTGGGATGATTGATATCCATCTTGGATGGGCATTCGGTACGGAGCAAGGTTTTGACACCGTTGTTACTGGTTCCCCTAATTTTTTTATTGATGGACTAGAACCACTGACCGCATTGATACCGAGTAGTTGGTGGCCTGATGAAGTGCAGATGACATGGAGATTCACTACGCCCGGCAAAGAAGTTATTTTACCCGAAGGAATGCCTTTTGCATTTTTTTATATTCAACCTTCTCATCTTCAAGAAGACGTTAATTTCAAAATGAAAAATCTTTGGGATGACAACGAACTTATTCAAAAAAGAATGTCATATAGTGATGCTAAGATGAAAAAACAAATAGATGAGCCATGGACTTGGATGAATGGCATCCGAACTGGACTCAATGAACGTGGAGAGCAAATAGGTCCACGCCATGATAGTTTGGTGCAACTGGCTGAACCAGAAATATCCGAGGTCTATAATGTTGATTGATTCAATTTCTACTTTCAAAATCACTGCATTTACGCCGCTAGGTGATGAAGATTTTCATATTTCACTAATTGACAATGGTGGAGTTGTGGGCGGGAGGATATGGAATGATAAGGGGGAAATTAGTTTCACTGATTCAAGCAAAGAAAATAACTCCTTAGAGTGGAGTATTCCTATAGAAACACCCTTTGAAACAATCCTTAAATTCAATGTTTTCATATCTGTAGAGGAAAATCGAATGAGCGGACGCGTTGTTGTTGGCGATTATGGTTCCGTGGCATTTCAAGGGTTTGGTGAATGAAATGTCTTATGACGAAAATAACCTCTATAAAGTAGGTATGTCCTCAATCGATGGTGAGCCAGATTTTTTGAGTCAATTTCATGGAAAAGTAACACTATTCGTCAATATTGCATCCAAATGCGGGTATCAACCAAAATGCAGTAATTTTTGGTCTTATGCCAGAAGTTTACGACAATTTAAACAACTACAAATCGTGCATGACGAATTTAAGGACCGAGGTTTCAGCGTTGTGGGTGTCCCTTGTAACCAATTTGGGAAGATGGAACCCTGCCCCAACGATGAAATTTCATCATTCATAAAAAAATCATATGAATTTGTTAATTTCCCTATTTCTGAGAAAATTGATGTTAATGGTCCAAACGAGCATCCGCTATATTCCATCATTAAAGGAAAAGAAAAACGCAATAAATCTGATTCCATGGCAGACAATAGTGATAAAGCATTTGCAGGACGAAATGTAGAAGGTGCCGCCATGGCGCGAATCCCGAGCAATTGGGAGAAATTTATTGTTGGCCGAAGCGGTACGGTGATTGCTAGATTCAATTGGCAGGCAATGCCGCTGGATAAGGAACCTTTAACTACGGGTGAAAGTTGGACAATCCGGGAAGCGATTGACGAAATACTTGGATAATGCGGAGTGGTATAGTTTACTGTGACTAAATGATGAGATAATACGCAGTGTTTGGAGGTGTTCTATGAAGAGTTTGTCAAATCAAATAAAAATCAAAGCACTCAGGGAAAAAATTGCCGAATTTGAGGCGACGCTGTACGGGTCGCTTGCTGGAAATGGTTTTGATTTAGATTTATTTGAATCCGAAGATGATGTCATTAGCCACATTGGTTCAATGTTTAGTCTATTTACTACGCCAGCAATACGATTTAGATATGGGTTCAGAGTATGGAAAAGTATCGCCATTTCAGAACAAGCCGACCATTGGATGGCCCCAACCTGTTCTTCGACTGACACTCACATGAATATCCCAATGGACGAACTTTATGGTCGTACCGAATTCAAGGACATCCTTATGGATACTGGTTTCTTGGAAAAAATCGTAAATCATGTTGTCATTTACAACATTCCTGGTGGAGCCTCAATTATCTACAATGAATTGACGCCAGGCTCAGAACACCTAATTAAGCAGTATCAGATGATTCATCCATATCCTGGAGCGCCTTCGTTGCATGAATTGTTCAAACTATTACTCGAATGGCAATGGGCCTACATATACGCAGAGAGCCGTGAACCAATGGCTGAAGTGGCGAACGAATTGCTTACTAGCGTAGGTCTACATATAGACCAGCAAAATTCCGTCGAACCAGTCAAATCACTCATGCAACTTCCCGATATGCAGGTCGCCCAATATTTCAAAACTGGCGTATGTTCGCTTCCTGAAATCGCACCACCAGAACCAGTAGAATTCAAACTATGGGCAGTGAAAATTGGAATTTTCAATTTACACAAAAAAGAATTTGCCGACATGTACGAGACCTGCTTACGAATAAAAATTATGAAGACAAAATTATCCTCATTGGAGAATGAATAAACCATGGCATTAAATGAACAACAAAAACAAAAAGCCAAAGATAAGGCAGCGTCTTTCTTGGAGAAAAGCATATTTGATTTGTGTTTGGTATTGGGCGTCGACCAGGATGAATTAACGTCCGATTACACAATCCCCGTAGCAGAGGACGACCCTGACTATAGGGGTTATTCTTCACTTATTAAGATGTTTCAAAGTTTGGAAAAAATTGAGAACGGCGTGTAATGAAGAAGATTAATTTTAACATAATTAAAGAAGAAGACCTTGAGAAGCAGTATGGATATACGGTTGTCAACGCTCCAGAAGGCAAAGTTGGCCCAGGCACATGCGACGACGATGATATTTCTGAAAATGTTGTTCGGTGGGATGGGCCAACAATGACATGGTCTACTCAACTAAACGTTGGCCATCATTGTGTGAGTTTAAATATTCCTGAAGAAATAGCAGATGAGTATGACAACTAGAATCGGCAATAAAGATAATCGCACGTATGACGCGACGAGCAATATCGCTTATTTGGATACGATTATTTTATCGATACTGTTTACCGTTGGTATGGAGGAGGAAGAACTATATATCGCCACGATTGAAGAAATTATTTCTAATATACGCAGCACGTTTGAATATAGTAAAAATACGCTACCTACAGCAAGTCAAAATACTGTTCGTAGTATTAGCATGTTACTCGTAATAAATTTGAGGCGCGCATGGTTTGACAGACAGATTGCTTTGGAGGTTCTGGCCCGTGGATAAAATACTTGGTAATAAATATTTGCTTGCGTCTTTAATTTCGAATGAATTAACGAGAGACCTATCTGAGGGTCTTGACTACGACTACGACTCCGCTTATAACGATATCAATACATCTATTAAAGAATATTATAATTCAATGACTCTAGACAAACGGGCAATTGCCATAGGCGATGGCGCGATGTTGTCGCATGAAGTATTTGATAATCCTCAAATTGGTTGGAAGCAATCCCTATATTTATGTACTGATTATTTTGCTTTGATGATGGCGAATGTAAAAAGGCCAAAGAATGCCTTAATCAATGGGCCAGACAAGCATTTTAATTTAGTTGCAACATTGGCTTCTATCGGTTGCAAATTGACTTTTTTAAATAACAAATATTTGAATAATTTTGAATTGTTTGTATTAAACAATCCAGAGTTTCCATTTGACATTGAGTATGAAGTTATTGAACAAGAAGATATTTATGAATATTCTGGTCTAAAATTTGATTTTATGTTACTTGGTGCGGTCTATCTAGTATTAGATGATGAATTGATAAATTCCCACATAGATGCTCTTGAAGTAGGTGGAGTAATTCATCTCATCAATACCAATGATAACTCTGAAATATACGGTGAAGACTATGCGCATTGTCCAAGTTATAAATTATTTGAAGTGATAGATGATTACCCAAATATCACCACCTATCATGTACCTTTTGGTATTGGTCATAACTTCATCATCAAAAACTGATATAGTGACAAAATGAACGCGCGCCCAGATACGTCTGTCATTCCTCATCCAGATACACCCGTCATTGGCGATGAGCAAATACTAGAAATATCAAATTATCAAATCGAAATTCTGGGCCCGGGGATAGTGGTTTTTAGAAACGTATTACAGTTTGAACAGAAGTCAGTATTAGAATATATTGACAGTAGGGCTGAAGAGTCGCATAAAAATCGTTGGACCTATATTGTTGGGGAAGATGGCGAGAAATATGGGATTAATGAAGATGGTTTTCGTTACCGTCCAGAGGACATCCCGGCAACGCCCGTAAGAATTCTCCGTCCGGTAGATGAAACAACTCCAGAAAATATTGCTAGTTTTTTTCACAATATGGAAGAAACTATTTATAAATGCCTGATTCGTTATATTGACATTTATCCATTGCTTGTTGGATGTGTTTGGTGGCGTAATCGTGGTCATATTCTTCGCTATATGGATGAAGGAATCCTTGGCTCGCATTGCGACAACGATACTAATTACAAGGTAACGGACGGCGTTCGCTATATGCCACGTGGACAAATGGCGGCCCGTCAAACATGTGGAGCCCTTACTTATTTGAATGATGGCGTGGATAATGAATCGCAACTAGATGGCACCAATTTTGTCGGTGGTAATTTGAGATTTTTTCATATGGGTATTGAATATAAACCACAGCGTGGTGATGTTATTATGTTTCCAACGAATTACGTTGCATCGCATGACGTAACCAGAATGACCGCAGGAAGTAGATACACGTATCTATCGTTTTTTGGACAAGGCTCACCGGACAGCAAGGTAAATATCAATATAGTTGAACCAGAAGATAGTTTTGATTGGTGTCCTGGAATGTGGATGAATAATATTTACGATGATTATGAGCGTTATTGTAAATCTGAATTTTCAATATATTCAAAAGGCGAAGTAGAATTGGGGATTAATCCCGTATTCCAAGGTCGATGTGTTGCGCAATACGGTACGACACACGATACCGAAGTATTAACATAGGAATTTTCAGTATGAAAAATCTAGGTAATGGAATTGTCTTATTTAATGAATCATTTAATGTAGATGGTGCCATTCTTGATTTTTTGAATTCCCTACAAGAGGTTGAGTTTAAAAATAATTACACATACGAATTCAATGATGATAATTCTGTTAAGTGTTTGGTTAATAAAAGCGGGCACAGGTTCCGGCAAGAGGATATATCGAAGTCCTGTGTTCGGTTGAGCAACTATTACAACTACCCGAATTCTGAAGAATGCATAAATTTTTTTAATAACTGCGATTCTGCCGTTTATAAGGCGCTTCTTGAGTATTTGGAAATTTTTCCCATGCTATTACCTTGCATATGGTGGAAGACCAAAGGACACCCAATTTTTTATCCAGAAGGCTCAGAGCAGGGCCTTCATTGTGATAATGACATTAACTACAGTCCAGGCTTTGAACCGAGTATGCAATTGGGCTCCAGGCATGTCCTTGCTGCAATGTGTTATTTAAATGATGATTTCAGTGGTGGCGAAATAGTTTTTCCATATGCTGGCGTTACACATTCCCCGAAAGCAGGAGATGTTCTTTTGTTTCCAGCAAACTATATTTGTGCACATTATGTTGCAACAGTTACGTCTGGAGACAGGTATGCATATCTTCAATACTTCGGACAGGGCTCCTCATCTCCCGAATATGGGATATCAGTATGTGATAACTCGCCATATATTCATAGTGGACAAGTATGGATGAATGATATTTTTTCTGATTACAAAAACCATATAGAAATGAAATATCAACCTAGTGAATCTGGTGATTTTCTTCGTCCCCTACAACGCAAATTCCATAGTTCTGAAATAAGGTGAATACATGGAGATAATTAACAATGATGTTGAACTAGAACATCTTGGTAGTGGTGTCTGCATATTTAGGAATGCTTTTTCTGCCAATTGGGAAGCCATATTTCAGACCGCAACAGAATTAGTAGACCTCGAACATGCCGACATGTATCAGCAGACTATTCACCCAGAAACTGGGGAAATGGCATACATTAATAAAAGCGGATATTTATTTACTGGTGAATCAATGGATGCAATGCCTCGACGCGGTTCCGTAATTCATCGTGATTCTCGTCCACAAATTGCCAAAATGCTTCAGGATATTGAAACTATAAAAGATTCGTATTTGTTAAAATATTTTGAACGTTTTCCACTTGCGTATAATTGCATATGGTGGAAAGTCAAAGGACACCTAGTTTCATATTCGCCAGGCGTTTATCTTGGGAGTCACTCCGACATAAGTGCCGAATATGTATATGGAGTACATCAAACGTCGCAGGAGTTGGCACTCAGAAACGTTATAACATCAATCACGTATCTCAATTCATCGAATGACGAGAATTCGTTAGTGGACGGTGAATTTTCTGGCGGGGAACACATATTTAATTATTTAGGAATAACATACTCTCCGCGTGCTGGCGACATCATGATGTTCCCATCCAATTATATGGCTGCACATGAGGTGCGTCCTATCGTATCTGGAAGACGTATCTCTTATCTTGGTTGGTATTCACAAGGGACACCCAACCAAGAGGTTGGCGAGAGCGTATGTGACCCAAAAATAAATCCAGAAGGTGCTCGAATCAGCACGAATGTATATATGCCAACGCTTCGTCATGATTATAGGGAGTTCCTGAAGTCGCGAGGGTATGACGAATCATCGGAACAATTTAATGCAACAAGACTGGTTGGCGAATAATGAAATCAACACACATAGGTATGGGTGTCGTTGTCTGTGAAGATGTTATAGATATAGACCAAGAGTTTTTGAAAAAATACATATCCGCACTGCGTGGTGCTAAAGAAAATACTTTTACATATATCGAAGAAGAAGGAATTACATACGCAGTCAATGCTACTGGTTTTAAGTTTAGTATTGAGGACATTTCTATTGCTCCTCAAAGATTTCTCAATACACGTTCACCTGAAGCACTAGGACAATTAGTAAATGAAGCAAATGAATTTATAAATAAATTAGAAAACGCAATTTATGACGCCCTGATTGAATATTGTCGCCATTTTCCTGATGCAGCAACGACGGCATGGTGGAGACCCCTGGGGCATCTGGCAGGATATGAAAATGGTCAAAAAATTGGTCCTCATTGCGATGACCAAGTTCCTTATGAGTGGGGTCAGAAAACGGGAAATCAAGTATCAATGCATAATAGTACGAGCATAAACTTATATTTAAATGATTGCGTTGAATCAACCGAAGAACTTAATGAAACAAACTTCATAGGTGGAGAACTGTGCTTCCCAAATATCCCCTATAAATGGAAGCCAAAGTCCGGTTCGGTCATTGCCTATCCTTCAAATTATGTTGGAAGACATGAAGTGTTACCCGTAACCCATGGTCAGAGGTATGCCTATCTAAGCATGGCGTGTTACGGGACATCATTCACATCGGAAGAAATTGTCGGTCAAGACAATCCACATAGGATTTGGATGCCGAAACTTATTGAGGATTCACGTCGTCAGCCAACAAAACTATAGGTTTTTCAGACCGATAATCAAATCCCAAATTTTGAATATATATTTCATATTCTTCTTTTGTCGGAGCCCCCCAATATCCAATAATATCTCCATCAAGTATTTGCTTAACAATTGATGATTTATCATTTATGGATGCATTGAAATCAACGCACGGCCTATTATTTGTTAATGGTTTGGAATATATTTTTTTCCAAGAATCATCCGTTCCATCAACGATTGATTCATGTCGGCCAAATGAATACAGACAACTGTCACTGACAGAAAAAAACCTCCATCCTCGCGCACTTGCTCGCAGGGCGAGGACGTGTTCTTCTCCATAAAAAGCAATACGCGGGTCGGGCATAACTTCTTTAAAAAGGTCCAATTTTGCAAACACAAAACCCCCCGAAGTAAGATAATGCTCATACTCCCCGCCTGCCGCCATTCCACCGATTATTTCAGATTCATATAATCCATAAGGATTCCCCAACACCAATGGCGCCCCAAGCGTGTCATGTTTATGAATTTCTCCTATCTTATTTTTCGTATACCATTTTGGTCGATTGCTTATAGCGGGCTTTTCATATTTCACAGAAAGTTTGGATATCTCGCGCAATAAATTCATATCCCAATTTTTATCAAAAATTGTATGAGCATCAATTTGCAGAGCATAATCTTGATTTTCGTGGAGCATAAATGCATTGAGTCTGCCCAAACCGAGACCAAGTGGATATTTGTAGTCAATGTTTACTTTTTTTACATTCTTGTAGGAGTCAGTATTTGAAAATTGACCATCAGTTCTTTGGTCAATTATTCCAAAATAAATACGACTAGGAAATCTTGCGTTCTCATATGCGCTCTTGACCGTCATGCAAATATCGCTTTCATCAACACCACATGTAAAAACAAAAATTGTCCTAAGATGCTTATTTATTTCCGAAGATGCATCACTCATAGAAAAATTCACCTGTACTTAGCGCCAATGGCGGAGAGTCTTTATGCCATACGTTGATGACCATTACTTGACGCACGCCATTGGCCGCTGGGGTGGTTCCATGGAGGCGCCTGCCAGCATCAAAAGAGATGAGGCGATTCGGTACATATGCTAAGCGTTCCATATATTCAGGAGAAGATAACAAGGGGGCTATGTTGTCTCGTTCTAGGGCATTTTCTGGAGAACCTTTGATTTTGTTTTCATGCATTTCCAAAAATCCACCGTCACTACAGGATGTGAATCCATACCAAATTGCACCGATAACAGGAGCATTGAATGTCTTATCGCGGGCGTAGGCAAATGTATCTTCATCAACGTGAACTTTCAAATATTGACCAGGCTTGAATGTTCTGCACCAATACTCAAAACCACATATTTCAGATTCTGGGAAACCCAACAAACCAGTATCACGCCAGACGGCTTCAATTACTTGTTTTCTTAGGGTGTTGGCCGGGCTGCTCCACCATCCATCCCAGAACATATATGGGGCACTGCATGTAGATTCTCCGGAATGAAAATAATTATTGTATTCTCCAATATTTTCCAAATCTCCCATATTTTCGGGAAAAAAATTAAAGTCATTTTTAATAGCATTAACCAAATTGGTATTTTTTATAAAATCGTCACAAACAAACATCTATTCCCCCGTTATTACCAATTAATCTATATGGTGACCAATCTGGAACTATTTTCGTATTCGGTTCTAACGGGCAAAGATTGGCGCTGATAACGATTCGCGATTCATCAGACATGTGACGGGATGTCATATGAGAAATATACGAATTGAATATGATGAGCATTCCTTCTTTGGGTTTAATCGATATTGATTGTTCTATTGTGTTGCAATGTGTTAAAGAAAATACGATTTCCGCAGAACCTTCCGGAACGGATGGATAGTAGACAATAGAGTAAAATTCTGACGGATAAAGATGAGAATTTGATTTATGAGAGTGCATCCCGACTGACTCGCCACGATTTAAAATTAAACCCCAAATTGACTCAACGGAGTATTCTCGATTCAAAACACTGCTTACAACGGATGATATTTTTTTGCATAAGTCGTAGATTTCGGGAACACCCGGAAGAACAATATCTTCAAAATATGTATGCGGAAAATTTACGGCATCAGGTTTTTGATTGCTAGACAAAATAATTTTAGAAATCAACCGATTATCAATATCGGCAACGTCTAATACGTATGCATTTAAATTAATGAGTGGCACTACGTCCATCTGGGTTCACCACCAAAAATCATAGATATCTGAGTAATTTGATTAGCCATGACATATTTATAGCATAAGATGAGTAAATTAGCCAGACACCAAGGAGACAAAATGTCCAAGACCCAAATTGAACTGATTAAAATCATTGAAAGCCTTGTTTCACAAATTGAACTGACCAAAGTCATTGAAGGCCTTCTTGCACAAATGTCTCAACAGTCCTCTCAGCAAGCACAAAAAATTGCGTCGCTTGAAGCGACCGTGAACGCCCTCTTGAAGAATACAAATCCATAGAATCCAATCAAACTATGATTTCTATCATTACGCCGACGCTTAACACTTCGCGTCGGTAGTCATTCCTTCTAGTCTTCTTCAACTAGAGGGATGCTATTGAGTTCGTACCAACCCTTGCCCCAGAGGGTTTGTAGCCGCGTAAAATACTTTTCATACATAAGCCCCACCGCATCGAGGCCGTAGCGGTCCTTGGAGTACTGGCTTATTGCTTTACGGTCAAGGTTTTTTGCCGCCTCCGCAGCATCCATAAATTCTTGCAAAGTATGACACCTGAAGCCAGTGACGCCATCAATGACAGTCTCCGTAAACGCCCCCCAGTCGGTTGAGATAACAGGAGAACCACATGCCATTGCTTCTATAGCAACGGTACCAAAAGGTTCAACATAGATAGTTGGGGTAAATGTAGCGATTGCCCCACCCATGAGTTTTGAGCGTTCTTCAGTCCCAACTACGCCCACGTATTCACCGTAAGAAGGTGGAGTTCCCTGACCAGCAATCACTAGACGCTTGCCGAGCGCCTTGCATACATCTACAGCAACCTGATAACCCTTACGCTCCGTCAGTCGACCTATGTATAGGTAGTAGTCGTCGGGCTCTTCTTGTAGGGTAAAGTCATCAATGTCGATATAACTTGGGATAACGGTGTCAAAGAATTTGCCGTCAAGAGTGTGAGGGTCGTTGACTTTAGACCCATAACAGGCATGCATCCATGCGTAGGACTCAAACACCTTATAGTTAGCAAACCACCCGCCATATCCAATCCCAAACTCCACGCTCAGTTCGTTGGGGAAGGCATCAGCAATTGGCTTAGATGCATATCCAGTTATGAGACAGATGAAATCCTTGTGTTCTAGGCGTTCTTGAATACCCTTGATGACGTTGCCGTTGAACTCAACCCAATGAGGTAGGTTCCAGTCGAATGACGCGGCGGAGTAGTGGTTGTTGCCCACGGCCTTTAGTCGTTGCTCCTCAGTAATGCACATGATGTGCTCATCGCAAGGTGCTTCATTGAACTCGCCACCATAAAGAAATACGGTGTGCCCGAGGTTCTTCATCATGATTGCAAATTTCCGCACCTTCTCTGTATAAGCGCAGGCAGTGAAGGTTTCGGTCGTATTTGTATGCGGCAAACTTACTAAGTGAAAACGCATCATTTCCCCTTGAATACCGCTAAAACAACACTATCCACACAGGAATGAACCTTTGATGTTGCATACATCTCGTAAGTAAGACCAGTTTTGTCAAAGTATTCTTTTAATTCAGATGAACGCTGTTCCCAACTATCCATATTGTAGTTCTCGTAAAGAATGTCCTCTATAAGGTAAATGCCATCATCTTCAAGGAAATCAAACATGTTCTCAAAAGTGGAAATTGTCAAATCAAGAACATGCGAAGCGTCATCCAGGATGATGTCAACCTTATTGCCGATTGAGTTCTTTAAATCTAAAAAGGTTTCTGGGCGTGACTGGTCAACGAAAAATGTTTGAATATTGCCACTCTCGAAAAGTAGATGAGACTTTATATCTGCCCCATAAATTTTTGTTTCAGGAAACATTTGCGTCCAAGCAAAGAGGTCAGTATTATGAGTATCTCCAAGAAAAAGACCAATTTCCAAGAATGCTGTTGGCGACATATCGGATAAAAGGTGTGAGTATATGTCCTCGTACCCATGATACGAAGATTTGTCTGAACCCACGGCGGTCATCCAAAAAGCAAGTTTTTGGGAGAACTCTTCGTTATATGAATATTGTGTGTGTAAAATCATGTTGTTCAAAAACTCCAAAAGTGTTTCACGGTTGATGAGGGCGCAAGCCGCCAATTCCCTTACCGTACCACCTCAGCGCAAGTGGCGCACGGGCCGAAGTAAAAAATATTGGTCGCACGAGGGGTTCATTGAGGCCTTGGATGGGCGGTTGGGGTACTATTCAGACGGATACTCCCCCGGGTGCGGTGGCGACTATTGTTTATAACAAAGTAGTTAATGATAGCCTCGTTGTACGCTAAACTGAGTAGTGAACGTTCATGAAGGAGGCCACGGATGGCTTTTACACAAAAACGCCTTGCTGGCCCGCAAGCGATGGCAACTTCTGCAGGAAACATTTATACGACGCCAGCATCGACGTCAACGATTGTTAAACAAATCATGCTTTGTAATACTGATTCTGCAACACAAACTGCAACTCTTTACGTTGCCGACTACACAGCCGCCGCCGCCGCAAAAACAATTTTTAAAGCGATTTCATTAGACCCCAGCGAAACAACCATTTTAAACCTATCGCTCGTTTTGGCTACTGGAGAAAAAATTTCTGGTTTAGCATCAAACGCTGGCGTGACGATTACGATAAGCGGAATCGAAGAGGCATAAAGTATGACAGTAAAGAACGTTCCCGCAAAAGTTCGCATTAATAATATCGACACCATTGTTGAACTTAACGCAACCGAGATACTGACCAATAAGACCCTAACTGCCCCAACTATCAATGCTGGAACAGTTAGTAAGGCTGTTCTTACTATGCCGGTAGAACAACTCACCTACTCAACGACGGCAAACCTCCCCGGCACCGCATCAGCACTAGGCGTACAAACAATTGACGTCACTACAGCAACGGCATACTTTTTCAATCCCACAACCGGAAAAAGCGTGACATGGGTTCCAACATTCACAAACGTAGGGACACTCCTTGACGCAGACGGCAAATCTGTTACGGTCACAATTATTGCAAAAATTGCTTCAAGTGCTGGATATTCTAGTACAATCACCCTAGCAACGAGTACTCTCGTTTGGCAAGGTGGCGTCACTCCATCATCAGCCAACACCAGTGCCGGAATCGATGCTTACACCTATACGATAGTTAGGACTGCAGCAAGTACATATACTGTATTTGCCTCACGAACACGGTTCGCGTAATGCCTATTATCTCGTCGTTTACCGGGGTGGCAGCAAGAGGTTTTGGTTTTACTAACGGCCTACCACCGTTGCCGCCAACGGACATATCTTTTGCTACGTCGGAACTGAACGCTGTAGTTACATTTACGACGACTCCAACTTCATATCCCGTTGATATTGTTCAAGCAAAAATTATGCAAGGTGCAACACTAATATCCGACTGGGCGACAGTGACGAGCGGCGGAAACATTTCTGCTTCAAACCTCACTCCAGCACTTTCATATACCGTCTATTTTAGAACACGTGATACTGGTGGGCAAATCAGTCAAGAAGTTAGCCAAACATTTACAACAATAGTAGAAACCCCTCCTGGAGCGCCGACTTTCTCTTTGGCGGTTGCTTCTAGTGATGCCGGAACATTCAAATTTAATATCACCTCAACTGGCGGAACTGCAGGGACGTACTCACGAATAACTCAATATAGAATTGAAACCTCCGCAGGAGCACAACTATTAGATTGGACGACAATTTCGTCAAACTCAGGAACGGTCACTGCCTATGGTGCCGACACCTATAATGGCACTGGAGCACTCAGCCCTGCGACGACATATAGAGTTCGTTTAAAGACGGTTGCGGATACATCGGGAACAATTACGTATTCCTCTCCTGCATATCAAGAAGTGACCACTAACGGCATTGTCGCTCCCAATGC